TGTTCAGTCATCATTTCTTTCGCAAACAATTCTCCTTTATGCAAGCATACTCTCGCTTGAATAGATGCATCGACCAATTCATCAATAAGTTGCTTTAGGTTATTCGCATCACTATACCCATCATAATCGCAACCGATGTCCCATATAAATTGTAACCATTCATCTACACAATTTGGCTCACACATTTTACAGCCTGTCTGTTCATCAATCCAATATTTCATTTTATTCACTTAAAATCCTTTCGGCAAGCAAATCACAATCATAACGCGACACAGCCCAATTAACATATTTTCTATGACAATCTTCGCAATGATAATAAAAATTATCCATATCATCATATCTACAATTATCACAATAAATATGATCGAATGCCTTATAAATAAGATTACTTATTGCTTCTTTAGTCTTTTTAAGTTCTTTTACTGGGACTACTTCAATATATGAAGGACAACTATCATCACAAAGCGCGCAATGTCTACCCTCTTCACATATCATCATTTTTATTATGCCCCCTTTACCTCATATTTTTCTATTAATTCGTTTAATTTACTTAATCCTTTCATAGAAATTAAACCGTTTGCATAAAGGTAATAATATAGTGCTTTAAGTTCAGCAATAGGGACAGCCTCTATTGTAGGAAACTTATCAAGAAACGCCTTCTGCTTGAAGCAGTATTCTCTAACGGCAGCAACATTCATATTTTCATTATCTTTATCAAATATGATTACTTGATTGACCACATCAGCATCAATTGGCCTCATTTATTTAGTCCTCCTCAAATCTTTCTTCCTAAACAATCAACTTCAACAACATCATTATCGAGCACATCTGTTTCATAAAGCATCTCTTCTAGCACATGGATCTCGTCAAAATAATATGCAAGTTCTTTCTTTAGGTTTTCTATCGCTTCTTCTTTTGTTGCGCCATATCCATAAATATTTGTTAAGTCAAAATTATGATATCTATCAGAATCATTAAATAAACAACAAGTATGTGACTGAAACTTTTCCTTTCCATCATTATGATGTGCAATTTTCATCAACATAGTTTGCTCCTTTCGGCTCGTACATGTCACAAGCACTTGTGTCCTCATAACACAAATGCCCAAATATAAAAGTCATCCCCATTTCTTTTTCTTTAGGAGTCGGATGTGGAATGTCACAGCATAAATTCCAATCTCCACAACCAATATAATGCTTGCATGTCCCGCATTTATCCATTGATTTTACGCCTCTTTTGTAAAAAATAGATACATAGCTGTAACGCCATATGTATTCACTGCCATTTCAGTAGAGACTAGCTTAAATCCACGATCACCCCAATAGCTCAGTTCATTATTAAGTGCTTCAGTTGCATAATTACTTACAATCACAACCCGATTATCAAAACTCATTTTAATAACATCCTCCATCTGGCGCATCTCTCTTATAAGATGTGCATCCTACTGGATTGCCATTGCATCCGATTTCGTAGACGCATTTGTGGCAATCTCTAATATTCATCGAATCTTTTTCCATCCACTTATTAATAGTTGCGTCATCCACACCAAGATAGAATCCATTACTAACATGGCTTTGCTGAATAATCAGCTCATTAATACCAAAATCGTTAATACAATAGATAAAAGATTCTAGTTCTTCCAAACTAACAAATGGATGTTTTCCATTTCGAAGCAGATTAAGAATTGCTTTATTTTTTTCTTTTTGATTGTTGGGACAATTCTTATATTCATTTGACATTTGTTGATTGCTCCTTTATAAATTTGTTGCCTTAATGTACTATAATTTTGTACTATAGCCAGTATATCACATTTCTACGGTTTGTCAATATAGCAAGTTATACAAACTACAGTTGATAGTTTGGCGATTTTTGTATAAAAAAATAACTCCCACTATATAAGTGGGAGTTTTCGTATAATTAAATCAATACATTACTAAATATTATTTAATTCATGCTATCAATCTTAAGACTATATCCAAGAATTTTTTCTTTGTTGGCTTTACATTTTCTTCTTAAGCACACCAATTTCTTTCCAAACATTTCCGTCCATATCTACTTCAAAGCAGATCAAATCATTTTTAGAACCAACTCTGTTCTTTACAATTCTTAATCCAACATAATTTTTATCATATCTTAAATCATGCTCTATTGGTTCTCCCCAAGTATCATCTTCACAGACATATACATAGTTTTGCTTATCATCTGCTGATAAATGCTTCCACATTTGCATTTGGTCAGTAACATGCATCATTCTCTTTGAGCTTGCAATTTCCTGAGAATTTAAGTTTTCAATAGGGATATCATGCGCCGAATCTGTAAGCTGGAAGGTGCAAATACAATACATTTTTGTTTCATGAATCCACTCTGTAATTTTTGTAGCAGTTGCGGCTAACTTGGCAAAATCCTCAAGCCCAGAGCATTTAAGTGTATCGTATGCTACACCATCACATTTGTAAATTGTATTGGCTTTTTTAATTTCCATTTCGAGCACTTCATCTTCATAGCAAGAGCCGATATTCTTAAACAAGAATTTGCCACTACTTTCAGATTCAACCCATTGCATAATTCGTTGCACCTTACGATATTCAGAAGAGGTTTCATAAATTCTCTTTTTATAAGACTCTTCATCTTCTGTATACACGCCATTATCATCCATCTGTCTATAGATGTACTTTCCGTTATCATCTTTATATGATCCGAGTGCAATTTCTCTTTCTGGTTTATAAATATCTTTAATTCCATGTAGCTCTTGAATCTCTGGAGAATTAATACATGTAACTAAGAAATTCAATTTAATGCTCTCTGCCGACATTTCGTTTGCAAGCAATAGAATTTTTTGCTTTTGAACAAGGACTAGATATGCAATAAGATAAACGAGATTTCTGCCCTTACCGCTATTGCTCAACGCTCCTGTCATCAAAACGTTGCCGGGAAGCAATCCTCTATAATACTTCTGAAGATATGGCCATGGCCCAGCAACGCCCATAGATGGCATGCATAGGAATTGATCAATACATGAAACTGCGTTTTCTGTAAGAACAACAGGTTCATCAATTGCTTGTACTTTATTAGCTACCTTATCAATTCTGCCACGAACAATTCTACAAATATCATCTGGCGTTAATGAATTGAAACTCTTAATCGCCAGAATTTTTGATACATCATATCCAGTCTCATTAAAAGCCCTTAGCAATGAAAACTTTTTAAATATTGAAAGATAATTCTTAATATCATGAGGGTCGCTCATTGCCATTAATTCTTTAATTGTCTTATATCCGCCATACTGTCTATATTGTTTAAAACGCTCTTTAGACATGCTGCAGAACGTATTAATTTTCAATTCGGTAAAATCTTCAGAATATGAAACATAATAATCAGAAAATAACTGATAAAAAAACTCACATGCCTTGTCCGAAAAATCATATTTTGGGACAATTGAGGTTCCATATGTTAAATATAATGTTGGCTCTTTATAAAATGATCCAACTACCAGCATTTCGGACTGGCTATTAGTTAATTCAAGTTCCATATTTTCACTTCCTATCAAATTAAGTCTTCCAAAAGATCGCTAATATCCCCTAATCCATCACTCTGTTCAACTGCCTTAATTTTGCTATAATCAATGTTTACACTCTTTTTAATGCGGCTTTGTTTCTCTTTCTCTTCTGCCTCTTTCTTTGCTTTTTCCTTGGCTTTTGAATATTTTACATAATTACTCATTAAAATAGCAAGATCATAGTTAACTCTTACTTCTCCGTCAATCATCTTACCATGATGCTTGTTCCATGCATTTGTTTTGTCTAGTTCTTTCTGATAGTCCTTCCACATATCAAATAATGTTTCTAATTCAATTGGCTTGCACCGTTTTCCATTATATTTTCCAGATTGAATGTCTGCAATGATTGACCAAAAACGACGACTTAATGCCCCAACATCATAATGTACAATCAAATACTCATTGAATTCGTCTTGCACAAAACGATGCATTAATTTCTTTTGTGCTTCTGATTCTAGTTGATCTAAATTCTGTAAGGCATCTGAATAAATGGACGAGTACCTGTTGTTTTTTAGTACTCGCCCATTACACATTGTTTTAAAACATTCAGAATGATAGCTTTTCTGCTTGTAAGAAACCATATGCATATCATTCTTTGTCAAAACAATATCTTCCCCACAGAACGCGCATTTTCTAATTAAAGTGGCGCTCATTTATTATGTCTCCTTACTGTGAAACTACTTCAAGAATCTGGTTTAGAATAGCAATGTCTGTAACCTTACTAATTACTACAGGAAGCCCTTTCTCTTTTAGAGCGGCTTTCATGTCGCTCTTAGCTACTGGGTCTAGCTTGCCAATAATAGCCTTAATCTTGGCCTGAAGTTCAGTTACATCACTAGAAGCATCTTTTGTATCAGTTTTCTGCTTAATCTTTTCCATTTCCGACTTACTAAAAGATTTAGTTGCATTGCTCATAACTTCTGCACTATAAATTTCTTGCTCAGTTTCTACTGCTGTGTCTAGACTATTATGGAGAACGAACTTCTGTTTACCCTTTGACTTATCAATAACAACTTGCCAATCAAGAAGCTGTGGATCAATTAAAGTTTCACCGGGATGTACCCCAGTTCTATCCTTCTCAACATCCGCACAAATTTCACCATTCTCGTCCTTATAAAAACGGATTACAGTATGCATATTATAATTTAGATCTGTCTTAAATCCTGCAGGAATCTTCTTGCCAGTTGCAACACTTGAAATCTTGCCATCAGAATCCTTAATAGAAATCTTTTCATCTTCTTCTCGACAGGTAATAATGCTATGTACGCCAGTTCCTAGAAGAGATAGACAAAGGTTCGCACCCTTATACTTGAGAGATCCCCAATCTTTAATTTCTAGTGATGCACCCTCAATAGCTACTAGCTTCTCGTCACCAACAAGATCTTTATTGTTTGCCTTAACTCTTGCGCGCTTCTTAGAAAACTCAAGTAGTCCCTGTTGCGCTGCAGTATAAAGAACACTGACACCATCGACTACAATTGCATCGGCTCTGAATGGGTTGCCTTGTGCGTCTGTTACAATCTCATCAGTTTCCATGCCATCTTCGTCAAGCTCATAAAAGTCTTCGTTATTTTTTACCTTATCAATATAATCTAGGACTTCTCCAAGGCTCTGTGAATAGACAATAAAAATATTGCCAAGATCCACACCATTAGCTTCCATGGTGTCTAGATAATTGTCAATCGAACCACTCTCGGCGTCAATATATAGAACTTTCATAGGACTTCCATCTTCATTGTGCATATATGCCAACTGTGATGCAAACGTGCTCTTTCCAGTAAAAGGTTGTCCATAACAAATCATATGTAATTTCTTTTGTACTGTTGCTGCTTTTCTTGCTCTCGCCATTTATATCAATCTCCTTTATATATAATTTTATATTGTATAGAGGAGAAATTAATCTCCTCTAAACGCATTTGCTTACCATGGTTCATCTTCATCGTCAGATGCATCGTCGCCCCAATCATCATCTACGTTAGATGTTGACTCTGCCTTACCAGTAAAATCCTGTTCTGCTTTCCTTGATGCATTTACCTTCTTAATTGCTTCATCAATTGCCTTTTCAGTATATGTTTCTTTGTCAATAGTTGATGGCTTTGCACCTGTAATAATAAGTTCTCGATGAGTCGGTGCAAAAACTCTCTTGTCCATATCATTAGATTCGCCCCAGCAATCATCATCTTCCTCATCATTCACGTCTTCAACATTATTAACAACATTGATGTGTCCATGAACCTGAATGGAATTATAAGGCTTTAGCCCACTACGCATCTGCTTTGCGAGCTTTGCATCTTCAATAATAAATTCAGCAGACTCAATAGAGTTATAATTCACAATCTTTGCATCAACCACAAATCGACCAGTTGGCTTGTCGTTTTCTCTTTCCTGATCAATACCAACAAAAACAATTGTCTGCGTAAAATCATGAGCGGGAGCATAATCCTCCGCCTCAAAGTCAACATCCTTCTGACATAGAGAAACTTGTGTTGGGACAAACTTTGTGGTACGAGAGACTTCTCCATCTTTGTTAGTATAACTGCCAAATTCTAGATTTCCTTTAACAAAAACAGAATCCCCATCATTAAGATTTTCATTAATATATTCACATGCATCATATTCTGTTCTATAATGATTGTCATTCTTGAGCTTGCCATTATCTCCCGGAACTTTCTTAAGCCCAGTCAGTACACCAATCATACGATATCCATCGGGTGCATTCTTAATTCTATCCTTCCAAGCAATTGCCTTTACGTCTGTCTTACCATCTTCATTCTTCTTACTAAAATATACCTTATCGCGTGGCATACCATTAAGCGAAGGATAAATTGTCTTCTTGTCCTCATACTCTACGCCAAAGTTAACCATGCGGAAATCCTTGCCTGTCTTGGTCTTCTTTTCTGTATAGAAGTTATCCTTCTCTACTCCGCTTACAATTCCTCTAACCTGAAAAGTTCCCTTGGTTTGTGGAAGTTCAAAAAGTTTGTTTGCCATGTCTTATTAGTCTCCTTTTCCTATAATTTTGTATTGTTTAATAAAATAAAAATTAATACCTATAATATCTTTCATCCATGACCACATTATAATATGTGTATTTATCTAAAATGTCTTTCCCTATATTCAACATATCATTTTCGTGCTCACAGCATGGACATTTCGCTTGTATATATAAATACTCAATATAATTATTTCGTTCATCAACCTGAAAAATTGTTCCACATTTCTGGCATTGAACATTGACGCTCTCTGATTTCATTCATTATTCATCCCCCTTTCTTAACAATTGAAAAGACTATAATTTTGTATTACATCTCATTACGATTGCATTATACCATAATAATTGTGTCTTGTCAAGCTTTTTTATCAGAGAGCGAAAAATTTTATATTTCGATTTTAATTTGCATGGACTCTCCTTTGATCATTGCGCAATTTCCACTTACCTCAATGTTTGTAATTTCATTGTTCCATAAAAAGATTTCATTATCTTTCAATTTAACACCAATCCTTTCTCCATCATCAATAATATGGAAAATTCCCCTAATTTTTTGATTTCCATACCAATCATGATGTATTGTTATTTCCCCATTCTTACCATTTAGATTATGTAAGTCATTTACAATTTTCTTTTCCATAAAATTATGTCTCCCCTTTTGTAATGTAAAATAATTTACCTTTGCTTCTCTCTTATACAAAAATTATACAATAAAAACATATGTTCGGCAACTATTTTTTGCAATTATAATTTTGTATTGTTAATTAAGATTATAGACCGCACCATTACGGCCTATACAAAATCTATAAATTTATTAGCAATAACATCAACATATGAATTTAACTTATATCCATATTGTTGCGCCAATGCTTTGCCTTCTTCTGTATATAAAAATTCTCTTAATCCAAGATTGTTTTTTTCCATTGCATTTTTAATTTTATACAATAGCCCAGATGCAGCAAGTGCCTTCATTGTCAGCAATGGCATATCTACATGTTTTCTATATGTTTGAACTCTTCTATATACCCAGCGGAAAAATTTATCGTCTGAGTCTACTGTATATGCATTATCCATTTCTTTATAGAGACAGTCATCTCCAATTAATTTTTTAACCCTAATAGTTGTTCCATAACACATATATTCTTTTTCTGAAAATGCCTTGTCTAAATAAGTATATAATTTTGATGATAATTTAACTTTTCGTCCATCATTAAAACATATATATTTTTTATCTTCGCTAATCATACTTCTATTAAGAGCAACAATATCTTCCATACTTTTGCCACTAATGCCTTCCCATAGCAATTCTAAAAGCGCTTTATCTGTATAGTTATATAACTCATCTTCTATATCATCAAGCTGTTCCCTTGTTAAGAATTTTTGATTCAATGTTTCTGTATCAAGGCATTGAAGCAGCATAGCTTTATTTATATCTGCATAATTATTTTTCTTACAAAAACCATGATGCATACAGAAAATAGAATAGCTTTTCAAATATACATTGTAATTTTCAAGCACATGCACAGATTTTGCATCAAATTCTTTATACATCGCTAATATTTCTTTTCTTGAAAAGCTATTACAATCTTTCCCTTTTTGTTGTTCGTATTTATATGTTTTGTTAAACATTCCTGTTAATGAAGTCTCTGCTACAATTCTACTTCTTTTATAATCGTTTATAAATTGTATCTTTACCTCCTCATTATAAAACACATGATCACCCCTTGTGAATTTCTCGTTTCTTTTATTGTACAGTACAAAATTATAATTGTCAAATCTTATTAAATCATATCATCCAAAATGTTTGCGGCTTGCTGCTTTTTGTCTTTAGACATATTTGCATATCTCATAGTAGTGGCAATATTCTTATGATTAAGAACTGACGCACAAAGATAAATATCTCCAGTCTTTTCGTACAAATTAGTTGCACAAGAATGTCTCAACACATGTGGTGTAACATGCTTACTTGTCACATCCTTACTATATTTTTCTAGCATCACCCTAATGCCGTCTCTTGTAATTCTCTTTTTAAAGCTAGAAATAAACAAAGCATCTGTATTTGCCATGCTAAAATATTTTTTTCTATCCTGTAGCCACAATTCTAGCTGCTTCTTTACTCTATCACCAAATAGAATATTACATGTTTTTCCTCTTTTTTCGATTACTTTAATAGTATTATTTTCGAAATCAATATCACCAATATCAATTTGCGTAATTGCAGATACACGCAACCCAGTAGTTAATCCAAGCATAATAATAGCTAGATCCCTATTTTTCATCTTTTTGCTTGCAAGCTTATCAACATTTTCAAGAATCATTTGCATTTCCTTTTCTGTTAAATAAGCAACGTCTGGTGTATCTTGCACTTTAGGACGTTCTGTTCTCTCCATTGGATTTTCTTTAATATAATCATTTTCTTTAAGGAACCCAAAAAATGTATTCAATGCAGACCACTTTGTCGCACGAATACTATCACTTGTATTATAATGTCCATTGATAGTTTCTTTATTCTTCAATGCGGCAAAATATTTATTAATATCCAAAGGTGTTACCTTTTTATAAAAATCATTTGAGATTCTATTTCCATTAAGAAATTCTGCAAACTCCTTCACATATGCGACATATCTCTCAACTGTTGTATAAGATTTAGTTGTACACATATAATAGTAAAATTCAGAAAAAATTTTAGGAAGTCCTTTTAATTTTGCCTGCATCTTATTTGTAGAAACAATTTCCTTCTCCATTCTTCCTGTCATTTTTAACCCTCCTTAATTTTCTTTTTTCTCCATTTAACAAAAGTATATGTTGCCAATGCCCAGATGAAAAGTCTTCCATTCAAAATTGCTGCAATGCCCATAATAAAAACATACCACATCCATCCAATAAGAAGGCAATCTGGCTTCTGCTTGTAGCAATCTTCTCCATCTTCCACCCAATGATAATATTCTTTTTTGTCTTTATATTTTTCATTAATGGGGCCCATAATCTCTCTAGACTTTTGGTCAGTTACATCAATAATATTTTTTATAAATGCTTCGAGTTCAAACATATATGTGCATGCTGAAATATTACTACGAAGAAAACAAGTATTTGATTTTTTATTATATTTAACAAATTTAATTTCAACAATCGGAAAATCTCTAACGCCTACACCTAAAAAATTATTACATTTAAATTTTGATCCAGTGTAATATCTAGTGCCATTATAGTCAAAGTAATCGCACACAACACCGTTATTCATATTAAGAAATTACCTCCTCAATAATATCAATTACTTCACTAAGCAAATCAATAGATTCTTCAAGATGCTCACAACACTCTTCTGCTTTGTTATACCTGTCAGATCCTTGCAAGTTATCAGGCATATTATCTAGGCACTCCTGTTCTTCGTCATAAATGTCTTGAATACGATTATTAAGTTGCTCAATTTCTATGGATATGATTTCTAGTTTTTTTCTGCGTTTATTATTCATAGGAAATACCTCCATTCAAAAATTATAATCATTTATTTGTTATTATAATTATAACGCTATAATTTTGTTTTGTCAAGTATTTTGTTGAGTTTTAATTGCTTTCCATACAGGTGCGGATTTAGTTCCACCAACTCGATCAACAAAACCAAACATCGAGAGCAAAATCTTCTCGATATCTGTTTCTTTTAGATCCATCTTTCGAGGGCTTTGAGGATAATTACAAATAAATTCTCCATTATTTTCCATTACTAGTTTAATTTGATTCAATGTTTCAAAAAGCATTAGCAAAGAACTCTGCACATTAAGTACATTAGAGGCGAATACAATATCATACTGTCTATTTAGTGCAAATTTATCGAGTAGTACATCTCCATTGCCAACCCATAGATCATATGCTACCACATCAAATCCTTTGTTTAGAAGATATTTTGTACTAGTAGCTCCTTTCCCCGCACCAAAGTCGAGAATTGTTTTACTCTTATCCACATTACTTTCCACCCAAAGAGGGACTACTGCACGAATCTTTCCATCCTTAATAGCCGAAGCTCCTGCACTTCGACTAGTTGCCTTTGCAATTTTGATTTCCTGAGCTGTCATTTTAATCTCCTGTCAACTTACTTAATTGTCTTTTTTAACTCTATCCAATATGACTTTATTTCTTCATACTCATTGCGATCAGCAACTTTAATTGCTGCCCAATTTTGTACTCCTACGTCAACATTCCAGCCTTTTGCTTCTATTGCCTTTGCAATAGCGAAGAATCTATCTTCTTCTTTATCTTCATAAGTAAACTCAGCAAGTCGTTGTCGAAAAACTTTTTTGCCTACATAATGTATTTCCATATTAATCTCCTTTCGAATCAAAAGAGGCCCGTATTTACGAGTTTCAATTTCTACCAACTTCAAGTCCAAGTTTATAATGCTCAATATTTCTCTTAATAGAATGCTTTCTATTCAGCAGAGAAAATGCCAGTTTATGAGCTTTGATTTCCTTTTTAATTCTATTCTTAATTTTCCAAACCTCATTTTCAAACCTGCATTTCCAACAATCCGTATAGTCAAACGAATCCCAACCGTCATACGTGTAAAAGTAATGGTTGGAATAAAAATTCAAACGATGACACTTCCCACAACTATCACATTTTCCATAAGACCATTCCCATCTCGCTTCATCATGAGGAAGCTCTTCGATAAGATAATCATACTGACCATAGTCATTATCTTCTCCCTGTAGTACAGGATTCTTCCACCAATTTTTCATAATTAATCTCCTTTTAATTAAAACCAACAATCATACTTTTCTGCAATTTTATTTGCTTCTTCGATAGATACAGCATATCCACAGAATCGTTTACATCACTTATTTGTTTCTTTTTCTACTTCTTTATACTTATTTTGAGGATTGTTCTCTTTCCAAGTTTCCCATATAAAAGAACAAATTTTTGCTGCAACAATATAAGTATCTTCATTCCAAACCAATACAACAGGAATGCCCGTAACTGGACATTGAAAATCACTGCTTATAAAATTCATAATCAATCCCCTTCCCTATTTACCAGTTTAACTCCAGATGACAATTTATAAGTACTTTCTTTTTTTTTCTTGGGAATTAAGATCGTGTCTTGCCCTGATACAAATTTGATATCACTTCTATATGATGTCAATTCTTTTGTAAGTTTAATAATGCGAGATGTTTGTGCTGCATTCAGGTCTGCCATACCAATTATATGATACAAATCAGCTTTCACAAACTTGTCCATTTCGCTAAGTGCTGTTCTGCAAGACAAAATTGATTCATTAAGATCTTTTATTGTCATTTTACTTATATCACGTACATTTAAATTATACTTCGACAAGGCAGTTTCACACTGCTTTATCTGCTTAGAAAGATTTTCTACTATGATTTGATATTCTGAGTGCTTCATTATCAATTCCCTTTCTTATTCCCAAATCACTTTCTGTTTAAGACAGCCTTCATAAACATCTGGATAACTTACTTCTTCAATATTAGGCTTGTCTTTCCCTTTAAAATTATTCCAATCGGATCTTCCAAATGTAGTATGACACACAGGGCAACAATAATTTGCCATATCAATCTGATAACTATAAAGCAAGTCATCATCAATCATGTCACTTCCATGAAACCAGTTTTTACATTCTGGACACTGTACTGCAATATGCCGAATAGGAGTGCATTCATATTCAACTCTTACATTAAAATTCATAATCAATTTCCTTTACATTTTCAATTTCCTTTTTATTACCGAGGATTAACCGCCTCGGCTCGGTTTAATTTATCTTACAGCCTTTTTGCAAGCGTCAATCATTTCTTTGGCTTCTTCGTCTGTAAGAATATAAGACATCCAGATCTTATCTCCGTCATTGTTTACATAAAACAGTTCACAGTCAATGCTGTCTTGACATATATAATATTCATCTTCATCTGCATTATAGTTTACCCAAATGCCAAAGCATCCTTCGTCATAATTTTCACCGTCTTCTGCCTTTGCCATTTGAATGAACTTATCGTCTACATCCTCAACAGTTAGTGTAAATGCTTTATCTCCTCCAAAATCGTCAATGTTTTCAATGTTCTTAAATTTCATTATTCATACCTCCAATTTTTAATTTTTACATTTGCGTATTCCACAATCTCACAATACTCTTTGTTTGTGATGCTATCATCAAATGCTGCACGTTCTTCTACAATTTCGGTCAGTTCATCAATGTCGTTTGCTTTGTCAATCAGATCAAAATATCCTTGCATTTATCTTTCACATCCTTATATTAATTTTGTATTGTTAATGTTGGCTAAACTTAACAGCTTTCATTTTTTTGTTCCAACATTTTCTGCAAACACTACATGTAATTGCCTTATCTTTCTCATTCGGGCAACCAGTAATTTCCTTTGGAAATTCAGGGTTCAAAGTTTTATCTTTAAAATCTACATATGCAACGGGCAAGTCATAAGGATTGATTACCTTCCATCCAACATGCCATGCCGAAAAAATTACGTTTAGATTTTCTGGCAAATCTCCATTTTCTTCAATCCATTTATTAACAATTCCATACTTCTTTGTGAATGCCATAAATTTAGTTTCAGGAAATGTATTTGCAAAATCAATCATGCCACAAAAGAAATCATAATCCGGAATATCGCCACAGTCATAATATCTAAACAGCGGATGAGGATTATGTCTTACCTTAAATTTCACTTGCTCCCAAAAATCTTTAGGATTCTCGTTGTAAAGTCTAAGATTTCTTGTATATGCCGCAACGACTTTAGCCATTTTTTGTGTGCCTTTCATGCAATAACATCCACTTTCTTTGCAAGGGGCATCTTCCCTACAGGTGCATGTAGGAAATGCAAGGTCATTGCAGCATGGCCCAGTCTTTCTATTGCTTGTACTAAGATGAACTTCATTGGTTTGCATTGCAAGGTAGTTAATATAATCTTCTTTTGACAACCAAATTTTATTTTCATTTATCTTTTCCATGATATTCTTCCTTTCTATTATACAATAATTTTGTATTCTGTCAATAAAAGAGGCATAGATTTCTCTACGCCTCTTTACATTTATTTTATTTAATTTTACTTACTGCCTCTTCCCTTGTTTTTCCGAAATTTGCTTCCTGAAGAATGCCAAGATAAGGGATGAACACCCAAATGTCATCATTATAATCACACCATTCAAGAACTTTTTCTTTTAGAAAGTCTTCTACAGTTCCAACAAGTCCAAAACACACTTCCTTATCGGCAGTCCATACCTTACGAATTGTGCCATCGTAACCACGTTTCTTGAAAAATTTAAGTTCCATTTTTTAAGTCCTTTCAGAATTTCAAAGTGTTTTCTGCAATCTCCGAAAGCATATGCGTAAAGTCTTTAACAACTTTACTCAACAGATATACATCTACCCAATCACCTTCAGACGTTGTAATCATATACCATCCGTTGCCTGAGTATTCTTCAATTCCATAGATGTCACAATAATTATAACTCAGATATGCCATCAACATATTAAATTCATTTTCCGAATTTACCTTATACGCAATATGAGTGTACAACCCATCATCTCCATAAGGAATAGGAACAATAAAATGTTTTAGATTAATATCCTTAAATGCGTTCTCTTCATATTTCACACAGTCGCTATAGTTTGTAAATTCCTTTCCGTCAAGTGCCTGATAGACAATGGTTTCCTTTTTAATTTTCTCCATTTACTTTGTCTCCTTATCCATTTTAAATCCATCAAAGTTGTCAATTTTATCATAAATATATGACCATCCTGAGTCAATCATATAATCTGTAAACCAATGATTGTCACACATCGCTCGCAACTTTGCAATATTTTCTTCCGTTGCTGGATAGTCATGCAGTTCAAGTGCATTTGCAAGGTCATCTTCGTTCCAACGAACTGTACCAAACCATTCATCTTTCATTTATTTATCATCCTCTTAAAATTATATTTTGAATTTACTGCCGTACTGCTGTAATATTAATATCGTTTTTGTTTGCTTTATATTTTCTGCTTGCTTTTGTTTTTGCTTTGTCCCATGCTTCGTCAAGGCCATTTGCCTTTACTTTAATATCTTCTCTAAACATAGGCTCATAACAGTTACAAGTCAGAATAAATTCTTTCATAATTAAATCCTCCGCTTAATCGTCTCCATCACTGTCATCCATCTGATTCTCGTTATACCACTCTCTCAAATAGCTAATATCAGTACAATCAACCTCCCAAGTGCCGTCCATAAATGTTCCATCATCAGGAATTGGGATAATACCTGCATCATCTTTTGCGATTTCAATTGCCTCATCAAGTGTGTTCGCATCCACATCTACCGTTCCCATCATTGTCCAGCACACAGGAATCTTCCAAGTTTTCATTTTACATTTCCTCCTTTTCAATTTTAGCAAGCTCTTTATCCATTTCTTGATTCCACAGTCTATCCTTGATTCTCTGCCAATTCCAATGAATTCTACAAAGCCTGTCCCAAGACATTCTGTCGCTGCCATAAAACACGTCCCATTTAAGTTGTTCACACAGCTCTGCAATTGTCATTTTCTTTTCTTCGTCTGTTTCCCAAAGATGATTCCAATTCCCTTGTGCAAGTTCATAGAACAAATCTTTACGAATTCGTTTAGGAAGTTTGAAGCAGTAAATACAAATTGCTTCAAACATTTTCGGATACTTGTCCAAAACCTTTTGCTGGTCTTTTAGAAGCACAAATTCATTCACGAGATTGTAATATTTTTTACGAGTCATTTAATTTTCCTCTTCCAAAATCCAATCATATCCAAGCCATTTAATTTCATCGTCAGAAAAACCGATCGCATACAAATCTCTACGAGCAATTTCAAGCTCTACATTTCCATTGTCTGTACAACAATCAATTGCATTTTGGAGCAATTCAAGCGCCCTTCTATATGTGATATATCCTGAATTATTTGTTTTGTCTGGAGGGATTTCATTTCCATCCTCATCTTCATCGCCTTCAACCCACCAAGACTCCCACATATTATAAGTTTCACTTAGACGCTCAATCATAAACTCTTCACAGCAAGAGTCCTCAACATATGCTCTATAATCAGGATCTTCAATTTCTTCTGTGCTATGCCATTCGTAATAATATCCATCAAGCATATCAAGAATCTCTTTTTCGAGATGTTTATATGCATCATCCCATTTAATGCACAATTCTCTTTCAAAACAATTTACAAAATATCTTGTAATCATATTATTTGCTCCTTTCACTTTTAATAAATTCTTTCTTTGCTTCTACATCCAACAGTTCACCACATGGCTCATATGGGTCGTGCTTAATGCACTCAATATCTTTAAGCATCAACTCAAATGCATCCTTGTGGCTTTTCCCTTGCCTCATCCAGAAGTTGTAACACTCTTGTGAGAATTGATTTAAGATTTCCATTGTTTTTTCTTTACTCAACATTTATTAATCTCCTTTCTATTTTATAAAAGGGGCTTTATTCGAGCCCCTTTTATATTTAAAATTAAGATAGTTCGATAAATTCAAACTGGTCAAATACATTTGGATAATAAATACCAATCCAAAAATTATCTTGCACATTCTGATAATAAGCTAGGTCTTGGTTCCAATCCTGAATCTGATTATAAAGCTCCTTTTTACCAACAACATCGTCGTCATCATCAAATACATTGTTCTCATACTGATAAGTTAGCGACTCGTAAATCTGTTTATTCTCTGCAACCTTTGCATCTACAGTAGTATAAACACAGGCGAAATAGATTGAGCTGATTAGTACACTAAGTCCTGCAAAACATACGGCAATTACCGAAATAACGTATAAAAACGAATGGTCATCTGGTTCAAGTTTGATCACTCCAATGATGCCAAGCACCAATACCGCAACAAGCATAAAAAATACCATTTTAAATCTCCTTTACCCTGCAAATAATTTTGTATTGTTTACCAGCTACTCACGTAATAAATAGCTTGCGTTTCAAAGTCCGTTGTTGCAAGAACCTCTTCAAGAATCTTAATGGTGTCAACAATGTCGTCCACATAATACTCGTCGTAATCGCACCCTCCGAAAAAGAATCCATTACAACGAGGAAGCACCTCCTCTGCAACACTTGAATCAATTACGACTTTGCCATCTTCATAAATCGGTTCCCATCCATTAGGAGTTCCCTTATCTCCGTTATGCACTTTCCCATAAGTCATTGTGCAAGAATCAAGTACCTTTTTACAGGTATCGAGAAGGTTTTCAAGAATCTCCTTTGTACACTCATGATGATAATCACAATCATCTTCTCCATCCTGAACATTGGTTACGAACCAGTTATGAATCTGATTTGCTTTTCTCCAATAACCAACCTGTTCCATGATTCTACTGTATCCATATTTGTGTTCAGTGTCCCAAGCAGAATAACGTTTCTTGTAGAAAGGTTTATAAAATTCAATTACATCCTTGCTCGGAAGCTCGCTTTCATCAATACCGCACCATTCCTTAAGTGTGCAGTCTGCATATTTACTTCCTTCTTTCTTTGCTTTCAACCAATCGAAATAATTTTCAATTGCACTTACCTCGCTTGCAGTAGTGTTTTTGTAACGAGGCATCCTGTTAAGATAAGAATCCAAGCCCATTTTTAAATCCTCCTTTAATATTTTGTTTCTCTTTCATTCATCAGCCAGCCAACACCCTTGCTATGGTTTTCGTCAAACCAATGCCAAATTTCTTCTCTATGAGTTCCTTTGCTCCAGCCTTGCCAATCAATGTCGAGACATTCATTCTCATCAATAGGCACATCTTCAAGTTCGTCCCACATAGCTTCAAGAAGTTCATCATCGTATTTGTGATAAATACTCATTTGCTTTTTCTCCTTTAATTATTTGTATTGTTAGTTAAATACAACCACCACAACATCCAAATGGAACATTGTCGTTAAATACTCTGTCAATCTCTGTAGCATATTTGCGGAAATCTTCAGGAATCTCATCTACATTGATTACCCATTCACCATGACGTACATCAAAGTTCCAATCTTTGTCTGCCTGAATACCTCCTCCGCTATGCCAGAACGGTTCGCAATTGTGATCTTTAAATTTATGTCTCTTCCAATCATAACTTCCAACTTCATGTCCAAAGCCATATTCGAGTCCATCAATTCTCAACACGAGAACGCCACTACAAAGATTTGGATATTTGCCGCTATAAGAAACAAACTTGACATGATTAGTTTCGTTATTGCTATAATTAATCAGCATATTTTACTTTTCCTTTCTTTTAAGCTTCGCAATATATTGTTTCGCTTCCTGCAAATCCGCAATCAGTTTATCAATCCAGTATTCAGAAAACATATGTTTATAATTGCCTTCACTATACTGTTCAAACTGAATAATTCCATCGTCTTCTGAACCAAGAGTAACCCCGTAATTATCTCCATATTTAATTACCTTTACTGGTGTGACACCAGCACCTGAAGACATGAAAATAATATCGTACTCATCTCTCAATTGCTCTAGAGTTTGCTTATCCCAACACTGATCTTCTGCTACGATAATTAGGTTTTTATCAATATCGTTATCTTCCCAATAATAAGCATGTTCAATCATTTTGATTTTATTTCCTTTCTTGTAAGGGCTGGAGCGTTAAGCTCCAACCCCAACCTTTGCGTTAACCAGCTTGACGAACTCATCCATCCATGCATGACCGTCCATGATTTTCCCCCATCGGTTCTCTTCATAGTTCGCAGTGTTTCTGTTCGGAGCGCTATGCCCGATCATATCACTCATCGCATTCACAGCGCCCCATGCAGTTCCCTTGAACTTAGCAATATCAGGCATGAAGTAGCAGATAGAATAGTTATCTTTTACCTTCTGAATGTTTGCTTTCTTGCGATCAGAATCATTTTCCGTTACAGGGAACATCTGATCGAGGATTTCATTGATTTGTTCAAAATCAAGTGTAATATTCGCAAGTCTATCTGCCTCTTCGTCAAGTGCATCCATATAAAGATTTGCCATACCAAGGCAATGTCTCGCTTCTGCAAGCTTCTCGTCAAGATTTCCAATATGCTTTGTACTCCAAGAGCGCTGTGCAGTGCTAAGTGCAAGTGAGAGAGTATTATTGCAAACAACTCGAATCGGAGTCATGCAAATCTTGATCGCTCCAGTTCCGTCATGAGAATTAGAGAACACCATATAAGGCTCCACATCGTCATCAAGCACTTTCTTAGTCGGCATCTTTGCAAGCAGCCAAACTCTTTTGCCTCCATTGAGAGAACCTGCAGTTTCATAGCGAACAATCCCATCCTCCGTTTCACCAACAATTGCATCAGTGAAGGAAAATGCATCTGCATTCTGCACAATTTTATATCTATTTGTTACAATGCCAAGCACAGTTTTATCATCACTTCTGATGTTTGCCTTGTAGTTCTCAATTTCCGTTCCATCATCCATAAAGACAGGGGTCTGTTCAACAGTCCAATCAAGCCCTGCTAGCTTGAGCGCTTCTGCACTGTTGGGAGCATCCGCAAGGATTTTGCATCTCTCCTGTGTCTCCATATAATGCCAAGGTTTCTCGCGTACACTAAACATGCTATCATTCATTTCAATACAATGAGCCATAATTTTTATCTCCTTTAACAAAATACATATTGATTCTTGCTTTTCTTTCTTTTCTTTTTTTCTTTTTTGCCGCACGCTGTTTCCAAACAGGATGGTCTGGGTACATTTCAAAACAATCACATTGTTTTTGCAAGCATCTTTTTCGTTCTACTTGATTCCATGTCGCTCCCTTGTCATGAAAATGGCAGTAACCACACACATTGTCGCTTTCTGACCCATACAAGCATTCCATAATTGCCTCCTTTCGCATTTCGCAATAATTTTGTATTGTATAAGACAAGGGACAAAAATCCCTCGTTCTTACATTGTTGCATTTCTTTTCAATCTCTTAATATCATGGTCATGTTTATCTACGGTTGCCTTAACAATGCCCATATCAAGAATAGCCTCCTCTAAGTCTTCAACTTTTTCTTCAAGTGTATCGAATCTTTTGTCCATTGCGTCGAATCTCTTATCAATAGCATCAAATCTCTCATCTATTGCCTCGAATTTCTTATTCACTTCTGCAAATTTTTGATTCATGCTATCTTCTAATGCGTTCATTCCACGCATTATCGCGTCTACCACTTCTTGCAATTCTTTGTTTTCCATTTATACCAACTCCCTTTACTTTATTCTTATTATATCACCTCTGTCTTAAAATTCAATAGGTTACAATTTACAAATCCTTTTACGAAATACGTACAAGTCCACCAAATCTGTCTTGTACTGCAATGCTACCAAACTCGCTGAAATAATCAACTGTTGTATTCCATACATAGGCAAGCACATATCCATCACTAATATCTGCATTGTCCATATCCCACTCTTCATCATAATCAGACACATACAAGAAATTGTACATATCCATTTCCATTGTAGGAGTATGAATTACATGATACACAAGTGCATTATGTTCCTTTTCAAACTCCTGTACCTTTGCTGTGAGTTCTTTGTTACTGCTAAATTCGTACAAGCCTCCTGTCGGCTCAGTAAGCTGCACTTCATCTCTGTTTTTAAATGCCTTAATGCATGGAGCAAAGAGTCCGAGTGCTTCCATGCGTTTAATTGCCTCTGCTTTTTTGATTTCTCTTGATACGTTCATATTTATTCCTCCTTTTTATATTCCAAAATAACAACTACATATTTGTTTCCGTTTTAATTTCTTTTACATTGAAACCGTTATGACAATTTAGATTTTTACCAGCGTGTCGGCAAGCTGGATAGCAATACCTACAATTGTTAAAATGAGAACAATAATGCCGTCTTTCCTGTCGTCATCTCCGAATAGCATTACACAAGCATTGATGATAAGCAAAATAACAATCATTTGTTTATCTCCCTTTATACATTATGCGTAATTATTTTACCAACATTATACCACTGTATTAAGTTTCATCACTTTTCTTCCTTGATATTATTCAAGAGAGTTCTCAATGTGGCAATATACTCATTGAGGTTTTCCATATTGTCGAGATGCATTTTTTCCTCTTCCCACACATCAGTACCCATCATCCAAATTCTCTCATTTGAAATCGAACTAAGGGCTTCTTTAATTTCTCTTTCATACAGTTGCGTCAGCCAATTTTTAATCGTTTCAGTCATTTATTTGCCATCCTTAAAATAAGATTGAGATTGACATACCTTTTCGCATTCCTTACTCAGCTTCTTATAGTAAACTTTTCTTGCCTGTTTAAGAATTGCTTGTACTTCCGTCGCTGATCTATCGGTTGAATATCTGATATATCTGTGTTTGATCCAGAGCGTTTCAAGCTTATACGCTTGAAGCACTACTTCATCATTAATTAAGACTTCGGTTATACAGACATTGAAATCTGAATATAATTCTCTTTTTGAAACCGTAAATTCAATTCCCTTAAAAGTGAATGTTAACGGCTGACGAAACTGATATAAATTTTCAATGATATTTCTTTGCGGAATTTCCTCAGAAAGCCAAACCATAAATATGCCAAGAACAACTATTGACATGCTCACAATGATCATAAAAATCATATTTCTCCTTTCATTTTCATGTCGTCTTCGTGGTTTTCTTTATCCATTTTTGTATTTAAACGTGTGAAATCTCCCGTTTATATACACATTGGTGTCGGTGATTTCGATTGTGAACATTTTTATTTTACTTTTCTTCCTCATTAAGATAGCTATTCAGCAAATCCACAACTTCACCAGAATGCTTTATAAGGCTGTCATTAATCTCCGCGATTCTTTTTGCACTGTCGAGTGTTGTTTTCCATTCTTTCATTACGTCTTCATACTCAACCAGATCATAACCAGTGAGCAGTTTAAAGAACCATTTACGAATTTTTTTCATTTTATTTTACCTCCCTCAATGTAACATACTGCGCGTCAAGCTCTCCATAAAAATATTCTTGATGAAAATCAACAATTTCATAATCAAGATAATCATCAAGTTTATTAATATTCTTTAATGGATTGAATAATTGTTTTGTGTCTGTCCCCCAATCTTCGTGCTCATATTCAAGATGCACGATGCATATATAAGGACATATAATGTCTGGCGCAATTTCAAGAAATTTGCGTAATGTTACAATCATTTGTTTTACTCCCTATAATTTTGTATTGTTTATTGTTTTTGCATTAATTTGCCCTGTTATATGTGTGTTTTTTGATAGTCAAATCCTTTACAGGGCAAATTATACTGCCCAAAATTTAACTTATGTTTTTCATTTTATATGTGCCTTAAATGATACCACATGCACTTGCAATCATTGCAATAATTGCAAGGAACAAGATGCCTCCGAGCAAGCTACCGATACCAGATTTGGTAGCATCTTTTCCAAAAAGCAGTACACAAACAATGATGATTAGCAGGATAACAATCATTGATTTTACCTCCCTTTTTATTAATAATATTTGTATGCATCTTTGTCAACACTTACGTCAATGACATCTCCATATGTGATGTCAGGATTTGCCATCAAAAATCTGCCAATTGCTTCTTCCATTGAGTATGCATCTGTATCGTACCATTCTGTGGTTCCGTTGATGTTAACGTACTCGATAAGATAATAGCCATAATTGTATTCTGGCTCATCACGAGTAGCGTTTTCAAAATATTTGTCAATGTCAAACAGAGAATCATATCGCACAGGTGCTTCCACATAATCGAATTTGTCATTCTCCGTTGTACGCTCAAGGATTTTACATGCCTCCTTAATGCTTCTTTCCATTTCAGAAAGAATGACATATTCACTTTTTGTATGTGCTTTGTAATAACCACAAGAAAGATTCACTGCTGCACAACCAAGAGCGGGAGCAACTTCACAGATATCAGAATAAGATCCATACGCTGTTTTATAAAATTCCTTTGTAATAAAGTCCTCGAACTCATCATTTGCACAGGAATAAAACACTGCATCATTTGCGTTGGCACGATCAAATTCAATAATGTAATTGAACTCAAGATTTCTTGCCAGCTCAGAGTCTGCAAACTTACTTGAGCCTACGCAACCAACCTCCTCGTCCTCGCAGAACAGAACAGAGCAGTTAAACTTTTCAAGAATCTTGAAAATCATGTAAACGCCACATCTATCGTCACCTCCGATTCCGTTATGGCTTGAAACTTTATTGTTCTTTTTGCTATACATGAACATATTAGGAAGCTTTTCATGCACAGTGTCAAGATGTGCAACCAGCAGCACAGGGAATTTCCCTTGTGCATATACATACCCATCTCTATTAAGAACTGTTCCATGAGTCTTTTGCAGCCTCTGTCTCACATGATTCTTTAGACTTGCTTGAGACATCTTGCAAATTTTTTCAAATTCTTTATTCATAATTTATTTTACCTCCATTAAATCGCTTCGTCAACTTCCGCTTCATTCTCAAGAATTTCTCTCAGGCAATCTTCACAGTACATTTTGCCTTTGTGTTCTCTCAAATTATTGTCTCTGAAGTATTCTCCACACTCTTCACAAGAGCTATAAAATCCATCACGGCAATCGTCACACACATAATCACCTTGAGACTCGATATAAGTCATATACTCTCTTGGATGATATTGTCCGCATTCCGCGCAATACTCATAATATTCGTCTCTGCAATCTTCACAGACACAAATTTCATAGCCTCTTGAATTATGAACATACGTCCCTTCGCCAACGTAATACTCCCCACAGTCATCGCAATAGAAAACGCAATCTCTACAATAAGGCTCTCCGTCAATATAGATGGCATCATCTTCATCGACATATTCGCCGCATTCAGCACATTTAACTCTGTTATGACAGCAAGAAATATTATCTTCACAATCATGCTCATAACCACATTCAATGCAAATTGGTGCATGTCCAACAGTAATGCAATTCTCGTTGTAGTTTCCTTTAGGGCGGCTAATAGTGCAATTTTTAAAGTTGTCGTAATCTCTATAATGAGTACCTTCAGACTCAATATATTTGCCTGCTTCGCTAGTTCCCTTACTTACAGTCCAGAAGTTCGGGAAATCAAAAATTTCAGACATGATTTTCTGAACAATTGCTCTGAAAGCGGTGTAGCCAGTGCTGCATCCATCATTGTCTTGCGGATAAAGTCTGCCCTGAATTAGTTTGTCTTCTCCCCAGTGATACATCTGACGGTTAATCTTCGGCTCATTCCAGAAATCGTTTCTATCATAAGATGAATCCACAGTGTAAAACACCATAGAAGGAGAATCGAGCATATAACTAATAGTACCAGAAGAATACATTCCCTGATAACTATTAGGCATACCTCTTTTGTTTTGCTTATCAATTGTATGACAGCTTGCCCAGCTATTGCCAAAGCTCATTGTGAGATAATCAAGAGGATTCACAGAAAGAATAGTATGCCTTGTAATCTTGAGCGGATTGAGCGCGTCAGCATACTTTGCAAATTCCCTATTGTACTCAGGATGCTTGCTAATACCAATATAAGCAAGAAGCTTATTGATAACACGACTCGTCTTCTGTCCATCATGTGCATGAATTTCAGGACAAATTTTGTTTAGCTCATCAGCAAGTTCGCTATCAATATACTGAGAATTATAGGCTGGAATTTTAATCAAGAACTCAAAGATATTTATTGGGTATTTCTGTCCATTTAGTGAAGTTTCTTTCTTCATGTTTTCGGGCATAAAATTCTTTTCTTTTACATAATCGACCACATCACCATCAATCACCCATGACTTGAATCTCTCCAATGCATGACGATCAGTTACACGTTCAAAATCATGACTGAATACAATCATGAATTTGCCTTCCAGATAGTGCGGATGCTTCTTAAATGCGGTAATCAGGTCTTTCTTGTTGTTTGCCCATGTGTCAATGATTTTGTTCAGTGCTCTGTCCGTATATTCATAGTCATATTCATCAAGCAAGTTTTCCATTTGGTTAAGAAGAGTTTCTCTTTCTTCTTCAGTAATGATATTGCTCACATCCATTTTGCTTTCTCCTTCCTTTTCATCAAACAAATCAAAGTATTGTGCCTCTACCCAATAGCCTTCGCCGTTTCTGCCTTTAACAAAAATGTTGTCGTCAGTATATTTACTAATCTCTACAACACGACCTTTCCAGCCGTTTGTTGTGATGCCATAAGGAGCACCTCGCTGTGCAATTACTCTATCGCCAACTTTAAATTTCATTTTCTATTTCCTCCTTTATCCGACCAATGCGCTGTAGCATCTGTCAAATCTTTCTTTATAGCTATTAAGCTCTTCCTGAAGTTCTCTGTTTTTGAACTGAAGCATAGCCTTTTCCGTTTCAAGCTCGTCATTTCTCATCATGGCCGCATCATAATCTTCTCTTGACACACCGTTCCGTTTCATTTCAATGATACTTGCGGAAATAGCGGCTACATTATAGCCCATTTCAGAAATGTAACAGAACTGCTTTCCATTTCCTGTGTGATTGTGTGGAGCTCCACCACAAGTTTTCTGTCTTCCAGCAATCTGATTGGTAAGAGACGCATAACCAATGCCATAATAATTGGCCGCCTCTCGCGCCGACTTGAACACTTCTCCAGTCGTAATACACATGACCGCTTTTCCTTTGTGGATGTCTTTGTTTTCAGGGTCGATGTCGTACTTTGCGCGGCTAACAATAACGTTTCTTTCCATGATGTAAATTCCCTTTCTGCCTTATAAGGCTATAATTTTATGTTGTTTATGTTATGTTAAATGATTCCGTCGTTTTGCCTTACCTCACTCTCACACAAAGTTCGTTATCATAGAAGCCGAAGGCAATGACTTCGCAACTATCAAATTTGTGGAGTCTCGGATTCCAGAAGTTTCCCTTACAGATACAGTTCAGATTATCGTCATTGATGCAGATAGTTCCAGCACCATTATACAGTTCCAGAAAGTCACGCAGTTTCATTTGTCTTACCTCCTCACCATTCGTCCCAGTTTCTCTTTGGACGCTCATCATAAATAAGCGTATAGCCAGTAATATAAGGAATCATTTCCTTTCTCTGCTTTGTGTCCGTCCACTGAATGGTTTCCGTTACACCATCATTGAACTTGATGTCCGCCATGGGGGTCTGGTGGAGTCCGTAGTAGATACGAACTGCAATGGCTGCCTTGTTAATCATTTTGCCTTACCTCCTTATCGAAGCTTCAACTTCTTGACAACTTCAAATGTTTTCAGATTGATAATTACGGCATCATCACAACCAACGGCAAGAATCATTTCGTTGTTTTCTCCAAACACGCCGAAGTTGTACAGGTCATAAACATAATACATGTTTGTGATTTTCCCGTTTTCGCTTTTGCAAAGGAACTTGCCATACCAAAAGCATCCGTAGCTGTCCGCTTCGCTTTGCAGAAATTCTTCATCGAAACGGAAGAACTCGATTACTTCGTCAATGCTACTATCCTTACCACAGAAGTTATTCGTAATGTACTCACGAACATCCTCCGTCATAGCTTCCCAGATTGTCATTTGCCTTAAACCTCCTTAATTGATTTCCCTCATCTTTTCCATTTGTCTTAAACAGCATAAAGTCGTCTGCCTTCGATGACACCGCACAGTTCAATCAGGCGGCTTTCCCTTAAAAAAAGAAGCCCTTCCCTGCCACAGATATCAATGATTGCGTCCTCATAAATTGCATCCGCTTTTGGGAATGCGGTTTTGAGCTGTCGCATATATTCATTTGCTTTCATTAGAGCACCTCCATTTCCCTTAATACCGCTTTTGCGGCAGTAGTGATGTGGTCATCGTGACAGTTGTACTTATCGTACCAGTCACAAACAGTTTCGCTTGGGATAGTTGCATGAATGCAATCCCATGCAAGTCTTGTGCCAAAGTCTTTATAGTTGCCAGTTGCCTTGAGCTTTTCAGCATACTCAGGCAAGTTGGTGATCTTACTGAAGCTCTCCCTTATGAAAGGGATTTCACTTTTGAGTTTCATTTATTTCCCCTCCTTTATTCTTTGAGCAAAGCCCTTAATGATACCCGCGATAGATTCCCATCGTGGGCATGATAAAGGTTTCGCTTATTCAGTTCTCCATTCACCAACGAGATTTCCGTTGCTGTCAAAGAGACAGCCATATTTATAGCCGCATGTTATCTTTGCAGGAATTGTGCGCAAGATTCTTTCAAGTTCGTTTGCGAGTGCATAGTTGTCCATGAATGCATCTTTGCTTTCGCTTTTGAATGCATCATTACTGGTGTAGACTTTTACTTCAAACATAATTTACCTTCCCTTCCTTTCCATTTCTATTGCAATATGTGACATTGCAATTGCGTTGGACAGTGAAACGATGATACCGAGAACTGCGAAGAATGGAGTAATTGTTGCGCATCTCCATGCAAGCACCAATGTAAGAAGCACCGCAACACTCAATGCCGCGATGCACATGCACACGTTTTTCATTTGCCTTTTTCCTTTCTTTTACTTGTCGAGCCAATTAGCAATCAAACTATGGCAGACATTATCCATCTGGATTTCGTTTGTGCAGCGTTTCAGTTTTGCCTTTGTGCGTTCCGTAATAGGAACACCAAAATCTTCGAGCAGTTTCAGTTTCTCTTTGTAATAGGCTTTCATTATTTGAAACTCCTTTCTCTTGATGTATGCAAAGCCCATAATAATACCCGCGAGCTTTCGCTCGTGGGCATTGGTTATAGGTTTCGCTTATCGGAACATCTCAATTCCGTATTTTTCTTTATAAGTCCATCCCATAGAAGTCAGGAGCTTGGACATTTCGCTTGTGGACACGCACTGGAACTCTCCCTTGATGGGAAGCGGATTGATGGGACACTTGATGCGGCAGATACACTTTCCATTCTCATAACGAACGAGAAGAATGAGCTGGATTTCCCTTTCCGTTGCATACAAAGCTTCCATTTTCTTGTACTTGTCAGAGTATTCCATGTTTGCACCCTGCGCATACTTGTACCCGTTGACATCAAACCACTTGAGCAGATTGTCTCGCTTGGTGAAGATGAAAGCCTTGTGATAGGCAGGCTTTTCGTTTGCCTTTTCATCTGCCTTGAGCAGAGTCAGAGCGTCGTCACACATATGACTGTCGCAATTGCCCATACTATAATACGGGCATCCAGTACAGGATTCGCTTCCAGTACCGCACAGAGACAAGGCTTTCATCACATTTTTCTTATCCATGGTCATTTTCCTTTCTAAATGGAATTTTATGTTTCGCGTATGATATCTCATAGCAAGGCTCGATTGGGAAGCAGGGCACTTGTTAGTCAGTCCCGCTTTTCGCTGTAGCTTCTCCTTTACGCTCAACTAACACGGTTTTCGGTGGACTTTCGCCCCCCTTGCTATGAGTGGAAGGGGACTTTTTGGATAAATCCCCTAGAACCATCTTATGGGCAATAATCTTAATCAAAAAACACTCGTAAGTGCTCACTTCTAGCATTTTGCCCATAAAGTGAATATGTTTGTTGCACATATTCAAGCCCTAAGAGTCTAAGCCACTCTCACTCTTTGCTGACTGCAATAAGCCCGCAGTCGTTGCTCTGTTGATATTCTTCCACCGTCAACAGTCGGAGACGTGGTGCTTTATGGATTGTTAGGATACGCATGACGTACCCATGTTAATGCTCACTTGGTGTAGATATGCTCATCCCCATCGAAAGAGATGGTATATTCAACACCATTATCTTCTACCAGTTCGGCAGACTTGATTGTTCGCAGTCTGACATATTTGCCATATGCAACAAACAAAGCACATACCACTACAAGAGCGAGTATGCGCATGATGTTTTTCTTCATAACATTATCCCTCCTACTCTTCCTGTTCGGACTAATGCGGCAACTTGGTTCAGTGTGTTCACACTTATCCACTCACGCCACGTGGAGGCGTTGCCATGTGAGCGCGGGGACTTTATCGCGTCCCCTGACGATAATTTTGTACTGCTGGACTTATGCGACAGCAGCGGCTTTCTTCTCAGCCTTGCGCTTCTCAGCAGTCTTTGCGCGGCGAGCCTTACGACGCTCTTCCTTCTCTGCTTCCAGCTCTTCCCATGTCTTAGCATTCTGCTCTGTCACGATAGCGCCCATAGCCTGCTCAACCTTAGAGCGGAAGGCGTTGAATGTCACACGAGTGTATGCAGTCGTGCAAGAGTCCTCCAACTTTTTAAGCTCTGCGAGCTTAATCTTTGCCGCCTCATACTTTGCGGTCAAGTCTGCCACGTATTCCTCGTTCATGCCGTCATTGACCTCTTTGAGCTGGTTACGATAGTTCTTGACGATGCTGTCCTGCTTGAGGGCTTCCCCGGCGAGCGGCTTCTTGGCTGCGATGACACACCCTGCGAGCACGTCAAGCATAGCCTGATTCTTGCATACGGCGTGCCCGTTGACTTCACCGATGCAGTCAAGCATCATCTGAATCGCTTGCATGGCGTTGCTGGTGAGCTTAGAGTCCACACTTGCAGACTCTCCCATGTGTGCAGCGTTGTGACGTGCTGCTGCATAGCGATAGAGCGCCTCATACGCGATAGTCTCTGCGAACTTCCAGCTAGAGAACTCGTCAACACCTACGAGTTCGGCAGAGAGTTTCGCCTTGCTAGAGTTAGACACGGTCATGTTGTCCATGAGCGCGATAGCGATAGTTTTCTTCATAATAAACCTCCTAAATTGTGGTAGGTCACAACCCATATTTTTATGGTACTATGTACCACTTTAAGCATAGAATAAGGGACGGGCTTATGTTCACGCCCTTGACACTAACCATAGTCCCCCATATGCTACCATTACGGCTATAGACTATCCGTGTACACGTAAATCTCCCACGGTGTATGGAATTACGTCCTCGCCTACCATTTATAGTCTTGTGTCTTAACATTTAAGTCGAGTATTGCTATATTCTATGCTTAGAGTGATACACACATAGAATGTATGTATCATGTGCTAATGGTCTATAATGTGTATACTGTCACTAATATTTATACAATACCCATTCATACTGTCACTATGAATATACACACATTAACCTATCACAATATAGTCAGATATCACCTATATTTATAGGTACTTGCCACATATCGCCCTCGCCTCGCCATTATATAATATCCTAATGACTGTACTTTTGCCCTCTTAGAAGTGTCTATATTGCCATGTGGGAACGGTATAGTCGTACTATTCCTTTTAATATGTACAGATATAGCCTTTTTAAGACAGCATTTTCCACTTGAGCAGCCTTTTTGTGGAAGGTTATGGAATTTTCAAGGAACACATTTAAGAATCACAAGAAACGCGCTTTTTCAAGCTGTGAAGTCGAAACGCTTTTTCAAGCTCTGACTTTTTCGATCTTTTCTTGTTCCTCTTTGCACTCTTAGAATACTACTATCACATATAAAAGTCAACAAAATATAGATTTTGATGAATTATTTTTTTATAGCAAAAAATATACTATATATAGTGTGTCGGGGATACTTAAAACTACAAGATGTAGTGTTTTTTGCCCGAAGACTATAGGGTAGTTTAATTACACACTGACTTGAAAATACACAAACTTCCTTACAATTGCACCTACAAAATTACCGCAAAATTACACATAAAAAATGTTCGTAAATATATGCAACTTCTTTTTATAAACATATTGTTGTTTATACTTCATTAGTAAAAATAATCTACAAAATCACATATAAAAAGCATGTATATATGAATATAGAACCACTCAATTAACATATTGTCGTTTTATTTATAAACACCAATATATAAAAACAATGTTTAATTTATGTAAACGCTTATTATAAATTCATAAATGTTATAATAATTTATAAGCCTATTATTTATTTTATTGCATAATATATAATATATATTAATATAATTAAACATCATATCTCCAATTAAACTATTGCCACCCGCTACGCGGTCGGCGCCAAAAAGCGTCTCGCTCGCTACGCTCCCTCAACTTACAGCTTTTCAGCTAAAGCTGAAAATCTGGATTAATCATTACTCGTTTTTATATTATTATAGGGGGTTGACAAGTAAACGTTTTTATGATATATTAGCCACAGTACAAAATTATTTTATATAATATAATATATATAATTATATATAATATAATGCTCGTATATTTTGTGAACATTTTATGAACACGAAGAAGTGCTTCATGCTACAGATAGAGAATAAGGATTTTACAAATAGCATGTGTTTGAGCGAAAAAATGTTTCCTTTTTGAGGAGAAAAGTTTCCTTTTTGAGGAGATATGTAAACATATTGTGAATTAGATATGAATAAGACATGAATAAAACGACTTTTGTTTATAAAAAATAGCTAGAAAGGATGATGAAAAATCAGCATGAAAGAATCAGAAGATGTAGTCTTAGGTACGTTAAACCAAGAGACAGGAGAATTTACACAAATTGATGGCCCCGGTGAATGGAGAACTTATAAGCAGCTAGAGTCGCAAGCAAAATATACAGCAAACAAAGAAAAGCAAACTTTTAACTCTGATTTTACATGGATTATTTTTGAGTATGGGAAAAGATTGCTGCCAGAAATCAATGACAAAAGTCTTGTTAGATTAATCTATCTATCCACCATTTGTGATTATGATGGGTGTTTGCCACCAAAGAATGTTATAAAGCAAAAGCTTAAGCTCTCAAACAAATATTGGTCTGTGTTCATCAAGGATATGACTAAGAATAATATCATCATAGAAAAAGATAATTGTTTATATTTAAACAGAGATTTTTTTGTAAAGGGTAATTTGCAGGGGCTGCAAAAAGACGCAGACCATACTAGGCTATTTTGCAACTTCATTAGAGATATTTATGACGCATGTGATAATGTTCAAAGCATTACGCAAATTTCCTATCTCTACAAACTCATTCCTTTTGTGAATCGTAGAACAAACATTGTATGCTACAATCCAAAAGAGCAAGATCCAGAAAAGGTCTACCCTATTACGCTTGGTGAATTCTGTGACATGATTGGGTATAGCCGCAAAAATGCACGAAGGCTTGTTAGTGATTTACTTAGTCTAAAATGCAATGGCCAAAATCTAATTGGATTCTTCGTTACAAATCTGAATCAAACTTCTTGGAAGATTATTGTTAATCCTCGTATCTATTATGGTGGGCAGAATGACAAGATATATAAAGAGCAGATTGCTCTACTGACAGATTATAATCCACAAGAAGCGTTTGATGTAAACAATACAAAATTATAGGAGGGATAATTATGGCGCAACTTTATAAGATGACACTATATGTATGTGACTTAGAAAATAATTTATCTTTGGATGAAATCAAAACTTTAATTGATCAAGATGCATTGAATGGAGTTGCTGTAAATTGTGCTTGCCATTTTGCAGATGAACAAACTGGCCCACAGGTTGAATGGGATGATGATATTGATCTTAATTATATTGACTGCCCCACTTCTGCTTGGGAAAAATATTTTAAGTAAATGAGGAGTAGGTTAATATGGACAATGAATTTGGACGTTATGCAGATGCAATTATTTATGATTTACAGTCTAGTAATTTCTCCAATGAATATTATGATATGGCAAATACTCAACGGCTAAAATTCCTGAATAGAGTGCTTGAAATTCTTGGATATTATGCTGGATATGATGTGAAGGAGGATTAAATTATGATGACATTATTATTATTGCTTAGAAGTGTAATTGGAGTAATATTTGTAATTGGATTAATATTTGCTTCAGGATATATAGGTTTTTATTTGAATTCTGATTCCAAGTCTGATAAGCCAATAGGCGTATATAAAATCATATTTAAATATGGTATTTGTTACCCTGTTCAAGTTTTTAAACTGGCAAATTCTACATATAATGTGATTGGTTCAGTTATTTTAACAGCATTAAGTCTAATAGTTTATCCCAGTTTTGCTTTCGTTAGTATTCTACTACTAATTGTCATAAGTGTATTATTTGGATTTGATTTAATATTTAGAAAAAAGGACAAGGAGAATTAATAATGAAAGATGTCTATAAGGTAGAAATTTCTGCTAAAGATTATCCTATAGGTTGCACTGATTTAACTATTGACTTTAATAAACCAATTAAGACAGAGGAAATTATTGGAAATGCGAAATTCGCTTTGATCAGTTCAGGAGATGTAGTATGGATGGGCTATGATGGAGATACATATAAACTAGGAGATAAATATAAAGATTTTAATGCAATTATATCTTGTGTATATTTTGAGCCAAAGCCATGGTGGAAATTTTGGACAAAGAAAAAAATATTTGGATATGAAATTATGTTTCTATAAATTATAGGGGGTATTTTGAACTATGTTTGAATTAACTAAATCATTTAAGGACTATAAGTTTCCACACACTCTACATCAATTTAAAGATTTGCCGCTTGCAATTAAGTATCGGTTCCAACGTGCATTTAGAGGCTGGGCGGACTATGATGTTCTTAGTATGGATACATGGTTTATGGAAGTAATTCCACAAATGCTACAATATCAGCGTGATTGTAAAGTTAGCACACCAGTTTTGGATGTTGACGCAAGCTATGAAGAAAATAGAGAAAAATGGGATCAGATTCTTGATAAAATGATTTTTCTATGTCAAGAAATGAATGAAGATACATGCTCAAAGAAGAACGAAGTCACTGAAAATTATGTCCGAAATATTAAAAATGGACATGAAGCAAAACTTGATGATGAAATGTGGTGGGAGCGTCAGCAGGAAATTGATCAATATCGTCAGCAGTGTCTTGAATCATTTTTTAAATATTTTACAAAATATTTCCATAGCCTATGGATCTAAACTTGAGGAGGAATTAAAATGAAAACATTTGTTAGAACTACGCGAATTACACCAGAAGAGAGAGAGTCACACCTTTGGTATGATCCATTTTATAAAACATGGACAATGGAAACGAACATTCCAAAGCATTTTAATAAGGCGCTAAAAGTTGGATGGGAACCAATTTTGCAGGGAGTATATGAAGATGGTACTGTTTGCTGCATGACACTTGTTGCATCAGAGCGCGGTATTACGATTAAGACTCCAAAGAAGCGTGAAATGAGCGAAGAGCATAAGGCAAAGCTTTTTGGCACAAAAAACGTAGATTTAGACGATAATTTTGAAGATGAGATTTAATATGTATAGTTACTATACTTAATCATTACAACATTAAAAAACATAAATATATATGATAAAAATCACACATTTTTTTAATTTGGAGGAAATAATATGATGAGCAACAAGGCAACGATAGAAGATTTTGCGAGAATGTGCCATTCTTATCACGATTGTATTGACTGTCCATTGCATGACGAAGATGTTCTATGCATGATGGATGATGCACTTGTAATGAATGATTTTTCTAAACTTGATTATATGAATAATGCAGTATATGAGTGGTCTACCGCCCATGATTAAAACAAAGGAGATTGAATAAATATGTTAAATTGGACAGCAGAAGATATTGAGTATCTGAGTAATGTGATGTTGAAGCCATATACAAAAGCGCTCACAGAGGAAATGGCAGCGCACGATGATAAATCTTATGAGGTTTGTAAGAAGATGATACTACAAATGGCGGATTTAGTTAAACTAAGAATTAAAGAGTTAAATTACAATGAAACCAGAGACAGAATGTTCTTTATTACGTTGCTTTGCAATGAATTTGAATTTGATAAAGATGTGCTTGATAAGATCTATAAAGAATATTGCGAGAATTTTGATGCACTTAATAAACATCTGATTACAGAGGAGGATGGAAAAGATGAATAAGTCATGTGAATATTGCCAATACAATGGGCCATATGGATCCATTATTAATCCTTGTGAGAATTGCCCAAATAATTATTTTATGATTAATGGCACATTCCCAATTGTACAGCCACTTCGTGAAACAACAGATCATGTAACCAATAAAACTTATATAACCGCTACTACAGGTTGTAAAACGAATAGTAACGGTACAAAAATTAATGATGTATTTATAACTGATCTAACAACTGATCTACCGACTGCAGATGAATACCGTAAATCTATTGGCGTTCCATATGATTATCAATATGAATGGTCAGAACCAAAGTATATTTGTCCAAAATGTGGCGGTGGAATGTGCAAGAATAAAACTATGGTTCTTGCAAGTAACCCTCCTCAATATAAATATCAATGCAACAAGTGCGGACATGTGGAATATCAATTTGGGTGAGGTGCATTATGAAGAAGAAAATTAATTGTCCAGCGTGTGGTGGGTCTGGTTTTGTTGCAAAGTTTAGTAGCTACTCTGTTTGGAGTGAACGTTGTGAACAGTGTAATGGAACTGGTGAAATTGAAGTCCCTTTTACCATTGGTGATAAAATTCGCAGCATGAGTGATGAAGAGATTGCAGTATGGTTGAATGCACATGTCACTGATACAGTATGCGATCTTGTTTGTGGCAATGATTGTGAAGCAATGGCGACATATGATAAAACGTTTGATGAAGTGTGTAAAGATCTGATAAAGAAAAAACTTACGAAGGAGTGGCATTAATGATGAAGATTGGTTATATTCAAGAATATGATTTGGAGCTTAATCCCCATTTGACTGAAAGATTTAAATTTAGAGAAGCGTCTTTTACTAGAAGAATTTCAAGTCGAGGCGATAGAGTTTACTCGAAGATGCTGTTGTATCCCGTTGATTATGAAGAGATCGTCGATAATGCTAATATTATGAAGAAGAATAGCAAAATTATTCTAGTACATGAGCCATTTTTACTTGATGATGAGCTAAGAGAAAAAGTTGTTAGTTGGGTTGAATGGGCAAATCAGGCAAAACCTAGTGAGTATGACCCATTTGCAAAGGAGGATTAACAATGACTGATCTGACACACAAAGGACTTAGAAATCTTAGTATAACGACAAAACAAGTAATGTTGGGAAAAACTCCATCAATCCAATATAAATGGCATACAAAAAATGGCAATTATGTTGCTGAATTTAAAATTTGGGATTGGTGGGATGGCAAAAATATTAGCGATCTTGAGATTAGTGAAAATTATAAAGGACTTGGGTTGTCCTATCAACTTTTAGATTATGCTACAAAACGATGCGGCGCTAGAAATTTAGCTGTAAAGAAAAGCAACACTATAGCAAAACATGTTTATGATAAGTACGGATTTCAAGTCACAGATGAAGATAATGTATATTATTATATGTCGTTAGTGGATTGCAATTGGACAGGTAATAGAAGTATTGAGCAGGAGGGTTAACAATGACTAAATATGTCGAACTGAAAACGGCTATTGATGCCGTCAATGACGTTTACTATGATACACCGGATATAAATTTGTCCGCAGACAAACTTGAAGCTGCTTTGCTGGGTATCCCATCTGCCGACGTTGCGCCGGTGGTACATGGACGATGGGATGGAGACAATTGTACCGCATGTAAACTTCCATGGAATTATAACATGACGCAAGATGCAGATGATTGGGGATATTTTGACCCTATGCCTGACTACTGTCCTAACTGCGGTGCAAAAATGGATTTGGAGGCGTTACAATGAGCGAATGGAAAACATCTGAAAGGAAACAGTTTAATATTCTGTGCGGCAATGCACAACTATTAGAGTGTCCACAATGTGGTACATTATCAGTTGTAGATTTTGCGTATTGTCCGGGGTGTGGTAAAGATATGCATATCCCTGAAGACAGGCGTTTTAAAATGCGTATTGATTCAAATAAGTGCCAATATGCTTGTGTGATGCAATCGTATGTGCCTTCAACAGAATCTGTATATCTTAAACCAGAAGATATGCCAAGTCTTAATGATCTTATAAAAGAAATGTATAAGTATAAAGAAATGTATGGGATGTGATAAATATATGCAAATGATAATGTATGCTGAGGTAAGAGAAAATGGTGCGTGGAAAAATGTTGGTAATATTTTTCCAAGCGCATTTATTGGAATGAATGATAAATTAACTGATAGGGTTTGTGATGAAAGAAATATTTTCTTATATGAGCTATTTGGTTGGGTCACAAATCAACTAAATGGTTATACAGTAATTAATCCAATTAGTGAGTTGCGAGGCTTGCCAGATGATGCATCTGATGCAATTTCGAGTAATCATTATTTTCGTTTTGGAGGCTTTGCTTCATATGTGACTCTTGATGAAATACTTAATTACAATTGGGATGCAACAATTTCTCATGTGGGTCGTATTCCTGAGAAGGCTTATGTGCATTGGAAGAGAGATGGCGTCGCCCCAACTCGTTGGGATAGGAGCATTTCAGGAGAAGACAAAAAGATAATTACTTCTTTTGTTATGAATGGCATTTTGGATGAGAGCATTCCAAGGGACGCAGGTATTAAATATTATGTTGTTGTTGAATATGATCCAAAGACTTGTAGGGAATATTGTAACTTTTTTTGTGACATTTCTCTCCCACTGCTGGTGAAACTTGTTCCACAGGGCGGCAATTATGAAGATGTGAGGGTTGTTTACACATTTGTTGATTAAATGCACTTGACATTTGTAGGTTTTGTGATATAATGTGTTTGTTCGATAGGACAATACAAAATTATAGTAAGGGCGGTGATATTTATTGGCAAAGCAGCAAAAAAACCAAACTTATGTGCTAAAAATACATAGTGGGTATCTATCAAAACACAATTGGCATTTAGACTTTAAGTTAAGTGAGATTAGAAAGCAACCACAGATGGTCGTTAGTCTAGGGTCTTCTCAGGTTCTTAGATGGCTTACAAAGTTGCAGAATAGAGAAAAAGACGACACAAGAGCTACTGAGATTAAGGCAGAGATTAAAAACGCAAAGAAAATGGAGAACAATTATGAAAATAAAACGAAGATTTGTTCCCTATATAATGAATTGTATCAAAAGCAATTTCAGCAGGATTATGTGATGCTTGTTATGGACTCTCCGGGTGATTATAGGTATGTATGCCAAAACAAATTTAGTATCACTATTGATTATGGCAATGGGAAAGAAGAAACAGTAACCTATGTTCGTCTTCTTGGTACGGCGGGCTCTATAAAGAAGAGCACAATCATGTTCATAAATGAAGACATGCATGATGAGATTATGCGCCGTATTAATAATGGACGTTATTTGGGGCCAAAAGTTGATAATAACAACAATCTTCTGGAGTCTGTTAAAACTTACAATGGAATGGAACTTAATTATAAGTTTATCCCAGCAAAATTATCTGCATATTTTGCACTACAGTGCTCTGCTAGTATTACAGTAGGCTCATTCACAGATCCTGAAAGACCTTGGCCAAGAGTTATTGTAGTTAAAGATGCAGAAACTCATTTTAATTATCCTGTAAGAATAGTAAAGGATACTGGCAATGACAAGAATCCTGATTGGCCAAGTGTTAGTGAGCCTCATGAAGAAAAGATTGACTATAATGTTTCCGACGGAATGGGGTTTATTTCCCCAGAAATGAGTTCAAAATGGGCTGAATGGTTAGGAGAAGGTACTGAGCCGCTCTCTGGTTATAATACTAGATGTGCATTTTTAAAGGGCATGGTGTTTACTGTCCCTTTTGTACAATTTGCAGAGGAAGTAGCACATACATATGAAATAACTGATGCATGGGGAGATAAACAAGACATTCGTAATGCAGATGTTATTTTAACAACCTCTATGTTAAAATTATGGGATTCTTATGCAGGATGTGAAGATTATTTGCGCAATTGCAAGGAAAATGACTATGATTTTTGTATAGCAAAGAGCGCTCCACGTGAATTGCGCAATGTTCACACTACAAACTATCAATATTTACAAGATTTTAGGTTTACAGATGAACAAATTAATGAATTGGTTGCTCCAACAGTAACAAAAATCAAAGAATGTCTTGGTTTAGATTGGAGAAAACTAATTTTATACATGTGTGGAACTGGGCTGGATGACAAAAATGTTGATAGTATGGATCCAATGTGTAAAGCAATTATGGCAAATCCTGAGCTAATTAAAGATCCTTATGTACGGTCTAAAGTTAGTAGGATGATACAAAAGCGCATCAGAACCGCTAAAATAGGTGTATTAGATATTGAGGGCGACTATGCAATTATAGGAAATGACCCATATTCATTGCTTCAAAATATGTTTGGGATAGAGATCTCTGGACTGCTTCACGCAGGTGAATGTTATCACAAGTATTGGAGCGATAAAGGAGTAAAAGAGATATGTGCGTTTCGTGCTCCAATGACATCCATAGAAAATGTTTGTAAACTAAATGTTGTTTCTAGTCCTGAAATGGAAAAATGGTATGGATATGTTAAAACATGCATGTTCTTAAATAGCTGGGACACTACTGCTATTAGATGCAATGGGGCTGATTACGACTCTGATACTTTCTTTACAAGCAACAATCACGTGCTTCTTGATGCATTTGAATATAAGCCAACATTAATGTGCGAACAAGACAAGATGCCAAAGAAAGTTCCTACAGAAGAGGATTTTGTTACATCGGACATTAATGGGTTCGGAGATTCTATTGGTAGTGTGACTAATAAAGCGACTAATATGATTTCTCTAAGAGAAAAATTTGATCCAGATAGTGAAGAATATAAGAGATTAACTTACCGTATTAGCACGATGATGAATTATCAGCAAAATGCCATAGATCGCATTAAGGGGGTTATTGCAAAACCTGTGCCAAAAGAATGGCTAGAGGCAAGAATGCATAAGTCAAAATCAGGTGATCCTCTGGAAGTTATACATGATAAAGAGATTGATACCAGAATCGCTTCAAATATTAAGCCATGGTTTTTTATTTATAGGTATACTCAGTTAAAGTCAGAACTTGATAAGTACATGAAGTCTGTAAGATCAAATTGTAAGATAAGATTTGGTAAAACTTTAGAAGATTTGTGCGCTTCTGATAATAGAACCGAAGAAGAAGAAGCTTTTATCTATAACTATGAAAAGTATATGCCTGTAAGTAAAGCTCCCGGAACAATGAATAGGATTTGTGAAAAGATTGAAAACGAATTTCAAACGACTAATGTTTTGCCTGATGTTGAATTTGATCCGTCTATCTTGAAGAGTAATGCGCTTTATTCTCAAGAAGAATTTGAGGCAATAAGCGTTCTATATGATGAATACAATAAGCATGTTCAAATATTCTTAAAGGGCATAAAGAAAAATGATTCAAACAAAGATGAAAGAGATCTTGTAATGGCACAATGTAAAAACGCATTTTCCGCAGAGTGCATTTCTGTATGTCCAAATTCAGAAGTTCTTGCAAATATTCTAGTGGACATTTGTTATGCATCTAATAAAAATAAATCTTTTGCGTGGGATGTTGCTGGAGAACAAATTTTTAGCAATGTAGTGCATAATAGTGAAAATAAAATTCAGTTCCCAATTAAAGATGAAAATGGTGATATAGAATTTTGCGGAAAGAAGTTTTCTTTATATACTAAGAAAGTTGGTGATAAAAAATGATGATATTTGATGAAGAAAAGTATGTAAAGAACTTGTTGCTTGGCAAAAATAAAGATGTAAAATCTGCTATTAAAAAGATTGGGTATATTACAAGATATAATGCTCAAGTTTTAGGAAAAGATGCCAATAGGAATTATAATTCTACCGTTGCATGGATGATAAAGCATCAAGAAAACTTTGATGAATCTAGTTATTCAAATGTTATATCGAAGGCGATTAAAAGTGCCAAGAAGAGAAAATTGTATAAAATAGATGATGTTGTTATTACTAAAACTGAACTTGAAAAGATACAATCATTAGATAACATACGAGCTGAAAAAATATTGTTTGTTCTTTTGTGTATGGCAAAGCAACAAGCAAAAATCATGGAGTGCTATGGGACTTCAGCCAATTTCACAGAAGGTCTTGTAAGGTATACTGTTACAGAGTTGTGTAAAATTGCTAGAGTTTCTGTCCCAGCAGACGATAGAGAATATATTTTACATTACATTCTTACTCAAGGTCTTATTAGTTGTCCTAAACGAAATGATACAAAATGCTTGTGGGTTAATTTTATTGATAAAGATGGAGAAGAAGCACTTCGTTTGAATGAGATTGATTGTCAAGAGCTTGCGTATGTATATCTTAACTGGAAGGGAAAAGAAAAATTCAAGAGATGTACTCGTTGCGGTAGGCTCATGAAAAGCAAAGCCAGCGATGACATATGCACTGCTTGTTCACTCTCCGTCTCTCTCCCACCACTCATATGGTGTATTGATTGTGGTGAAGTAGTTGAGGTAAGCGAATTTGACTCGAAGACTTGTAGATGCAAGGATTGTCAGGATAAAGCAGATTATACGCCTATTGGTACAAAGATAGTTAAATGTATGGACTGTGGCAAAGATATTAAAGTAAATTCTAAAAACAATCGCACTCATAGATGCGATTGTTGTCAAAAAGAATACATTAAAAAATATGATAGGGTGAGAAAAGTGTTAAACATTAATAGAAAAGATATCGCAGATGGCTTACAGTGTATTAGCACAGGATTAAAAAGCTATAATTATACTTTTTATAGATTTAATAAAATTACAGAAAACGAAGCGGTAGAACTGAAGGGATTATTGAGTAATAGATACAAGGATTATACGATAGATGTTCGCGTAGACAATCAAGATTTTGTATTTTTTATTAGAAAAATTCCGTTTAACAAATAGATTACCCTTCTCGTTTACAATACAAAATTATAGCTTTATACAAAAATTATACACATTTATATACTGTTCTACTCAAAAAGTTGGGTCGAGAAATTCCTAATGGATAGTATACATGTTATTATGATGGCTATCAATTAATTCTACGAAACGAAACGGAGGAATACCATGGAACAAGAACTATTAGTAGCAATTCCTGAAGCAGTAGCAAATTTGCACCTACCTTCACCGGAGTTAAGAAATTATTATAGAGACATTGAACATCGTGTACTCTATATTGACGAGCAGATTGATGAAAATCTTTTTGAATTGTCCAAGGAGATTATTCGTTGGAACAGAGAAGATAAAGACGTCCCAATTGAGCAGCGTCTACCGATCAAGATTGTGATAGATTCACCGGGTGGTGATGTGTCTGCTACATGGAGTTTTATTAAGCTTATGGAAATCAGCAAAACTCCTATTTGGACAATCAATCTATGCTGTGCCTACTCTGCTGCTGCAGATATCCTGTCTGCTGGCCACAAGCGTTATGCACTTCCGGGCACTTCTGTTCTGGTTCATTCTGGATCTTGTTATTATGGCGGAACGCAAGAACAAGCAGAATCAATGAAAAAGTTTGGTGATAAGCTTACTAAGAGAGTCACTGAATACTTCCTTGGTCATACAAAGATTGATCCGAAGGTATATAAGAGAAAGGCTCCGTCTGACTGGTATCTTGACGAAGAAGAAGCATTAGCAAACGGAATTATTGATGAGATTATTACAGATTTAGATGTTCTGTTTTAAATTTGGAGGTCTATATGGCAACTAAGAGAAAGAATGTTGTAAATGAATATGGGGACGTTCCAAAGAACATTGATGGTCATCCATTTTATGGTATGTTATTAGACGAGGAACAGAAAGAATTTGTAAATGCCATTTTAAATCCAGAAAAGTTAATTATTTTTGCAAATGCAAAAGCAGGGACTGGTAAGACTTTAATGGCAGTTGCTACAGCAAATCTTTTGGTTCAGCATAATGTTTATGATGGAATCGTTTATATAGTTAGTCCTGTACAGGAAGAAAAACTTGGATTTCTTCCCGGCAGTGCTGATGAAAAAATTTCTATTTATACTGCTCCACTATATGATGCTTTGATAAAGCTGGGGATTAACCCATATACTGCTGTCATTCAGGAGGGTGTAGAAAACCAAAAGAATGGCACTGGATATATTGATTGTATCTCTCACGTCTATTTAAGAGGATGCAACCTAGAAAATAAAGTGGTTATTATTGAAGAAACTCAAAATATGTATGTTGATGAGTTGAAAAAAGTATTAACCAGAATTTCTGATACGTCTAAGACAATCGTAATTGGGCATAGTGGACAATGTGATTTGTACCATCATCCAGAAAATAGCGGATTTGTAAAATATATTGAGCATTTTAAGGACAAAGACTATGCACAAATTTGTGAGCTAAATACTAATCATAGAGGTATTGTCAGCTCTTGGGCTGATGAGCTTCAAGGATAAAAATAAAAGCAATAAAGGAGAAAAATGATTATGGCAGCTAAGATTCAGAGTAAGTATACAATTCAGGCAAGTGGGATCCTTCGTATTAATAATGACGAAGTTTTTGTTGAAAATGATGATACTGGAGATGTCGTATCACTATCAGAGCTATTTGTAGATTTTGCAGATAAAGATGTTAAACTTAGCATTGCATATGGCGAGGAACTTTCATGAATGATGCTTTAAAGACTACAGAGATTAAATTATGTGGCTATTTAGACATTAATAAAAATGATACACAGATAGAATTTCTTAGTGACGGAAAGACTGCTTCACTATCAGAATTATTAAAAGAACTTGATGGTGAATTAATTACTTTAACCGTTACAAGAACTATTGACATCAGATAAAAAATACAAGAAGGGAAGATTACAATGATTTATAAACAGAATGATCTAGTTAAAATGGTTGCAAAGGAGTCTGGATACTACCAAGGGGCCGTAAAGGATATTTATAGAGGTACTTTTGCAGTAATTACAGATATTTTATCGCATGCGACGCCAGATGATTTGCCAGTTATTAAACTATTTGAGGGGCTTAATATTGAGGCGAAGTTTTATGGTGGAAAGGAAACTGTTAAGCCAAGAACTGGTGAAAAGACGGTTAGTGAAGATCACATTTATCCACGTGCCAAGTTTACACAGGCATATCAACTAAAAATTAGAGAATTATGTAATAGAGAAGGCGAGGAATAATCCTCGTCTTTTTTATATAAGAGAAAGGACGAAGCAGATGGAAATAATTAATTTTAATCCTGAAAAAGAAAGCGAAGAACAATATATCTATAGAATTTGTTCGATGAAGCAGTCTTCTGGGATGACATGGCAGCAAATTGCCGACATTATTAATACCGCATTAGACCAAAATTTTGGTGAGAGTGCTTATCGTAAGAAATATCAGATGTTTCAACAGGGATTGAAGGCGTGTGAAAAACAGATTTTCTCTGATGACGAATATCTTAAGGAGATTCAGAGACAAACTGATGAACTTTATAAAGCAAAAAAACAATTTCAAGACCAAAGAAGAGAATATAATAAGCTGCTAACGAGTGATGCCAGAGCTGAACATCTGACTGAGAAATTAATTGAAGCAGCAGACAATTTAAATTCAAGTAAATTATTAAATTCTAATAACGAGTCATTTGTTGACGCAAAGAATGAAGCGGTTTTAGTTTTAACAGATTGGCATTATGGCATGGTTACTAATAATATTTGGAACAAATATGACGTAGAAACATGTGTAGAGCGTGTTAATGTTTTATTTAATAAGGCAATTAAGTATTTGAGGGTAAATAATATTAATAAGCTTCATATTGTGCTTTTAGGAGACTTTATCCATGGGTGTATACATACTGGTGCACGTGTTGCGTCAGAAGAGGATACATGCGACCAATTAATGGAGGTTTCTGAACTTCTTGCAGAGCTTATTAGCTCATTATCACAATACGTAAATTGTGTGTATGTCTATTCTACATATGGGAATCATGCAAGATCTGTTCAAAACAAGAATGATAGTATCCATTCTGATAATATGGAGAAAATCATTCCTTGGTGGATCAATCAAAGGCTTTCACAAAATGAGAAAGTTTATGTTTTAGACAACAATATTAATGAGTTTATTTCATTTAATGTGCTTGACCACGATGTTGTTGCGGTTCATGGAGATCTAGAACGCTTTGGGAAGCTTGGTGTGGATATGCACACATTGTTTGGGAAAAAATATGGACTTGATGTCGAGTATGTATTTTCTGGTGACAAACATCATTCGGAAACAATTGACTCTTATGGAATTGATAACGTAATGGTGAGTTCTTTATGCGGAACCGACGATTATGCGAATAATAAAAGATTATATGCAAATCCTGCTCAAACTTTGTGTATTTTTGACAAAGAAGACGGCAAAATTTGTACTTATAATATCAAACTTTAAACAATACAAAATTATAGTCATAAGAGGTGCAAAATGAATAAGCTTTATTGCTGTTACAGTCTAAATTTAAGGAATTTTTTATATCAAAATGGTGTGCAGTATGAATTAGCAGCTAAGAATCCAAATTCAGATAAGCTATTTTGGGTTTATATAAAGAATCAAAAATTAGATGAATTATTGACCAAGTGGACTTCTAATAAGTAGTTTACTTTTTTATTATGTGAAAATACTGGAGGTATATGCTATGTCTATAGAGAAAATTTGTGGGATTTATAGAATTGAGAATTTAATAAATCACAAAAGTTATATTGGGCAGGCGGTTGATATTTACAAAAGATGGACAATGCACAAATGGGAATTGAATTCTGGAAAACATCATAATCTTCATTTATTAAGAGCGTGGGAAAAATATGGAGGATACAATTTTGAATTTTCAATAATTGAGGAATGTGATGAAAAGAATTTAAATGAACGAGAAATGTATTGGGTTGAATATTATGATGCGTTTTATAATGGATACAATCAGACGAAGGGCGGAGATGGGTGCCTAGGAAAAACGTGGACGGAAGCAGAAAGAGAACGAAATAGTCGTCCAGTTCTACAAATTGATCTAAATGGTAATGTTATTCATCAATTTATTAATATTAATGATGCATGGGAACAAACAGGAATCAATCGTAGGCAAATTTGGAATTGTGCAAATAAAGTTGTTACTAAAATGCGTAGAAATGATAAAATATATAAACACACAAACAAGACGGCAGGTGGTTATATATGGATATATGCAGACGAATTAGATTTGTTTGATTTATCTTATTATATTAGTAAGGTTGTTAGACGTGAAGTGTATCAATATGATGTATATTGGAATTTAATTAAAAAATGGGACTCTGCAGAATCTACTAAAGAGTGTGGTTATGATCCTTCTACAATTAGAAGTGTGTGTAATGGCGATCATATGACAGCGTATGGCTGCTTATGGAGTTATGACGTTGATAATTTAGACGAGTATATTTTGTGGTATAAAGCTCATTTTGACATTAAATACATAGGACAATATGATTTAAAAGGAAATCTCGTTCATGTGTGGAATACGGCCTCTGAGACAAAGCAAGATGGATTTAATCCTATTTTAGTAAGAGAAGTTTTAAGAGGGAAATACTTAAAACATAAAAAATATGTTTTTAAATATATCTCATGGAAAGATTTAGAAAACAATTGGAAAGGACAATTAAAATATGGAAAACAAAGAAATAATTAAACATGATTGCAAATTAGTATTTAATGCAGGAATAGCCAGACATCTTCTTAAAATGGGATGTACTATTTGTGATTTAAAGCCGTCAAAGGAGAACCCAAAGGACAAGACGGTATTCGTATTTGTTAAAGACGAAAAATTTAACGAGGCGATGTCAGAAATCAATGAACAAATTAAGGCAGCTAAAAATACAGCAGTAGAATAATTAATTCTGCTCAATAAGATACAAAGGAAGTGAGAATGGGATGGCAACTACTGCAAAGAAATCTGGAAGAAAACCGACTGCGGCAAAAAAAGCTGGTAAGCCAATTGTTGAAGAACCTAGCTACCTTTGTCCTTATTGTAATACGATGAAGAAAAGGTCTGAATACTATGTTAGTACAGATCCGTTAGTAAAAACTGGTGTTACAAGCATGTGTAAGGAATGTGCAAAAAAAATTGCAAGAAATTATGATGCAAAAACTGGTCGATATGGAGATTGTACTAAACAATCAATTATTGAGGCACTTGAAAGATTGGATAAACCATATTTCGAGAGCTTATTTAATTCAAGTTATGTAGAGAGTAATGACCCTAGCAACAAAAGCCTTCATTCAGACACATGGGAGGCATATATTAAAAATATTTGCTCATTGCCACAATATAGGACTTTAAGATGGCATGATGGAGATATAGCAAGCACATATATGGCAAAAGTTGAAGCGGCAGTAATTCCTGTAGAACAACAATTACAAAATAGCAAAAAATCAGAAGACCAAGAAGTTTATGAGACATATCAAAAGAATAAAGAAAGTGTTATTAGGTTGTTGGGCTATGATCCATTTGCTAGTGAGGCAGAGAATGATAAACCACTACTCTATTCCCAACTTGTTGGATATCTTGACATGGGTGGAGATAATGAGGACATGATGAGAAATAGCTCTGCTATTACCATTGTGCGTGGTTTCTTACAACAATCTAAAATAGATGATATGCTTGCAAAGTCAATGAAGAATATTGGTGCTAATAATAGAGCTGGTGAAATTAAATCATTGCTTGATTCTAAGCAGAAAATCAGCTCTACAATATCTCAATTGGCGGAGCAAAGTTGCTTAAGCTTAAAACATAATAAGAATCAGAGCAAGGGTGAGAATACTTGGACTGGTAAGATTAAAAAGATTAAAGAATTGAATCTTCGTGAAGGAGAAGTCAACGGATTTGATATTGCTACTTGCAAGGGGATGCAGCAAGTTATGGACTTGAGCAATGCATCTATTCTAAAGCAACTCGCGCTTGATGAGTCTGAATATTCTGACATGATTGCAGAACAAAGAAAACTTGTTACAAAGTTAACGACAGAGAAAAATAGTTATCAAGAAATAACTAGAATTTTATTAAGAGAAAATTTAGATTTGAGAGATACTTTGTCTGATAATGACTTGTTAGATGAAGAGAATCTAACAGATTTAGAAGACCTATTCTCTTCATTTGGAGATGTTGTTGAAGATGATGAAGAGGAAGGTGAAGAAGATGATCCAAGTGAATCATAAATATAAAATAAAGATTGTAGAAGACATGCATGATGAATATCTGGAAAATATGTTTACTGATTATGATACAGTATATGTTAAGCCGGGTGTTTATGCAATGTCTACAAGAAAATTAGAATCATTAGTAAAGATAGCAGAATTACAAAGATATTATCAATGCAATCCTGTTAGATTTATTAGTGATTTTTTTGGTATTGAACTTATTGATGCACAGGCATGGATAGTGCAAAGATCTTGGAATTGCCCAAACGTTCTTGTAGTGGCAACTCGTGGATTGGGAAAATCTACAGTTATTGATTTGATTCTAATGTCAAAAGGAATGCTGTTTAATAACTTCTGGAGCTATATTGCTTCTGGTTCTGGTGGACAGGCTGAACAGACATTCACTACTTTGGAGCGTTTAGCAAATGACAATATTGATGAAATGGTTGGATCAACTGGCTATATATTCAAGAATGAAGTTGAAATAAAGAATGCAGCAGGAGACGGATTTAGCCATTCAAGCAATGGTTTTTCTTATTCTCTATATAATGGGTCTAGTACTCAGACATTAAATAGTAATGTTGATAGAAAAAGGGGTATGCGTGGAACTGTCATATTTGATGAGTCAGGTTTCTTATCGGCAGAAATGATGAAAGTATATGGTGCATTTGCAATTGTTAATAAAAGTTTTAAAACTGGTAAGGACAGAGATGGCAATCTGATTGATCCAATAAGGCTTCGTACCTTTCCATCTAATATTCCAAACCAAAAATTTTATATTAGTTCTGCTTCAAGTACTGATACAGAATTTTATCGTTTGTATAGAGAGTTTGCCAAACGTCAATTAATAGGCGATCCAGATTATTTTGTGGCACATATTGATTGTGAAGTAGCTTTTCATCCAACCATGCATGGTAAAGTTATTGCTCCTTTGTTAATGCAAAGTACTGTAGAGACAGAAATGGCAACAAACTCTGAAAAGGCAAGACGTGAATATTATTGTGAATTTACAACAGATGCAGGATTAAATGCAATTATTAAACGTGGTGTTATTGCTAGAAATAGTGAAACTCGCGTACCACTCTTACATAATGACACAAACAAGAAAAAATTTGTATTTGCTTACGACCCTGCACGAAGTCGTGATAATAGTATTATTCTTGTTATGGAATTGTATATGGACGAAAAAGGAGAATACAAAGGAAGATTTGTAAACTGTGTAAATCTTTTGGATGTTGCCAAAAAGCGGAAAACTCCGATGCAAACTCCAGATCAAGTGAAATATTTAAAAGAGCTTATATTGGATTATAATGGTGATGCGCCAGATTATGAAAATATTGAGGCTATTTTAATTGATGCGGGTTCTGGTGGCGGTGGTGTTAATATCGCGGACTATCTTATGGAAGATTGGAAAGATTCAAAGGGGAATATGCATAGAGGATTAATTGATAAAGAATATAGTGCAGATTATGTTCGTAAGTATCCTAACGCAATAGACAAAATTAGATTAATCTCCCCTACACAATATAAATCCATTATTTACGAAGCATTAATTGAAATGATGAATCTAGATTGTCTTAGTTTTACTGCAGATTATGACAATAAAGGATATTTAACATTATTTGAGGTTGATGAAAAGTTATATAATTCTGAAAAGAAAAGAATTACAAATGAATTAAAAAAGCAAGACATAGATGAAATGGAATTTGCAATTAAGTTGGACGAAGAAATGAAAAAGTCTTCTTGTATGAAAACTAAAGTTGTTAAATTAGATCCATATCAGGAAATTGCATTGAAGAATATTGACGCATTAAAAGAAGAAATGGTCAATATGGTTAGAAAAAAAAGAGAATCTGGAAAAGACTCTTTTGAGCTAACTCCAGAAAAAGAAAATAAATTGCACGATGATAGAAGCTATTGTGCTGCACTATTGGGATGGTTCTTGTCTGAAAAGCGAGCAGAACGTATTCGTAATAAGAAGCGTCCTAGTAGCGCAAATATGCTTGATCAGTTTAAGATTCGAGCACCTCAAAAACCCGGCAGCTTATTTAATTAAGAAAGGCGGTGAAATAATTGCCAACAGAACAGAAGAACACAGTTTCTCATGGAACAGAACATTCAATTAAAGAAATAGCGGATTTCACCGCTAAACAACAGCAAATTGAGCAGTTTAAACAGGCTGCAAAGGCAGCATTGCAATTATTGGATTTACAAAATCCTCCGAGTAAAACATATACAGTATATTCTAAGGATTCACTTAGAACATATTTAAAGAACCCACTTACTGATACAAACCAGAAAAATCTAAGACAGTTAAGCCAATTTTTATACGTTTTGAGTGCGCAATATAGAAGAATTATTGCATATTTTGCTACGCATATTGATTTAACTGCATATAATGTGATTCCTAATGTCTCTATGACAGAGGACAATGACGATGAAAAGATTCTTCAGAATTATGAGTCTACTTTAAAGTGGATTGAAAAAATGAATATGCAAGGACAAATTCATGGCATTTTGACTGCATGCCTTAGAGAAGATTGCTTCTATGGATATATTTATTATGAAGATGGAGAGGAACAAGATAGGAACTCTTTTATAATTGTTCCTTTGAATGCAGATTATTGTAAAATAAGTTCTGTTAATTATAATGGAACTCTTAATTGTGCATTTGACTTTTCATATTTTGATAGTTCTGCCAATAAAGTATATCTTGATTATTGGGACAAAGAATTTACAACTGGTTATAATGCGTATCAAAAGGACAGCAAGCAAAGATGGGCAGAGCTTGATCCAGAAAGAACAGTTGTTTTTAAAATGGACTATGATCAATTGGATAGGGTTATTCCTCCATTTGCTAGTCTATTTGAAGACATTATTGATTTGATTGACCTTCGTGGCATTACAAGTGTTAAAGACAAACTTTCTATTTATAAATTACTTGTTGCGGAGATTGATACTCTATCAAACACTACCAATCCAGATGATTTTGCAGTAAGTCTTGATTTGGCAGTAGATTTTTATAATAAAATCAATCAAATACTTCCAGAAGAAATTGGTCTCGCGTTGTCTCCTATGAAGATTGAGCCAATTACTTTTGATAAAGATGCAACTGATGAGACAAATAGTATCTCAAAGGCAAATAAGAATTTGTGGGAGTCTGCGGGCGTGAGTCAAATTATGGACAATTCAAAATTGACTGGTTCTACCGCTGTCACTGCAGCAATGAGATTTGATGCATTATTCATACAAAAACCTCTATTGTGGCAAATAGAGGCAAGAGTTAATATGTTTTTAGATTATGTTTTGCCAGACAATGGTATGCGTTTAAAGTATATGCAAGTGAGCCCTTATTTGAAAGATGAAGTTATTAAAAATGTAAAGGAAGCTTGTACATTAGGACTTCCCATGAAGACGCAACTTGCTGCTTTAATGGGGGTTAGTCCGTTAGACATGAATTCAATGTTGCATCTTGAAAATGAAATTTTGCAGCTTCATGAAAAGATGGTACCACTACAAAGTACTTATACTCAAACTGGTAGTTCTGATACTGGTGGAGCTCCGACTAAGGATCTTGGTGATTTGACAGACGATGGTGAGGCCAGTATAGATAAACGAGATAAGGCCAATTAAAGGAGGTATATATATGTCAGACAATAGTCAAAAATTTATTGTTACTAAAGATAAAGCAACAGCGACATCTTTGATTGCCTCTGAATTTAAGCTGGTATCTCAAATTGGAGATACTTACACTTTTTTAAATCAACCACCAAAACATTTTAATTTTAGCGTGATTGATAAAAGTAAGTATTGTTTTAGTAATATTTTAAGCATGTAGGCTCCTTCCGAGCATTACATAGATATCTTTTAATGAAAGGAGGGAGAATATATGCCGAGAACGTTTTATACAGTTGATGATTTATATAAATTCTGTAAAGAGAACAATTTTTCTAAGTTTAGCTCCAAAGAACATGATAATAAACCTTTAATTGTGCAGTCTATTGAATCGTTTGAATCTAATGATACTAGCAAAGATGGTTTACTTGATGTAAAGCTTAAGGCATGTCATATAGGTGTTAATCGTAATGGCTCTTCAATTTCTGAAGATACAATGAAACAATATATGGATTCTTTCAAAGGGCGTCCAATTCTTGGGTCAATTTTTAAAGCAGACAATGGAGAATATGAATTTCATTCACATGATATTGATATAGATGAAGATGGCAATTTAGAGTATATTGAGCAGCCAGTTGGTGTTATCAGTCAATTAAAGGAGCCATATTTAGAATACGACGAGAAAAATGACAAGACTTATTTAATGGTCGAAGGTCATGTTTTTGAAGATTATTCTAAGGCAGCAGAGATTCTTCAGAGACATAAAACTTGCAAGTGCTCTGTTGAAATTGCGGTTGATGAAATGAGTTGGAATGCGGAAGAGAATTATCTTTCTATTGACAAGTTTGGCTTCCGTGGAGTGACAATTCTTGGCTATGAGCAAGATGGCCAAACTCCTATTGAGGAAGGTATGCAAGGCTCTAAGATTACAATTGAGGATTTTGGAGAAAAGAACAGTATGTTTTCACAGAATTATCAAGAAAAATTGATTGATGCGTTGGAAAAGCTTAATAATACGCTTTCTACGTTTCAAAATAAAGACTTTAATCAGAAAGGAGTGAACGAAGAAATGAACAAGCTAGAAACTCTGATGGAAGAGTATAAAGTTACTATGGATGATATTGATTTTGAAGTTGAAGGTTTAAGTGATAATGATCTTGTTGCTGCATTTGCAGAACATTTTGGCAATAAAGATTTTGATGGTGAAGATGGTACTGATGACACTTCTGATGGAAGTGGCGATGATAACACTGGTGATGAAGCTAGCGGCAGTGAAGGTGAAACGGATCCTGATGGTGGCGACGGAAATCCTGAAGAAAATCCTACAGACCCAAATCCTTCTGAAGGCGGCGATGATGATAAGGGTGACGACGAAGAAGATGATGACGATGAATCTTCTAAAAGCAAAAGAAAGTATTCTGTTGATGAGAATGGTAATATGACACTCACATGGGAGCTGTCTCATGAAGATATCCGTAATAGCATTTATAACCTGATGTGCGCTGAGAGTGAATGGTGGAATTGGATTATTGAGACTTATAATGATAGTTTTATTTATCAGGATGGCGAAGATGGTAGATTCTATAAGCGTGGCTACTCTATTGACGGTGATAATGTCGCACTAGGTGAAGACAAGGTTCAAGTGTTTAGCGAATGGCTAACTCAGGAAGAGAAAGATGCTATTGCAGCTCTAAAGGCAGATTATGCTAAACTTAAAGAATTTAAGGATAGTTTCGACGCTTCTGAGCTTAAAGCAAAGAAAGATGAAATCTTTGCTCGTGAAGAATATGCAGTGCTTGGTGATGACGAGACATTTGCTGAGTTAAAGGCAAACGCTGATAAATATTCTATTGATGAGATTGAAGAGAAGGCAAAAGTTATTTTTGCTGATTATGTTGTTAAGAAAGGTCAGTTCTCTTTTGAGAATAAGGGAGAAAAGAAACCTATTAGCAAGGTTGGTATTAATTTCAACAAGCCTACAAAGAAAAAGGCTTATGGAAATCTATTTAATGATTAATAAATAATAAATCTCTTATTTAGACTTAAAGCTATTGTATAAATAGCTTTTTGTTATGTTAAAACAAATTTTTAATTATGAAAGGATGAAAATAATTATGGCAAATGTTTATGACAAGATTGTTGGAGATGCACATGTAGTTTGCAGCTCAAGTTTGCTCAAGGGTACTGAAGTAGGTCATATCCTATCTGTTAAGTGCCATAAGGATCTAGATAATGGTTCTATTATTACTCGTGGCGCATGGGTTGAGGCACAGGTTTTCGATAGTGCTGATTATGCCGCTGGTAAGAAGCCATATCTAGTGCTTACGACTCCAATTGGTTACAACAGTGATCGTAAGTATTATCAGGAGGAAAAGTATTTCTATAATGCTGCTGGTGAGATTGCTCGTGCTTATGAGCTTTATGTTGACGACATCTTTGAGGTGTCTGATGATGCAATCACTGCCCTAGCTACCGCTCCAGTTGTTGGTAATTATGTAGAGATTGAGAATGGTCTTTATAAGGAAGCTGCAGCAGCTCCTAAGTCTGGTATTGCTCTAAAGATCATTGAGAAGGTTAATTACACCAATGGTGTTTCTTACAGACTCCACGTTGAGAGTCTTGGTATGTAATATAGGAATTTAAGGAAGGAGGAAATTAATTATGTCTAAGTTTATGAATTTTGATGCAAAGGTTCAGCATGCATTTAATGATGATGTGAATGATTATGTTGCTTTTAATAAGCTAATGCTTGATGCCGCTCGTGGCACTGTTGATGGCTATTCTGTTAAGGAAGCTAATGATAAGATTGTAGAAGTTTTCCGTCAGGTGATTGGTTGCGATGAGCATTCTACAAAGGCTGAGATTAGACGTGGTATTCGTAAGAATCAGGCAGTTCTATTTGATATTATTGAGGAGACTATTGATGACGCTCTAGTTAGCGGCTGGCAAGAGAATCCTTTCTTTAGAGAGTATGTTGATGTCAAGAATCTTGCTCTTGGCGACAAGAACGAGTTCTATGTTCCTGACAACAGTGTTCTTTCTGTTATGAAGGTTTCAGGCAACCATCACGATATTATCCGTCAGAGACTAGGTGCTGGCAAGGTCTTCTCTGTTGAGACTAGCTGGTACGCCGTGAAGGTTTATGCAGAATTTGAGCGTCTACTTACTGGCGTTGAGGATTTTGCTACTCTAGTTAGTAAGATTACTGAGGCTTTTGATCGTTATGTCAATCAGGCCCTTTATGAGGCCTTAATTGGTGTTGGCACTACTCTAGGTGCTCAGTGGTACAAGTCTTCTGCTATTGATGCTTCTACCAAGGAGACTCTACGCACTCTATGTATGGATGTCGGCATGGCATCTGATTCCGAAGTTGTAATTATGGGTACTCGTGCAGCTCTTGCTAGTGTGTTTGCTCTTAATGATGTCTCTTGGGCTTCTGGCGACATGAAGAACGAGATGTATACCACTGGTCGTTTTGGCTATTGGGAAGGAATTAGACTTAAATAAAATAGGTCGCGGTCTAAGAAATTAGATCGAAAAATAACGCATTGAATTGCTGGAAAATCCTAAAGCTGTATTGACTACAACGTGGACTGTAAAGTCGAGCGTGATAGTTGCGAAAGTAGAAAAAACAAATACAGATTACATATGGTTAAACCCTAAGTGTAGTTATAATGGACAATCAGCAGCCAAGTGTCTTGACAAAATTGAATAAATATGGTATAATTACAATACAAAATTATAGTCAAGATGAAGGTTCAACGACTATCCCGCAAGGGAGTAGGACGCAAGTGATTGGCGTTCGAAGTGGTGCGCGTCCGAAAGGACGAAGATATAGTCTGCTCTCTATCGAAAGATAGAGGTTGAATTTTTCAACAACGCAGAGGTAGCGCTCTGTATTTTATTTTCCAATAATGTTTTTTAAAGAGGTAAATATGAAATATCAAGAATTTATCAATAATATTCTACAAACTCGTGGGCGTTTTATGAATGACGACGAATATCACGAAAGACATCATATTGTCCCTAGATGTAAAAATGGATCAGACGATGATGAAAATTTAATTGATTTATTTGCTAGAGAACATTTTATTGCACATAAAATGCTTGCTCAAGAAAATCCAGATGATGATAAATTGGCACATGCATATACATTAATGGCTTTTGTGAAAGACAAGAATCAAAAAAGATATGAATTAACTCCAGAAGAATATGAAGAAGCAAGAAAGGTGTATGCAGAAAAATTTTCTGGTTATAAAAATCCATCTGCAAGACGTGTAATAAGACTGTGTGATGATAAAATATATAATACAATCAAAGATTGTTATATTGACAATAACATTAGTAATACTACAATGTGGGAAATGTTAAAGATTCATCGTGATTTTATGTATTATGATGAATATATCAATATGTCGGAATGTGAACGTAAGGAAGTAAAATCTATTGATTGGAATGTAATTCAGCACATAAATCGAAGTGAGGCAGCTAAGAAATCAGGAAATGGTGGGAGCATAGAATGCTCTTCTGAGACTCGTGCAAAAATTAGTGCTGCACACAAAGGCAAAAATGGAATAAATATATATTGTCCACAACTGGACGAGTCGTTTGTAACGATAAAATCTGCATCAGAAAAATACAATATTTGTAGAGAATCTATAAGGGCTTGTATTTGTGGAAAGCAGAAACATGCTGGTAAGCACCCAGTTACCAGAGAACCATTATCATGGGTAAAATTGGAAAATAAAATTTGTTAAACATAAAGGTGTTGAGCTAAAGCAGGGCTTTAAGCTTAATGATACCACTCAGTATCTAGTTGCTAATGATGTTCTATTCATTATGCCTGTTGGTGTTGAGCCAATGCTAAAGCTTGTTTACGAGGGTGATACTCGTATGTATCAGGTGCAGGATGCAGGCACTCATATGGATATGACATATGATTATGAGGTACAAACCAAGATGGGCATTGGTGTTATGCTCAATCAGAAGTTTGGCTACTGGAAGATTATTAAGCAATAATTAACAATACAAAATTATTTTAAGGAATAAAAGGAGAAATTTTAATGGCAGGTACAAGAAATAAAAAGCCAGAGGCATCCGCCTCTGTAGAAGATGTAAGTGCTTCTGTTGAAAATGAAGCAGTTAAAGCAACTCAAAATAAGGCGCCTCGCAAGTTTGCTATGGATGATCCTATTCTTTGTAAGTCTGTGACTTTTGGAGAATTATTGCTACCGGGTAAGAAGTCTCAGCTTCTTTATACGTGGGCTAATTATGGGGATACAACTGAAGTTGAATTTCAAGACCTTCAAGCGTTGAGATCTACAAGGTCAGCATATTTAAATGCACCATATTTTGTAATTGAAGATGAAGAGCTTCTTGAACAATGGCCTGAATTTAAGACGTTGTATGACAAAGTTGCAGCCGTTGATGTGGATAGTTTATTTAATCTTCCAATTAATCAATTTAAGAAGAGACTTCGTGAAATCCCAGTTGGTTTTAAAGACTCTGTAAAGAATATTGCGGGTGATAAGATTCGTAATGGCTCTTTAGACAGTCTTGCAAAGATTAATGCACTCGATGAGATTTTGGGAACAGAATTGAAGTTGCTAATTCAGTAATAAGTAAGGAGGTTAGGGAATGACTTCCTACGAAACAATTTTTAAGCGTTTTCTTAACCGAATTACAGATTACGATCTTCCTCTTCTTCCAGAAGAAGATTTGGATGAGATGATGTGTGGTTGGTTAACAAGCGCGATTGCGAATTTTACTAGATGTAAGTCTGATTTATCTAATAGAGATGATGAAAGTAAGACATTTAATGCTGATTTAACTAATTATGAGATTGAAGTTTTATCATTGTATATGGTTTGTGCATGGCTTGATCAAAGGATTAATAGTGTATTGCTTACAAATCAGTTTATCGGTGGTAAAGAAGAGAAGTTTTTTAGTCAAGCGAATCAGCTAGAAACATTAAAAGCTCTCAGGGACGCTACGTTTACCGAAGCTAGAAAACTACCACGTGACTATAGTTATGTGACAAATGATTATTTTGGTTAAGGGTGGTGTTGCGTATGAATTTTAAATACGGGGTATTGCCTCAAAACCAAATCCATGAAGAAAAAATACGTCTTCAGGGTGCAATTTATAAGTTGCTACCATATAAAGAAGATGGCTATGAACTGTTGGATAAATATTTTCAAACTCTTTTACAGCGCATTAGTGGACTAAATAGTTTATTTATGGAACAGCCTAAAATTATAACTTTAATGAGTATTTTAGAATCAGCACGTTATGAAACTGATTTTCTTAAGTATAGAAAAGATATTTTAGATGCATGTTCTCTTGTAAATGAAATAGAGGAGGTTGATTCCGATGTATGATTTATTTAATAATCGGATGAGACTTCAAGGTCGTAATGTGGGAGAAGTATTTAAGCACCAATCTGATAAGATTATGGATGCAACTTTCACAAATGATGTTGCTTATCGCAAGTGTTATATTCAAGATAAGGATGTTATTTTCCCAGAACAGACTCTTGTCGGCTATAAAAAAGCAAAAGCTGTATTTCAGGGATCAGAAAAATATAATCCACAAAAAATTATGGGCTTTGAGCCTATAGACGCAAAGTATCTGGTACATGCATATTATAGTGTTTCAGGGGATCAGGTAGATTATTACTTACAATTTCGTCCACTTGAACATGGAAGGAATCCGAATGTGAGAGTTGGTTCATTTGTTTTTGTGCCAGATGACCTTGGCGTATATAATTTGTGGTTAATTGTCGCTCGTGATGATAGGCCGCAATTTCCACAATTTTATATTTTAAAATGTAATCTTTTGTTAAAATGGGAAGTTGAAGAAAAAGACTGGCCATTGTATGAAGGAAAACATGTTGATGTTGGTACATATTTTTCATGGGCTGTGCAAAGAACACAGAGCAGTTATAACTCCGGTGTTTGGATGGATTACTATGTCCAATCTGTAGAAAACCAGTTAAAGGCAGTTTTGCCAACCAATGTAGATACAAATACGATAACTTATAATGAGCATTTTGTTATTAGTGATAATCCTCTTCGCAGGATTGCGTGGGAAGTTTCTAAGGTAGAGAATACTACTACTTTTGGGCTTACTAAATTAACTTTTACACAGGAGCTCGAATTTGATGTCGTAGATAATGTTTCTTGGATTAATTTCCAGAGTAATAATTTCTCAGACAAAAATACTGGAGTTGAGTACGACTATTACAAAGAAAGAACTAATGACAATAACATTCATTCACCGTCTGAAGCTTGGGGTGTAGAAACTAGTGTAATTTCTTATACTGGAGTCGCTCCAAGCATGAAGGCTGGAGGAAGTTATAAAACTTTTACTGCAAATCTATACAAGAATGGAGAATTTGTTACTAATAGACCTTATTGGCGCATTGAGTATTACAATAGTGACTCTCTTGTATGTGTTGTAGGATTTATTTATATAAATGACCAACTTGTTTGCGATAACAGTAATGGTGAGTTTGTTGTTGATAAGAATAAGATTATTTATAAAGAAAATAATGAGCAATTATTTGGTATTCAATATGACTATAATATTGAGAAGCCAATGGATCTGAAATTGAAATGTTTGCAGATTCTAAATATGATTGGCGGAAGTATAATTATTAGTGTTGATGATGATCCAACAGAAATACAAACTCCTTCTGCTACTTTGACTGTGGAGGTGGAAGGATTATGATGACATCTATGGGTCGTGATTTGCAGAATATTGATGATGATATTCTTTATGCAAAGCGTCAGATTAAGGAAAAGCTTTGTAAAGATTTAGATATTATTAAATATCTGCACAATACTGAATTAGAAAGAGTTAATGCAGAGCCAGAAGATTATTTCAATTGTAATATATACCCTTTTATTAGAATCCCCGGAACACAGGATAAAGTCAAAAACTTTATCTGTTTTTCTGTGGATGATATCGAGGATATGAAATATAATGAAGTAATGAAAATGCAATATATTCAATTTGTTGTGTTTTGCCATGGCGATGATGTTGATACGGGAATTGGGATTTCCCGTCATGATCTCTTAAGCTATTTTGTAAAAGATGATTTCAACTTTAGTAATTTACTCGGTCTAAAGCTTAAACTTGTCTATAATAGAGAAAGCATTATGGATAATGATTATTATTGTCGTACATTAAAGTTTGAGGCTGTTAAACCAAATATGAGACTCAATAGTGGATACTTAAAACCACAGCCAAGAAGAAGCGACGAGGTGGATGAACATGGATTTATTAGAAATTGATGAGTTAGGTCTTTATTTTGGAGATCCATATGTAATTAATGATAATATATCTGTGTTGCAACCAAGTATTGGTGAAATTGCTCAATATGGAGAGCGCAAGTATTTTAGCGTTATTCATACAATAACTGCAATCCCTAGTGATATGAAAAGTCAACTTTGGGATCTCGGTATTGATTGGGAAGAAATTTCTGATTTTGATCTGTTTATGATGCTTGCGCCTACGCTTAATGTTGAAACAACTAGAATTGTTTTAGGTGATATTGACTTGTCCAAACTTAAACCATATAAGAACAATCAAAATGACCAGATTGTTCTTGCGGATAGAGAAACTGGGCTTGTTATAGATATGCTTATTTATGAGCGTATTGTAAATTATTTGCGCAAAGTCCATGGGCTGAAGAAGAAAGTGGAGCATGCGGGAAATAAATATACAAAGAGAATTCTTATTGATGAGGACAGAAAGCAAATTGAGATTAATAAAAATAAACCTTACAAATCGTTTCTTACTCCACTTGTTTCTTCTGTAAAATGTCGTATGGGATATACAAAAGATTACGTTCGCAATATGCAAGTTTATGAATTTTTTGATGATATTGCGAGATTGAATGTTATCAACAATTCTGATGCACTGTTAAGAGGGATGTATTCAGGAATGATTGATACCAAGAAAATTAAAAAATCAGAATTAAATTGGATGAGAGAGCTAGATAAAGACTAGCTCTTTTATTATATTGAAATTTAAATTTATTATTTTAATGGAGGTAATTTATTATGGCTTTTGATATGAATAACTTCGTAATTGATAGAGTCGTGAGAGGTGTTGCTCTTTCTCAGACTGATGACTCTGTTATGTTCGCACTAAACCAGATTACTAACCCAAGTTTATCTTGCAGCTCTGAGAGCACAGATGCGGTCGATGGACTAGGTGTACCAATCGCAACATTTTACCGCGCTAAAAATGCGGAGTTCTCTGCAGAGAACGCAATTTTTGATATGAATTTGATGGCAACTCAGGTTGGTACTGCAAAGCAGGTTGCTTCTGATTCAGACAAGATTACTACCCCTGCATTTGAGACTATTGACATTGATGGCTCTGCGACTTATACACTAAAGCATGTTCCTCTTGATGAGATCAAAAACGTATATACTTTAAATGGCGATGGCACTCTCGGTACGGTCTTTACTAAGAGCACTTCTGCTTCTGCTTCTAATTTTGCCATTAGCGGCAGCACCCTTACTCCTCCAACTGGTCTTAAGAAGGGTGATCAGCTATTCGTGATTTATGAGTATGAGGCAGCTCAGGCAGTTTCTGTCATGAACTCTGCTAATAACTTCCCAACTGCTTGCAAGCTAGTTCTTGAGGTACTTGGATGCGATGTATGCGATCAAACCAAACTCGTGTTCGCATATATTATCTTCCCCAACTTCAAGCTTAGTCCAGACTTTGATTGGAATAACAAAAAATTTGCTACATTTTTTAAAGTTCCCTGCGTTTGTAACGAGCGTAGAGTGGCGTAAATGAACTTGCGTCCAATAATCCCTTTAATTGCTGGAAGTCCCTAAAGCCAATTAAACTACAACGTGAAGATGAAATAAACTTGTGCGTGATAGTTACGAAAGTAGAAAAAATTAATTGGATGGTGCAAGGTTAAATCCTAAACATTGACATAATGGGTAATCAGCAGCCAAGCCTCGAAGAGAGGAAGGTTCGACGGCTATTCCGAGAGGAAGTAGGCTCAAGTGAGCCAAAATGGGGGATGCCTAAAACGTATATACTACGAATGGCAGTGATATAGCCTATTCTTATATGAGAGTATAAGATGTCTTTTGAAGACTGGCGCAGAGTAACGAACTGCGTTGAATATTAAGCATTCAGACGGATGGTACGCATCCATTTTCTGGTAAGGCCATGCAGGAATTAAATTATAGTTCCCGTGCAGCGTAAGCTGTTCGATAAAATAAACATATCGAATTGCTGGAAACCCCTAAAGACAACAAAACCACAACATAATAGTGAAATATATATAAGTGTGATGGTAACGAAAGTAAAAAGAATTTGTTGTATGGTATATGGTTAAATCCTAAGTACTTTTTTAATGGGCAATCAGCAGCGAAGCTCCGAATAGGAGAACGTTCAACGACTATCTCGAAAGAGAGTAGGCTCAAGTGAGCCGAAGTGGTATGCTCCTGTAATAAAAACAGGATGATGATATAGTCTTTCCTTGTATGAAAATACAAGATGCATGTAATGATGCTGACTAAAATTAACGACTTTAGTTGAAAATATGAGATTGTGACAAAGACAAGAAATTATTCCAAATCATCGTGCCGGGTGATGAATAATTTTGTATAAGTTGCATAGTTGACAATACTAAATTATAGTGGTATAGTTAAAATGTAGAATAGATGAGGAGTAATTAACCTCGTTGATACGGGGGAGAGTAGCCTCACTCTCCCCTTTTCTTCTTTATTTTAAAGAAAGAGGCATATGAAAATGAGAGGCGAATTTATATGAAAAAAAGAAAAACTCAAGAAGAATTTGAAAAAGAATTAAAAGAGATTCATCCTAACATTAAAGTCATTGGAAAATATATAAATACTAATACAAAAATACATTGTTTATGTATGATTCATAATTATGAATTTGATTCCATCCCGAACAATATGCTACGAGGGCATGGCTGTAAATTGTGTGGGATAGAGAAAAACTCTAGTTCTCGTACAAAACCACATGATCAGTTTGTAAGTGAAGTTAAAAAAATAAATCCACAAATTGAAATTATTGGAACGTATATGAATATGAATACATACATAAAGTGTAGATGCTTAATTGATGGGTACGAATGGGACTCAGATCCTCATAAGCTTTTGAAGAAAATATCATGCCCTGTTTGTAGAAATAAAGCCGTGATGCAAGGTGTTAACGATGTAGCTACTACTCGTCCAGATCTTGTTAAGTATTTTAAGAATAAAGAGGACGCTTATAAATATACACAAGGTAGTGAAGCAATTATTGATGCCGTATGCCCAGCCTGTGGAACATATAAAAGAATTCGTGTAGGAAATTTGTCACGATATGGATTGGCATGTAATGTATGTTATGAAAGAAAATATGGTAAGAAGAGAGTAGGATATAATTATTGGAATATAAATACTATGCAAGAATATTTAAACGAAAATGTTCCGGGGTATATCGTATTAGACTCTAAGTCTGAAAAGAATAAAAATGGATGGGAACTGTTCGTGTATATTCAATGTGCGAATAAGGATCATCAGCCATATTGGACGAGATGGGCAAATATTCAAAAGGGATATCTTTGTCAAAAATGCGCAGGGAATTATAGTAACGGAGAAATTATGGCAGAACAAATATTTGTTAAGCATAATATAAATTTTATTCCACAATATACATTTAATGATTGTAAAGATCAAAGGCCATTGCCATTTGATTTTTATCTTCCAGATTATAATTTAATTGTTGAGATTATGGGAGAACAACATGAGTCGCCTGTTGATATTTTTGGTGGAGAAGAAAAATTTGAAATAACGGTAATGCATGACAAACTTAAGAGGGACTATTTAAACAATCACAACATTGATATTTTAGATATTTGGTATAATGAGTTTAATAGAATGGAGAATTTAATTCTTAATAAATTAGCTTCTCAACAACTCAAAACAATTACCACCTGAAAAGGAGGAACTTATAGATGAAGAATATGCGCAAAGCTCGTAAGTGCATTTGTTGTGGTAAAGAGTATAATTACTGTGGCAATTGCGCACAGGATCGTTATAAACCAACCTATTTTGCACTTTACTGCAGTGAAAATTGCCATGACGCATTTACTGCAGCAAACGAGTTCAATTTTGGTCATATCTCTAAGGAAGAAGCACAGAAGAAGCTAAAGGCATGTGATTTGTCTGAGCTTGATTCTTTCAATGAGATCGTTAAGAAAGATATTGAAAAGATTATTGCCGAGCCTGAAGAGAAGGCTGCACAGCATCAGTTTAAGAAGGTACAGGCATAAATTACGAAGTAGTTACAATTAAATACAATTATATGGGATATTAACTACTTCAAAATGTTAATATCCTATTTTTTTAGCCGTTAGGTACATGACACGTGGATGCATCTGGCGACATTTATATTGGAATAAAAAGGAGAAGAAACGAATGGTTAAGAGTACAATTACAGGAAAGGAATATAATCCAGACAATAGTTCTGTCGTGTACATTTCAAATTTCCAGCAGATTTATAAATATTTATGTGCTGGAGCAGAAGATGATTTGGTAGACATTTTATACACAAATACTAGGAATGATTGTTTAGTGTTTGTTTTTAAAAAGTCAAGTAAAATTAAGCACTTGTATGAACTATGGAATAATCATGAACTGTAAAAATTATATACTTTATAAGATTTATTATGGCAATGAGCTTGTATACATAGGTCGAACTTCGCAAGATTTAATTGATCGTTTAAGGTTACACTTTTTTGGCAAGCCAATGGTTAAGAAGTTAGATATTATTGAAACGACACGTATAGAGTATGCTGTATGTGCTTCTGAGGCAGATATGTTTTTATTGGAGATTTTTTTAATAAACAAGTATAAGCCTCGTATAAATAGAGATGATAAAGCGCATGATGAGCTTTCTACGTATTTATATCTTCCTGAGCCAAAGTTTTATTCATATTACAATCCATTGCTAGACAAATGGAAAGAAAAAGAAATTGAACATCTTATTGACACTGCTCCGTTAGACTATACTGATGGAGAATTAATATGGTTTTAAAACTCCATAAAGAAAGGAGTGTGAAGTGTTAAAATGTCTGATAGTTACGCAAAAATAAAATTAGCTGCAAACCACAATCAACTTATTCTTGTTAAAGATCAGGATCTTTCTGCTGGTAATTGCAATTCTGTTTTTATGGAATTTGCACTTAGAACTGATGATTGGTTGATGTGTGAAAAGATTAAAGCAGTATTTAATAATTATTATACTAGGACACTTGATAAAAAATTAATATGTGACATTCCGCCTGAAGTTTTAGCCACTCCCGGAGAATTTGAGGTTGGCCTATATGGTATTAACAAAAATATTCGTATTTCTACGAATAAAATTGAATTTCATGTTGGAGAAGGGACTTGTAGTGGAATGATTACGGAACCAGATGGCAGTATTAATCCAGATGATTCTTATATTTTTAATGGTGGAAATGTCGATGGATATGGGCCTGATGATACCGGTCGTTTAGTAATATATGATGGTGGCGGTGTTCATGGCTATTAAAGGGGGTGGATGAATGAAAACAACCACTATAAAAAGCGTTTTCCAGTTTAGGAGAGCAACGACTGAAGAATGGGAAAGTGTTAACCCAATTTTAAGAGTTGGTGAACCCGCATATGATATCACATTAAAGAAGCATAAAATTGGTGATGGAGTCACTGCGTGGAATGATTTACCATACCAAGAAGGAACAGGAACGGCTGATAAAATTGATTGGGCAAATATTTTAAATGCACCTACGAAGCTTAGTCAATTTGATAATGATTTAGACATTCCAGATTCTAGTTATATAGACGAAAAATTAGCTCAAAAGGCGGACATAAATCATAACCATGATGGTGTATATCAGCCTGTTGGAGATTACTTAACAGAGGAAACTGACCCCACTGTTCCAGAGTGGGCGAAACAAGTAGAAAAGCCAACATATGATTATGCGGAGATTAAAAATACTCCTAACTTAACTGAATATATTAAAACTGAAGATTTAAGTCAATATGCAAAAACTGAGGATGTCGATAGCAAAATAAAGGAAGCAACGCAGGGATTCGAAAAATATGACGACACAGAAATTAAAAGGCGTATTACTGCGAATGAAGAATCAATTAAATCATTGTCTGGCGATGGAGAAGGCTCTGTTAAACAAACTGTAGCTAATGCAATTGCAGGGGTAATTAGTGGTGCTCCAGAAGACTTTGATACTTTAAAAGAAGTTGCAGACTGGATTAAGAATGATACAACTGGTGCTGCGAAAATGGCAAATGATATTGCTGCTTTAAAAGATTCTGTGAAGAATCCATTAAATATTACTGGAGCGACTTCTGGTCAAATTGTTAGAATTAAGGCTGTTGGTTCAGATGGTGCGCCAACTGAATGGGAAGCAATAGATGTCCCAAGTGGTCCAGGATTGGCGGGGGTAGAGTCTATAAATGGTAAAACTGGAGCTCTTAAAACATCTGATATTATCAATACGTCGGTAGACCCTAATAAAATTGCTGTTGCTTCTGATGGCACATTGGAAGTTAATTCTATTACTGTTAATAAAATAGTTCAAGACGAAGAAGATGAACTTGTTATTTTTGGCGGAAACGCTTAATTTTTAAGGAGGGTTTTATTCAATGGCGACTAAAACACTAAACACGAAAATTATTATGAGAAATGACACCGCTGCTAAATGGACTGAGCAGAATTCAGTTCTACTCAAGGGTGAGTTTGGTGTCGAAAATGATACTAATAAGTTTAAAATCGGTGATGGTACAACTGCTTGGAATGACCTAGCTTATGCTGGTGCTGATGAGGCAGCAATTGAAAACATCATTGCACAGCATAGAGATAGTCTTTACAAGTACACTCGTACAGATGCCGCTCAGTCTGATTCTGATGCTATCGCTGCTGCACTTGGTGAGAGTACTGCAGTTCAGGGCGATATTGTTGTTATCACGACTACAGTTGATGGCAATACTTATGAACAGAGCGCATTCATGTATGATGGCACACAATGGGCAGCTATGACTGGTAAAGTTGATGCAGATAAAGTTATTTTACAGGACGACATTACCATGGCTGGCAATTATAGTCAGATTGGTAACTTAACCAAAGCCCAGAATGGCACTGCCACTTTTGCCACAAAAGGCAAGTCTGTGTCTGAGGCACTACTTGAGATCTTTTCGAAGAGACTACAGCCCGGAACTCCTATTGCTCCTGCTGTAACTCTAACCTTCGGTCAGGCTCAAGCTTATGAGGTTGGCACAACTGTGTCTCCCACCTATTCTGCTTCTCTAAGCGCAGGCTCTTATACTTATGGCCCTGCTACTGGTATTACGGCTACTTCTTGGGAGATTAGTGATACGGCTGGTAATACCGCAACTACTGCTACTGGCTCCTTTGCAGATGTAGTTGTTGCTGATAATACTAATTATAAGATTACTGCCAAGGCCAATTATGGTGAAGGTGCAGTGGCAAAGGACAATCTAGGTTCTGATTCTAGCCCTGTTGTTAAGATTGCTGCTGGCTCTGCTACTAAGACTTCTGGCGCGATTACAGGTTATCGTAATAGTTTCTATGGTGCTGTAAAAGAAAAGGCAGAAGTTACTAGCACTATTATTCGTGGACTAACTAAGACCAACAAGGCTCTTGTAAATGGTAACTCTTTTACTATTAATATCCCTGCTGGTGCAGTCCGTGTAATTTTTGCTTACCCTGCTACTCTACAGGATGTTAGTTCTGTAAAAGACGTAAACGGTCTAAATGCGGAGATTAAGAGTGCTTTTACTAAGTCTTCTGTAACTGTTGCTGGTGCTGGTTCCGATGCTGGCATTGCTTACAAGGTATATGTAACTGACTTTGCTGAACCTGTTGCAAAAGCCAATTCTTATACGGTGAAAATCTAATAAAGGGGGACGAAGATTATGGCTATGACTTTTGGTACACTTGATTTTGCAGTTGCTTTTAATCGTCAGACGGCTTTCCCTCTTGACGCTAAAAGCTATTTTGAAAGTTTAGAACTTGCTACTGCCGCTGCTGCTTCAGCACAAGAGGCTGGTAGTTCTGAAACCACTTATTACTTTGGTCAGACCATTGCTGTTGTTGAAAATAGCAAGGCGACTCTTTATGTTATTCAACCGGACAAGACTCTAAAAGAGGTTGGCGGCAATATTGCTATTAATGAAAATGTTTTTGCTAAAGATGAAGATGGCACACTAAATTTACTTGGTTTTGCTGATGCTGTTGGTGGTGCTCAGTTAGTTAAGACTGAGGATGGTAAGGTTTCTTGGGTAAAGCCAGATACTACTACTGTTGAGGGTCTTTCTACTGCAATTAAGTCTCTACAGACGGTCGTTGGTGATGATAAGAGCGGTCTTGTAAAGCAAGTTGCTGACAACAAGGCAGCTATTGATACACTTAATGGTGACAAAACTGTATCTGGTTCTGTCGCTTATCAGATTGCACAGATTGTCGCTGGTGCAGATGAGAGTTTTGATACCCTAAAAGAAATCGCAGATTGGATTACAACTCATAAGACTGACGCAGCTACAATGAATTCACAGATTAGTACCAACAAGGATGACATTGCATCTCTTAAAACTCTTGTTGGCAGTACTGCTGTTGCTACTCAGATTTCAAATGCTATTGATGCAGCTCTTAAAGACGGCGAGACAGACAAGTATGCACTTGCTGCAGATTTGACTTCTCTATCAGATGAGGTTGCTGCCATTAAAACAAAACTTGGTGAAACCTCTGTTGCCGATCAGATTGAGGCAGCACTAAAGGTTGATGGTGCAGAAAAGTATGCATTAGCTTCTCATACTCATGAGATTGCAAATGTTACCGGCCTTCAGGATATTCTTAATGGCAAAGCAGCAGCTAATGATGTTGAGGCACTACAGTCTGCTGTTAGTGGTTTAGAGGCAAAGGCACACGAGCATTCCAATAAGACTATTCTTGACACTATTAATGAAGAGAAAGTCGCCGCTTGGGACGCTGGTCAGGCAAACGTCATTGAGATTATTAAGGCTAATGGCACTGCTCTTGAGATTGGTGCAGACAAGTCTGTTAACATTCCTGCTGCTACAGCCTCTGCTCTTGGTCTAGTAAAGGTTGATGATTCTACCATTGAAGCGGCTGATGGTGTTATTAGCGTCAAGGCTGTTGGCATTAGCAAGGTTTATGTTGAGGATGGCACTGAGCTTGTCCTAAATGGCGGAAATGCTTAATTGTTGTAGATAATAGAAGGAGATTGATATATTATGGCAAATACTACATTTAATGCACGTTTGAAGCTAAAGTACGATACTTATGCAAATTGGATTAAAAATGATCCAAAGCTTTTAGCTGGTGAAGCCGCTGTTGCAGTTATTCCAGCTTCCACTGGTGCAGTCGCACAGGAGCCAGCAATTTTAATTAAAATTGGCGATGGTACTAAGAAGTTTAGTGAACTTGAGTTTATTTCTGGTAAAGCTGCAGATGTATATGATTGGGCAAAGGCTGCTACAAAGCCAACGTATTCTGCTACCGAAATTACTGGTCTAGCAGATTATATTTCTGGCGAGATTCAGGATACTGATACGCAGTATAAGCTAGAGGCAGATAAAGATAATGGTAGAAAGTTCTATCTATATGCTAAAGCTAAAGGTGGAGAATTTGGTACTACTCCTGTAAGCACCATCGAGATCCCTGAGACTGTTTATACTCTTGCTACTGGTACTGCTAATGGTACTGTCAAGTTTAATGGCACAGACGTTGCAGTCAAGGGTCTAGGTGCTGCTGCTTACACCGATTCTACTGCCTATGATGCTGCTGGAGCAGCAGACGATGCATTGGCTGCTGCAAAGACTTATGCTAATGGAAAGGATGCCGCTATTACTGCTGCACAGACTGCTGCTGACAATGCTCAAGCTGCTGCAGAAGCTGCACAGGGAGATGTTGACGCACTTGAGGGCAAAGTTGGTACAGTTACTGAAGGCAAGACTGTTGTTCAGATGATTGCTGATGCTCAGGCTGCAGCAACTTATAATGATACAGAGGTTAAAAATAGCATTAAGGCAAATAAGGACGCTATTGACAAATTAAATGGAACCTCTGCAGTTGATGGTTCTGTTGACAAGAAGATTGCTGATGCTATTAATGATTTTTCTACTAAGGTTAGTGACGATCAGACTGTTAATACCTTTAAAGAGCTAATTGACTATGCGGCTGATCACCAAGGCGAGTATAGCACGCTGTCTGGTGAAGTTCAGGCTAATAAGACCGCTATTGCTACGCTAAACGGCAAAGATACTGAAGTTGGCTCTGTAGCAAAGACTGTTAAGGACGCTGTTGGTGCTGCACAGGAAACTCTTCAGACCAACATTGATGGTAAGGTTGATAAGGTTACTGGCAAGGGTCTATCTACGAATGACTATACTACCGACGAGAAGAATAAGCTAGAAGGCATTGCAGCAGGCGCTCAGGTTAACGTTATTGAAGCAGTTAAGGTTAATGGAGTAGCTCTAACACTTTCTTCTAAAGCAGTTAATGTTACTGTTCCTACTGGCGCTCTTGCTGACAAGAGCGAGGTTGCTAAGGCAGATCTTGCTTCTGCTCTAAAGACTGAGATTGAGGGCAAGCTAGACGCTTCTGCTGTTACTGGCGACCTTCTAACTCACAATTCTTCTGAGTTTGCTGCGGCTAATCACAACCATGATACTGTTTATTCTAAACTAGGTCACAATCATAAGATTGAGGACTTGAATCAGGATGCATATATTATTTTTGACTGTGGAACATCATCCACAATGATCTGAGCGGCATAGCCTCTTCGAATATTCAAGTAGTTTTTTCTATTAGATAGGAGAGGTTTATGCCTCTCCTATTTTTTTTACATATTTTGCAAGAGGGGTGAAATAAAGAATGCCATTTATAAATAAAGTTACGGTTAGAGGCAAAACATATAATTTAGAGAATTTAACAGATGGAACACATGTTGTGAAGCTCCCCACCTTAAATGGCGATGATGTATTTGTCACAGAAAAGACATTGAGTCAGGGGATAAAAGTATCATCACTTACAAATGGGACATATACTGTTAGTTTGCCGTCTTTAACTCAAAATGATACATTTGTTGTTCAAAGCAAACAAAATCAAATTAATAACAATAAAGTGGATAAAGTATCCGGGAAAGGATTGTCCACGAATGACTATACAGATGCAGATAAAAACAAACTTAGTAAATTAGAAAATTATGAACTTCCTATAGCTGCTACGAATACACTTGGTGGTGTGAAAGTTGCACAAAAAACTGAAGATATGACTCAGGAAATTGGTGCAGATGCCAATGGAAGATTATATACAAAGTCAGCAGAAGATGTTGTTAATGCAGCATTAGAAAATTTTCATTCTTATAATATCGAGGTTGTTGATCAACTTCCAGATGCAGGTGAAGATTATACATTTTATTTAGTACCAAAAGCGTCTGGAAATGGTTATGAAAAATATTGGTGGATCACTGATAATGATGGTAATCAAAAGTGGGACGAATTTAAGGGGTCTTCTACAGTTGTAGTTACAACACTTCCTACAAATGGTGATGCAGAAACAGATTATATCTTGCATTCAGGTGATGGATGTTTTTATTATAAATGGATTGATAATGAATGGAAGATGATTGCGGGGACTATGGCGAATGTTGTTGAATCTCTCCCTGATAGTGGAAATGAATTCACTGATTATTATGTCAAAAATAGCGAAGGATTATATGTCCATTATCGTTATATTAATGGCAAATTCTGTATTATTGGTGGAGACTCGTATGATAAATCGCAAATAGACAGCAAAGTTTCTTCTTTAAAGTCAGACATTGATACAAATACTACAAATCTTAGCTCATTAAGCCGTACAGTAGATGGTATAAGACAAGATGTTGATAGTATTGATACAGAAGGTTACACATATTATGCTACATATGGCAATGCAACTCTTACAACTGGAGAAGAAGCAGAGAATGTATTTACACTTTATGAAGTCAAAAATGAAAAAGAAGCAGTTAAAAGCCAGTTTGTAATTACTGGTGGAGGCGGTGGAGGCACTACAACTACCACTTTAAAGGTTGAGCGTATCACTGAATCCCCAGTTGTTGTTACTACAACAGATAGGGTGGAAATAAAATTTAATTATTCTTCGATAGATAGCGATGGCGAGTCTGTAGATGGCACATATAGTTGGAAGCTTGGAAACTCAATTATTGCGTCGGGGGCCCTAGTTCAAGGCGAGAATACTTTTGATGCAACTGAATATGTCAATATTGGAACGCAGAAACTTGTTTTAACTGTTACTGATGCGGCAGGGAGTGTCGTAGTTAAATCTTGGACTGTTCAGAAAGTTGACGTAAGGCTAGAATCTTCTTTTAATGACAAGATTACATATGGCGTAAATACTTCCGTCAACTTTACTTATACTCCTTATGGAGCAATTAATAAAACTGTGCATTTTAAACTTGATGGCGTAGAGTTGAATTCTGTATCCACAAGTTCTTCTGGCACTTTGCAGTCATATACATTGCCAGCTCAAAGTCATGGGGCACATTTACTTGAATGCTATATTACAGCAACCATTAATGGCAAAAACATAGAAACAGATCATATCTTTAAAGACATTATTTGGTATGACGAGAATAGTGATATTCCTGTGATTGGATGTATTTATAGAAATGATTATTATGGTAAAGTGGAAGCAAAGCAATATAATTCAACAAGTATCCCATTTTATGTATTTGATCCAAAAACAGCAACTCCAACAATTACAAGAAGCGTCGATGGAAAGGTTGTTGCCACTCAAACTATGTCTGGTACATCAGATGTTTGGGTATATAAATCTTCTGACGTTGGTGAGCATACACTTACTATTACTTGTAGAAATACGACATTGACAATTATAATGAATATCAAGGAGCTTGGCATTACAATTGAGCCAATTACAGCAAATCTTGCATTTGATTTTAATCCAACTGGACTATCAAATAGCGATGAAAATAGATTGTGGCAAGACATTAATACAAATGTCAACATGACCGTTTCTGACAATTTTGACTGGTCAAATGGTGGCTATCAGATAGATAGTGATGGCAATCAGTATTTTTGCATAAAAGCAGGAACTACTGCAACTATAAATTACAATTTATTTAAAAGAGATGCGAGCATTTATGGTTCTGAGTTTAAGTGTGTTTTTAAAACTACAAACGTTAAAAAAGCAGACGCGACATTTTTGACTTGTCAATCTGATTCTACTTCTACCGTAGTCGGATTGCAAATGAACACTCATGAGGCATATTTAAAGTCTAGCATCAAGAGTTTATATATTCCTTATAGTGAGGAAGATATTATTGAGTTTGAGTTTAATATTAACGCACTTGATAAAGAAAATCCTGATGCGACAGCAGTGATTATGAGTTATGAAGATGGTGTTGGTTTAAGACCGATGATTTATGATTCAACCCATAGGTTGTATCAATATGAGTCAGTACCTATTACAATTGGATCCAGTGATTGTGATGTTCATATTTATCGTATGAAGGCATATACCACTGCATTAACAGATTCTAATATCCTTTCTAATTTTATTGCAGATGCAAGAGATTCTGATGAAATGATTGCAAGATATAATCGTAATCAGATTTATGATGAAAACAACGCTTTAACTCCTGAATCTGTGGCGAATGCTTGCCCTCAGCTAAGAGTCATTAAAATTGAGTGCCCTCGTTTTACTAAGGATAAAAAGGATTTTGTTAAAGGCGTAAATGTTGAGTGTATTTACAAGGGTGGAGACCCTGTTCTTGATAACTGGAAATTCTTAAACACATATCTTTCTGGACAGGGAACGACTTCTAACGAATATGGTTATGCTGGTAGAAATATTGATATTATTGCTTGTGCTGATGGCAAGAATCAGATTATCAGCAAGATTTCTCTGGATACAAGTTATATAACGGAGCTTATTCTTGGAGATGGAACAAAGTATTCTGATGGTTCTGGTAAGGTTAGTTTGACTAGGAACTCCGTGCCAAACAACTGGTGGAACATTAAGCTGAATATCGCAAGTTCTGAAAATGCGAATAATGCATTGTTGCAGAAGCGTTATAATGATTACCTCCCATATAAAACTGTCGCTATGGAGAACGATCCAAAATGCAAGAATAGTATGGAGTTCCAGAATTGTGTAGTGTTTATCAAGGAAACCGATCCTGATGTTTCCAAGCATATGGAATTTAAGGACAATGATTGGCACTTCTACGGACTGGGAAATATTGGTGATTCAAAAAAGACCGACGCTACGAGAGTTAATGACGTAAAAGATTTGAAAGAGTATGTTATTGAGGTAAGTGATAATACACTACCAAATAGCACGTTCCAAACTGGTGTTACAGATAGCAATGGGGACATGGTTTATCCTATCACCAAGGAACAATGGAAGGCAGGGAATCCTGCTTATGATGCTCTGTATAATGATTGGGACGGCTCTTTTGAATTCCGCTATGACATGGGCGGCGAAACCAAAGATGGTGCAAGTTTAGCTACATCTGAGGAAAAAGAAAAGCAGAGACTTGCTAATAAACAAGTGTGGAGAGACTTCTATGAGTGGGTAATTACTTCTACTGATGAGGAGTTTGTAGAGCAGCTTGGTGATTGGGTGATCAAGGATTCTGCTCTGTATTGGTATCTGTTCACTGAAAGATACACAATGATTGATAATCGTTCTAAAAACACATTTTATCATTACGCTAAGTGCACAGATGGTAAGTATCGTTTTGAATTGTGGGATTACGATAACGATAAAATTTTGTCGTTGTAAAACCTTTTCTGATATACGGCGAAATTCCAGAGATGGACAACGCCTTCCAACTATATATTCACAATACAAAATTATAGAGAAAGGAGGATCTTTATGAGTATAACAATAGATGGTAAAGAATATTATGGAATTATTTATAAAATTGAAAATACGATAACACATAATGTTTATATTGGACAAACCACGCATCCAAAAGGATTCAATGGGAGATATTATTATAAAGGAGTTGGAATAGAAAGAGTTTATCATGATTTATCCAGCAAAAGAGATAGAAATGAACGTTATAATAGACATCTTCTGCGTTCAATAGAAAAGTGTGGATTCGATGCATTTGTAGTTGATGAATTGCTTGATATGGCACTAACTATTGAAGAATTAAATGAAAAAGAAACATATTACATAAAGAAATTTGATAGTTATAGAAATGGATACAATATGTCATTTGGCGGAGATGGTGTGTCTGGTTATCATAGGCCATCCGGTAAAGATTGTCCGAATAGTAAAAGAGTTTGTCAGATTAGCTTGGATGGAGATTTGATTAAGATGTGGGATTGTGCATCGGATGTACAAAGAGAGCTTGGGATTAATCAGACAACTATTTGTGCTGTTTGTAGTGGAAAAAGAAAGACTGCAGGCGGTTTTGTATGGGTTCATGAGAAAGATTATGATCCAAATAATGATTATAAGAGAGTCCCACAAATTAAAGATAGAGGAAAAGGGACAAGACCAGTTCTACTTTTGTCTGACGATGACGAAGTCATTCAAGAGTTTTATTCAGTAATTAATGCAGGACAAACACTTGGAATAAAACCACAAGAAGTAAGTCGCATTTGTTTACATAAGGCAAAAACAATTAAATATAATTTAGTTTATAAGAGTGAATATATAGGGGAACAACGACTGAGTGAAAAGGGCCTTGCAATATGATTTGCAGGGTATGCAACAGTCTGGACTGCAACTATAATCTAATAATGAAATTGCAGAGAGTGGGTCAACGGTAATCAGACCGTTTTAAGAAGAACCTGCTCCGCTTACAGCAATGTAAGTCATAATATAGGAACCAAGCCTATATAGTAACAGATCGACAGGACTTGGAATAAATAACTCCGGCGAATTAACAATGACCTATGGCAAAGAAGACACAGATTATAGAATAGAAGGCGATAAGTCTTCAGGCTACATTTTCAATGCAGCAGATAATGTATTTTGGTGTAGGATACGTGATTTATTCCACGATGAGCTTGCAGTAATGTATCAAACTCTTGAAGGAGAAGGTTGTTTTAGTGCAACATCTCTAATTAATGAATTTGACAATTGGCAAGCACAATTCCCAGAAGAACTTTGGAGACTTGATATTGAGCGTAAGTATTACAGGACATATCAAGGTGGTGGCCTAAATGGTGGTTTAGAGCCAGAGCCAACTCCTCGTTTCTTAGAGTCCATGATGAATGGTCGTAAAAAGTATCAGCGTAGACAGTTTGAGCGCGACCAAGCTGCTTATATGGGAACAAAATATCTGTCTACCACTATCAAAGCAGATCAGATTATGTTTAGATGCAACACTCCTTCGGATGTTGTTGTGGCACCTAATTATACATTAAATATTGTTCCATATTCTGACATGTATTTGTCTGTGCTATTTGGTAACTCTCCAAGTGCTCAACAGATTCGTGCAAAAGCAGGGCAATCATATGAGATTGAATGCCCACTTACTAAGATGGACGATACGGCTGTATTAATTTATTGTGCTTCACGTATTCAGGCGCTTAATGACATTTCTGCATGTTACATTCATGATAATGATTTTTCAAAGGCTTCTAAGCTCCAGAAATTAATTATTGGTAATAGCACGGCTGGATATTCTAATGCGTTCTTGACCAATTTAAACCTTGGCAACAATGCATTGCTTGAAGAATTAGATATTCGAAATTGCCCGAACCTGACTGGTTCTATTAATCTTTCAAGTTGTGGCAATCTAGAAAAGTTTTATGCTGAAGGCACTGAAATTACTGGCGCATTATTCGCTTCAAATGGTAAGATTGCTCTTGCCCATTTGCCAGCGAGTATTAACAGTTTGACATTTAAGAACTTAAAATACCTTACTGATTTACAGGCAAGTTATGATAATCTTGAATCTTTAACTGTTGAGGACTCTATTGTTGATGAGTACGCAATTGTAACAGACGCAATTGATACATTACAAATTTTACGTTTAGTAGGTATTAATTGGACTGTTACTAATACTGATTTGTTGAATAAAATTGTCAAGATGAATAGTAGTATGCTTTTTGGTAGTGTGCATATTGCTGGACAGGCTAGACAGAGAGAATTGGATAGTTATGCAAATGCATGGAGTGATCTGGTTGTTACTTATGATGGTATTATTACGCAGTATAAGTTAACGTTTATGAATTCGGATGGAACTCCAATTAAAGATAAGAAAGGCAATGCATATGTCCAATATGTTGACCAAGGCGGAAAAGCAATTGACCCTGTTACCAGTGGAGAAATTGATATTCCGACTGTGCCAAGTACGGCACAATACAATTATACTTTCTCAGGATGGGAAGGCATTGATGAAAATGTATTGAATGACAGAACTGTTACTGCTAAATATACTACAAGCATAAGAACTTATAAAGTTCGCTGGTTAAAACAAAGTGGAGTTGTTTTGAAGACATTAAATGATGTTGAATATGGTTCTTGTGTTGAATATGATGGGGATTATCCCACTATGACAGACAACGAGGATTCATATATTTATAACATCTTTACTGGTTGGGACAAGAGCACAGGCTTTATTACTGGTGATACGGACGTTTATGCAAAATGGAGCACGCAAAATGGATTGCCAGCATCTGGCACTGATTTGAAGGATATGACGCCTGTTCAAATCTATGCTATTGCAACCGCTGGAAAAGCAAATGATTATTTCGAACAAAAAGACTATCTTGATGTTCGTGTTGGACAAGATTTTTCATTTACGAACGTAGAAGATAATATGCTTGGAGATGAGCTTACTTTTGATGGAACTAGTTCAAAAGTAGTAGATTCTGGAATCAAGCTATTTGGTGCAGATTCTGGTTCATTTACAATTGCTATAGACTTTGAATTTGATGAAAACTCTGCAGATGCGACATTACTATCATGCTTTGAGTATGACGGTTCCGAAGGATTTAGACTTAAATACAATGGCACAAATCCAGAAATCCAATGGGGCAATACAAGCCAAGTTGTTGGCAAAGGAAAGCAAAGAGATATTGTTGTTCTTCGTCATCGTAAGGGAGAAGATAAACTTTGTGTGTATTCCTTTAATGGTGGAGCGTCTTCTACTGGTACATATGCGGACGAAATCACATATACAGAGTTGACTCGTAATCGTAGTACTAATACAGAAGCTACAATTATGCTTGGCGGATTTAAATTCTTATCCAATGGCGCTATAGATACTGTTACACTTGGTAAAGGAAAAATTCATTGGGCTAAAGTTTGGCTTGATGATATTGGGGACTCTGCTGCTAGAAGTCTTGCGGCATGGCCTCATGAAACTTGGCGCTATGAATATTGTGGAGATAAGAGATATAGATTTGCGGCAGATTCCAGTAAGATAACTGGAGCATCATTTATTCCAACGAGATTATTATCTCTTGGACATGGCATGAATGCAACAAACACTAATATTGGTGGTTGGAATGCCTCTGCCATGAGGGAATTTTGTAATGGTAGAGTTTATCATGCATTCCCGACTGAGTGGAAATCAATTATAAAACAAGTTCAGATCCCTGCAAGTGCAGGAAATAGAACATCTGATATTGTTTATTCAAAGGACTATGTGTATCTACCATCTTATGTGGAAGTGTTCGCTACATCTGAAGATCCATATGCTTCTGAAGGTAAAATTATTACGTTCTTTAATACTGACACAGATAGAGTTAAGACAATGAATGGAACTGCAAGTATTTGGTACTTACGTTCGGCTGAAGTTAGTTATAATACTTACTTTAGAGCGGTGTCGGCGCAAGGTAATATGAATGGTTATGTTGTGTCGAGTAGATCTTTGGGTGTATGCCCATGCATATCTATTTAATGGAGGCGAGTGTAGATGAAATATTACAAATTGATTAGCAATAATGAATTCATTGGAATCGGCACTTCGTTTGATATGCGTAAATTCCAAAAAAAACATGGCATTTTCTTAGTGTGTGATGAGTCTGAAGCTCAATACATTCAGTGCAATGGGAAGATGTATCGTGCAATATGGATGGCACCTAAAGATCCTAATGCACAAGATGTTCCTATCATTGATGTAATAGAAATCGCCCAATCAGACTATGAAGCGCTTTATGATGCAATTAAGTCCAATGAAGAGATTCAGATTGATATTGAACCTGATATAACAGAACAAGAAGAAAACACAGATGTTGATGAGTCAGAAAAAATGACAATTGGTTATATTAAAGACTCTAAAATCAATGAAATGAAAACAAATTGTAACAAAATGATTACAGCAGGTTTTGATATAACGCTAAGTGATGGAGAATCACATCATTTTTCATTAACTGTACAAGATCAATTAAATTTGATTACATCTTCTCAAATGATATTAGATGGTTCAAAAACAATACCTTATCATGCCGATGGTGAACAATGCAAATATTATACTTCTGTTGATATGGAGCAAATTATTACAAAAGCGAATGCATGTAAGACATATCATGTTTCATACTTTAATTCGTTAAAGATGTATATTAGTTCGTTGCGTAGTGTGGATAAAGTTGCGGCTATATCTTATGGAATTAGTATTCCAAAAAAATATCAATCAGAAGTTTATATCGCATTGAAGCAAGAATTTGAGAGGTAATTAATGTGGCGAGAGGTGCTTATTAAAGTGCCTCTCGTTTTATAATTCGCAAAAAATAGTGGAGGTGAAAAAATGCCTTACATAAATACTATTGATATTAATGGTACAATTTATAATTTGGAAAATTTGACAGATGGTAATCATGTTGTTGATTTACCTGCATTACAAAAAGATGATACTTTCGTATTACAAGGGGACGTTGTAGATAATTTGACAGGACGTTATGCTAATAAACCACTTTCTGCTCAGCAAGGGTTTGTTTTAAAAAACAAAGATGATGAGTTAGACAATAAGATTTCAGATTTAACAACCAAAATTACCAACCTGTCTGAAAATACAAATAAAAAAGATACAGAACTTGATAATAAAATAAGTGCATTATCTACCAGCTCAAGTAAACAAGATCAAGCATTAGACGCGCAGATTTCACAGTTAAGAAAAGACATGGGCACTAATGATGAATCTACGTTGTCAAGTGCAAAAACCTATGCAGAGGGGCAATGTAATGCAGCGCTTACTTCTGCAAAGGGATATACTGATAATGCTATTTCGGTAAGTACGAAAGAGACAAATTCTAATTTAGATAAGAAATTAGATAAAACAGGTGGCCAAGTTACCGGTGCTTTAGAAGTCGCTGGTGCTTTAACTGCTGATCAAAAATTGCAAGCCAAATATGGCGTTACAATCTATCAGCGAGGAGATATATCAAAAGAGATTACAGCTTTATGTACTGGTGAAAATGCAGGAAAGTTTGTTGGTAAAACTGAAACAGATTTGGCAAGAATGGCCGTCGCTTCCCCTGTTGATGATAATGATGCGGCAAACAAAAAGTACGTTGTAGATGCCATAAAAACTGGTGGTTTTGGGGCACTTGATGGTGCAACATTCACTCCATCTGTTTCTTCAGATGGAGTTTTAAGTTGGACAAATGACAAGGGCAAAGATAATCCTGCAAGTGTTAATATAAAAGGCCCAAAGGGAGACGCATTTACTTATGCTGATTTTACGGCTGCGCAGCTTGAGGCATTAAAAGGCCCAAAGGGAGATAAGGGAGACCCATTGTCTGTTTTAGAAGCATATCCAATTGGCTCTATTTATATCAGCACGAATTCTACATCGCCTGCGACATTATTTGGTGGCACTTGGAGACAAATTCAGGGAAGATTTTTGCTTGCAGCAGACGATACTTACAAAGCAGGTTCTACTGGTGGTGAAGCAACACATGCTTTGACTGCTAGTGAAATGCCATGTCACAATCACGTAATTTATGCACCGAACGATGGGGGTGCGGAAGAAGGAGCGGCGATTGGCTTCCCGGCGACAGGCAGCAGCAAAACATGGTGGGTCGAAGCTTCTAAAACTGGAAAACAAGGCGGCGATGGAGAAACAGAGGGATCTGCGGTTGCACATAATAACATGCCACCTTATCTTGCCGTGTATGTCTGGGAACGTATAGAATTGCCGCCTGAAGCAACGGACTAATATTCTTGTTTATAAAATAAATAATATGGAGGGAATATTATGGCGAATAAAATATTTAACACACGTGTTAAAAATAAACGTGATACCGAGGCAAATTGGGAAAGCAAAAACCCTGTTCTTCTTGATGGAGAGATTATCGTTGTTACAACCACATCCGGTGATACACGTTTTAAAGTTGGAGATGGCAAGAAGACTTATAAGCAGCTTCCTTTCCAAGATCAAAAGACAAGAGATTTGATTCCGTCAGTAGATGCTAGTTTGAGCAGCACATCCACAAACCCTGTGCAAAATAAAATTATTAAATCTGAGCTGGATAAAAAGGCAGAAAGAGATGTTGTTAATGCAACTACGAATGGTCTAATGTCTGTTGCTGATAAAAAGAAGCTGGATGGTATTGCTGATGGAGCGAATAAGATCACTGTTGACGATGCGCTTAATGCAACATCCAAAAATCCAGTTCAAAATCAGGTCGTTTATGCAGAATTAAATAACAAACTTAGCAAATCCGGTGGAACTATTACTGGAAATTTGTTTGTCACTTATGGTACAAGCACGAGTAAAGAAGTTACTGTTGCTGGAGGAAAAGTTCTAGCAGACGACTGGGTTCAGGGAACAAATGGAGTTTCTATTGGTAAAGGCAGTAGCTCTGGTAGCTTTGTGTCTTTGAGGTGTGACAGGTCGTCTTCTGATACGGTAGAATCATTGAAGGTTATAAGAGATTTATGCACAGAAGAAGGAGATTTAGCACACGTTACAATAGCAGATCCAGTAGACAGCAATCATGCTGCAACGAAAAATTATGTTGAAAACGGATTGAGTGGCAAGCTCGATAAGTCTGGAGGCACTTTAACCGGCAACCTGAGCGGGCAATACATCACTGGTACGTGGCTGCAAACTACTGCAGCAAGCGACCTTGGCAAAAATGCTGGTAAAATTGCTGTGTTAGATGATTCAGGATGGGTGTACTACCGAACTACATCCGAGCTGCTTAGTGACATCGGAGCGGCGACTGCAAGTGCGATGCTGTTAAAGGCGTATCCTGTTGGCTCGATCTATATGAGTGTAAACAGTACGAGCCCCGGAACGCTTTTCGGAGGTACGTGGGTGCAGATCAAGGACAGATTTCTGTTGGCTGCTGGCACGACCTATAAAGCCGGTACAACCGGGGGCGAGGCCACGCACACGCTGACAGTGGATGAGATACCGAACCATCAGCACGTCCTGTGGTATCCAAACGAGGGCGGCGAGCAGAGCGCGGCAATCGGCTACCCGGAGGCTGGAAGCAAAAGCACTTGGTATGCCGAGGCAAGCAAAACGGGCGGCGTTGGCGGCGGCGGTGCACACAACAACCTGCCGCCGTATCTAACTGTATATGTCTGGAAGAGAACAAAATAAATTATAAAAATAATGAATTTATAGGAGGACAAGATTATGGAAATGTTAACTTTAATTATCTCTTTATCTATTATTATGTGGTACATTATTGATAGATTTAAGGAAATGTGGGAAGGAACCAAGTATGGTAAGTATATTACTATGTTTGTTTCTGCAGTATTTGCATTTGCCATTGCATTTGGTTTTGGCGTTGATATTATTTTGGCACTTGGTCTTGTGCAAGAAGGCTCTACGATTGGCACTGTGATTACTGCTCTTGCATTGATGTCTGGCAGCTCTGCTGTCTCCGAAATTATTGAAAGAGTTAAAGGCGGAAAGTAATATATTGAGGTGATTTAAATGGAAATTATTGAAGCGTTTGCGACACAGAATAAATGTTATAAGATTGGTTCAACATTTACTCCAAGTGGTTTGATGTTGCATAGCGTTGGATGTCCACAGCCTAGTGCAGCGGTGTTTGCTCGTAACTTTAACCAGTATCAGCCGGGTGGTCAATCAGTTTGCGTACATGCATTTATACAGGCAGATGGTTCTGTGTATCAGACTTTGCCTTGGTTGATGCGCGCATGGCACTGCGGCGGTGCGGCAAATAATACCCATATCGGCATCGAAATGACGGAACCTAGCTCTGGAATGAGCTATGCGGAAGCGGCTGAGCAGATTGCTGGAACATATCACACAGCCGTGGAATTATTTGCACAGCTTTGCAACACTTATGTCCTTAATCCACTGGCAGACGGCGTGATTATTGGTCACGCAGAAGGTCATCGTAGAGGCGTGGCCAGTAACCATGCAGACCCAGAACTTCTGTGGAACACATATGGCATGGGTTACACTATGGACGGGTTTCGTCAGGATGTATATGAAGCCATGAACAAAAATAATGATAATGATGAAGAGGAGGAAGACGTAATGAGATACAATACTATTGATGATATTCCTAGCTGGGCAAGAGGAACTATTAGTGAAATGATTGATGAAGGTTTAATTTCTGGCACTGGTGGAGGCGATCTTGATTTGTCTGCTGATATGATACGTATGCTGTATGTCATGAAGCATATGTTTGATGCATGCAATAAGCATTATGAGACAATCGAAGACATCCCATCTTGGGCGCGTGACACCGTGCAGCATTTAATTGACACTGGTGCAATTGCTGGCACTGGCAATGGCAAACTAGATATATCATATGATATGCTGCGCATGTTGGTTGTCTGTCAGAGAATGATTGATTCTAATCGTGGCACTGGCAACAAGTAAAATTAATTTTATGAGCAAATAGCCTATGTGAAGTAGTTATATAGGCGAGGGAGTGTAGCAATACACTCCCTCATTTTTTATGGACAAAAAGGAGGGATAATATGAAAAAATTAAAAGGTGTTGATGTGAGCGAATGGCAAGGACAAATTGATTGGGATGCAGTAAAAAAGGATGAAATTGATTTTGCAATTCTTCGCTGTGGCTATGGAATGAACTTAGAAGAACAAGATGATATTTGGTTTAAAAGGAATGCTTTAGAATGCGAAAGAGTTGGTATACCTTATGGTGTGTATCTGTACAGTTATGCAGATACAGTAGAAAAAGCTGCTTCGGAAGCAACACATGTACTTAGATTGATAAAAGGTCGTAAACTTGAATATCCCGTTTATTATGATTTAGAAGACGTTAATACTACTGGGAAATGTAGTCAAGATTTAATTCTTCAAATGTCTAAAAAATTTGTTGGCATTTTAGAAGACGCTGGTTATTGGGTTGGTATTTATGCCAATTTATATTGGAATGAGGCATATCTGACTGATTCTTGGTATGACACTAAGGCAAGATGGATTGCTCAATATAATTCTGAATGTCAGTATAACAAGGACTATGGAATTTGGCAGTATTCTAGTTCTGGAATTGTCAATGGTATTTCTGGATGCGTTGATATGAACATTTCTTATTTTGATTATCCTGCATTGATTAGAGAAGCTGGTAAAAATGGATTGACTTTTTCGCAAAGTCAAACAGAAACAGTTTATACTGTAAAATCTGGTGACACTCTTTCTGACATTGCCACAAAATATGGCATTACATATCAACAACTTGCTTCCTACAATGGAATTTCTGATCCTAATGTTATTTATATAGGACAAAAGATTCTTGTTCCAAATACTGAATCAGTTGTTGCTTCAGGTAAAACATTAGATGAAATTGTATTGGAGGTATATCGAGGCGAATGGGGAAATGGTTTAGAACGTCAAGCACGCCTTGAAGCAGCGGGATATGACTATCAAATAGTACAAAACAGAGTAGATGCTCTATACAGTTAATAACAAAAAATTGTATATCGTAGTTTAAAGGAGAAGCCACATGGTTTCTTCTTTTTATATTTAAAATTAGTGTAAATATGAATCTCTCGGAAAGGAGGAATTGTTATGCGTGTCATAAGTTTTGATCAAAGCACACGTCGTTCTGGTTATGCCATATTTGAAAACGGTCAATATATAGAATCTGGCGTTGTTGATATGAACAAGAGCAAATTAGAAACAGATAAAAGATCTTTTGAAATGGCGAAAGAACTTTGGAAGGTTATTAAAAAGTATAAACCAGAGAAACTTGTTCTAGAAAATGTGCAACAACAATCGAACCCAGCGACTATGATAATTTTGGCAAGATTGGCTGGTATGATAATTGGTTATGCGGAAGCTCATAATGTCAATGTGCATATTTTGTTGCCAAGCCAATGGCGCAAAGCATTAGGATATTCTCAGGGGGCGAAAGTAAAACGCCAAGAGCTTAAGCAACAGAGTATTGATTATGTAAAAGAAAATTTTGGTCTTGATTTATCAGAAGATGAATGTGAAGCAATTTGCATAGGAGTTGCGGCGCATAAAATTTATAATTTCGCCAACGAAGAAGTTTGGGGCGAAGATTAAATATGAAAATTAATAACAAATTATTATTTAATATATAAAAATTTTGAATAAAAATGGAGGAACAATTATGAAGGTTAATACATTTGTTAAGAAAGTTAAAGAAGGACAATTCAACAATACAGCAGATATGATTAAGGTTTGGTATATTCCAATTCAAACCAAGCATGATATTGCATTACGTGTTCTAGAAAAATGTTCTGCGGACAATAATGGCTATTTCTATGTGGACGATTTTGAAAAAAATATTTATTTTTCTATGCTCGTGTTCAATGCCTACACTGGTGTAGAAATTAGCGAAGATTTTGAAACGCTTCTAAAGGAATATGACATGCTATGCAGCAATGATATTTTAGACACAGTTGAGCAACTGTGCAGGAAGGATTACAGCCATGTTGAGGAAGTGCTACATTACGAAGAAAAGAAATTAATGCGTCAGAATTCAATTGAGGCTTCGTTTGCGCAAATGGCGAATGGAATTAGTGCAAGCCTTACAACTTTAGCAGATTCTCTTGCTAAGAAAGTTGATGGTTTCGATATCAATAGCATCCTTCCAGAAGGTGCCGATATTGATGAGCTTTTAAGCACACTTGATAAATTAAAATAATTATTTTATAGGAGTTGATGGCATATGGCCGCAGAAAAAACATTAGGCGATGCTATACAAAAACTAATAGACAATGTTGAAACTGTCGCAGAAATTGCAGGCAATATATCTAGACTGCAAGCTGAAAAAGATTTTAATGACGCAGTAAAAACGGCAGTTGATAAATATTACGAATATAAAAACGGAGCTTACACAAAGTATGGGAGACAACATAATTTATATGACATCTATAAAGTAAATTCTGATTTAAAAAAAAGAGGCAAAACGTTTACTATAACAACGAATATTGATATGAATTCTGCTCCGTTGGAAGGTGCATACCACAGTAACTCAAGCAAACACCAAGGCGGTGGTTCTTGGGAAAGTGGTGGCCAAGTTGAAGGCGATTATGTATTTGAGAACTTCTTACAAGGCGAACACCCATGGACATATTTTAAAGACGGAGAATATATGTATGGTGAAACTGTTGGTAAAGAAATTCCAGATGACTTTTTAAAAGATTTTATTAAAAATTACGGCAGTAGATATTTTGAAGATAATTTTCAAAAAACAATAGCTCAGTTGCTAAAAGTATATTTATAATGTAGGAGGTGATTCTTTTGGCAGAAGCGAGTTACACTTCAAAAATTAAATATAATATTGATGACCTTATGAGTAGCCTTGTTGCATGTAAGACTCAAGCTGAACAGGTGGATGGAGTTTTGGCAAATATTGGCAAGCGTGGAAATCTTAATAATTTTATTAAGCAGTTTGTCGCTATGGACGATGCTGTTAAGGCACTTAGGAAAGAACTAGATTCTGTAAAGGCAGGCCTTGGAGATAAATTAAATAATGGTTGGATGAAATCTTTTGACGAGATGGTTGAAAAGATGTCTCAGATTTCAGAGCTGTCCAAAAATGTGTTTGCGGGGCTTAATAGCGTTAATTTAAAAGACAAAGGTGCAACAAAAGAGTTACGTAGCTACGCAGAACAATTAAATACAATTCTTAATAATGTTGGAATTGACAAGCAAATTGATTTAGAACTGTTTGATAAAAAAGATATTGAAGCACAATATAATGAACTAATTCAATTTGCTGGAGAATTGAATGGGAAACTGAGTGTTGTATTTGGTGAGATTGACCCATCCAAGCTTGGAGAAAGTATTAAGTCTGCAGGCGGAAAGGTCAAAGATGATATAAAAACAACTGGTAGTGAAATTTCTGCCGAAGTTCAAGCACAAATTGATGAACTTAAAAAACAAAAAGCAGCATATCAAGAAATTCTAAATATATTTAATGGCAAAGGCAAGAGACTTAAAACCACGAAAGAAAATGATAAAATTGCGTTGGTTGGTCTTGTTGAAGATTATAAAAAGGCAAAGGAAGAGTTAGCGGAATTAGAGAGAACTGGAAAGCCGGGGAAAGAAGAAGCTTTAATTAAAAAAATAAAAGCTGCCAGTATGCTAAAAGAAACTAGGGCTTATGTATTTGAACACGGAAGTCCTGCCGCTGCAGCATATGCTGCAAAAAAATCGGCTGAAACATCTGAAGACGCGGAAAAGTTTCTAGAAGATATTCGCACCAAACAAAATGCAACACTTGATAAGATGAAGAGTGATTGCAGACAAAAGATTAAAGAAATCAATGCAGAAATAAGCAATCTTAATAATGGTAAGGAAGCAAACATAAAAGAAAGCACTACTACGGAAGAAAAGAAAATTGCTTCATATGACGAGCTAAATAAAAAAGTTAAAGAATATATATCTTTATTATCAAGTAATGATGAAAACCAAAACGAAGATAAAATGATTGAGCTTGTTGATCAAGTTAAGGAACTAGCTCAAGCATCAAAAGATGCAGGTGCGGCAATTGAACAGGTATTTTCAGATTTAGATTTTGGAGACATCTCTGGAGATGAAGCACTCTCTAAGATTTGCGAAATACTTAATGTTGAAGTTCCTGCTGCTGCAGAAAAAAGTGCAGAAAAAGTAAGTGGTGTAACAAAGTCTTTGCAAGACTTATTAAATACGTCAACGACACAAGAGAAAGATTATTCTAATGGAAATGGTAATGCCAAGGAGTCCATGACATTCTTTGGTGCAGACAAAGTTGTAGGTTCATTCTCTGGACAGGATTTTCAGGTTGGCACAGATGAAATAGTATCGCATCTTGTAAGTAACTTAAAAGAGAATATTGTATTGTCTCTACACAATCATCCAGATGGAATGGATGCGTTTACTCCGTCTGATATTAATTCTTTTGTTAAATTATTTTACGATCAGGGGACAAGGGTTAATGGTATTATTGCTGATGGCGTTGTTAAAACAATTGACTTTACTGGCATTTCTAAAGAAATGGCAATTAAAATAGGGCAGTCTTTTTCTGATAATTTAAAAGAGTCTGTGTCTAAAACTAATGGTTTAGTGCAATACGACGATGACGCGATATCATTAACTGACATAGCAAAAAGTGGAATAGAATCTGGTAAATTAAATTATGCAGACGTGATGCAAAATATTGTTGATTTAGTCGATGCAAGTTTAAACAAGGCGTTTACAGACAATGGATTAGAATCAACTCTTAAGGCATATACGATGGAGCAGCTTCCAGAACTTTCTGCTTATTTGGCAGAGATACAAAAAAGTGGAGAAAACTCTGTTGCCCCAATTGAAAAGTTGAAAAGTTTATTGGCAACATTAAATCCATCTCATACAGCAGATTGGGATAAATTTAAAGATATATTTAGTTCATTTGAAAGTGGAGAAATTGATGCTACTACTGCATGGGATCAAAGTGTAACTAGGATTAAAGAGATTGAAGCGCAAGCAGCAGAAGCTCATAAGAAGACGACTGATGCTATAAATAAAGAAAATCAGGCGCAAGAGAAGCTTAATCAAACAGAGGCAGCACAGCCTGCTGGACAGTCAAGTCAAGGACAGACAGCACAGCTTGAAAAAGAAAAAGAGCTTATGCAAGAAATTGCTGCTCTTAAGGAAAAGTTAAGCAATATTCCAACGAATCCTATTGATGCTTCTGAGCTTGAAGCTGCGCAAAAACAAATACAAGCATTAGAGGCAGAAATCCTTCGTATGGAAGGTTCTTTAGACTCGTGGAAGAGCGGCTATTATGATTTGCAAAATTCATTAGATATGTCTGTGGATGCAAGTCAATTAGAGAATATGACTTCAAATGATATAGTTGATGCATATAAGGCTCAAATTGAAAGTTTATCTTCTACGGTTGACGAGCTAAAAGCTAAATTAGCGGAAGCAAAAGAACAGTTAAGTGGATTTGGGCAAGACACAGACTTTTATAGTGCGGATAACTCACAATTATCTTTTTGGCCCATGACTGATGAAGAAATTGCGAATAAAGAGAAACTTGCTGCAGCAAACGAGCAAGTTGCAGAGTCTCAGAACAAGATCAATCAGGCAAAGCAACTTGAAGGCCAAATTAGCTTTGATGATTTAAGTGTGGTCGAAGAAAAACAAAAAGGTGTGGATGCGGCAGAACAAGAACTTGCAACAGAACAGAAACAAAATGAGGCTACTCAACAGCAGTTAGAATTGCAACAACAAATTACAAAAGAGAAACAAAATCAAAACAGTGCCGCAAAAGAAGGTGTTACCACAATTTCTCCTCAAGTAGCAGCGAGTGAGACTTTTGATGGTCAGGTTATAGAGGGCACTGGTGCGATTTCGTCAGAGGCAGATGCTGCGAATAAAGCAAAAGAAGCATTTGCTGCAGCCGCTGAACAAAAGCAAAAATTTATTGATGCTAATATAAAAGTTAAAGAAAGTGCTGAAGCTTCAGCTACTGCTATTGACAAAGAGACCCAAAAGGCGCGAGGCGCTAGTGATGCTTTTTCGTCTGCGACAGATAAAAAAAATAATTTTTCTAGCGCTAATAAAAGTGTAAAAAATAGTACAGACGAGAAAATATCTTCTGGGACGAGAAAATCTAGCGACTCTGATAGTGCATATAAAGATTCAGATACTTATAAAACTTTAGTAGATGCAAATAAAAAACTCTCTTCTGCTTTTAATAAAATTGACACAGAAGTTTTTGTAGATAAGAATACTGAACTTGGAAAATTAAAAGCTAGGTATGAAGAGCTAACGAAAGAAATTCAAGAATTAACAAAATCTGAAGAGACTTTAGGGAAAGTTTCTGAAGAAGACATGCAAAGATTGAGTACGGCAACAAAGCAATTAATGAGTGACTTTGAGAAGTATGCCCAAGCAAAAAAAGAAGCATCAAAACAAAAAGATTCTACATATGGCGCAGATGTTTTAGAAAAAGTTCAATCCCAGCATACAAGCTTAATTGACAAAGTTGATAGTGGCGGTTTCTCGAATGCATCTGGAATTGCCAACAAACTTCAACAATACGAACAGGCATATCAGAGAATAATTGATTTACAGAAAAAACTTGCAAATATAGATATAACTTCAGATTTTGGCAAAAAAACTGCCGCAGAATTTGATGACGCGGTTAAGTCTTTTAATAATTATGGTAAAGAAATTGAAAACGTAATTAAAAAATCGGAGGAAGCTGCAAGAAAAGTTAGTAATAATATTCATCAGGCAGTATCCAACGGTTTTGATTTAAATGATGAAGATAGTAGAAGAAGTGAATTAGAAGCATTTGCACGTTCTTTTGATGGATTAGATGAAAAATCCATTCAATTTTCTGATAGTTATTCTAAGGTTGTTTTTACGATTAAAAATGGCAATGGAGAAATAGAAAAGATAACTGCTTCTTTTAATCAGGCAGGAACTGCTATTGATGCAAGCTCTAAAAACTTAGGAAAAACAGCTAATAAATTCACGTCTTTCTTCGATGGTGTAAAAAAGAAAACTGGCGAAATTGCTACTTATTTCACTGGCGCAAATCTTGTATATAAAGCTGTTGCGCAGATTAGACAGGGCATTACATATGTAAAAGAAATTGATGCAGCTTTAACTGAATTGAAAAAAGTAACTGACGAAACTGATGCGACATATAAGAAGTTTTTAACAACGGCATCTCAGACTGCTGGGCAGATTGGCTCTACAGTTAAAGATTTTACAAATGCGACTGCTGACTTTGCAAGGCTCGGATATAACATTGAGCAAGCGTCTGATCTAGCAAAAGCAGCATCTGTGTATTATAACGTAGGTGACGACCTTGCCAATATTGGAGAAGCTTCAGATAGCATCATTTCTACGATGCATGGATTTGGTATTGAAGCGGAAAATGCGATGAACATTGTAGACAAATTCAACGAAGTTGGAAATAATTTTGCAATCAGTTCATCTGGCATTGGACAAGCACTTTTACGTTCTGCTAGTGCAATGTCGGAAGCAGGGAATACCATTGATGAGTCAATTGGTTTAATCACTGCCGCGAATTCGGTAGTTCAAAATCCTGAATCCGTAGGTACTGCCATGAAGACATTATCTCTTCGTATTCGAGGAGCAAAAGTAGAACTAGAGGATGCAGGTGAAGATGTTGATGGCATGGCCAACAGTGTGTCCGAACTGCAAAAGAAATTGTTGGCTTTAACTGGCGGTAAAGTTAACATTATGCTTGATGAAAAGACATTTAAAAACACCACGGAAATTTTGCGAGAAATGTCTACTGTATGGGATGACATGACTGATGTAAATCGTGCAGCAGCATTAGAGCTTTTAGGCGGCAAACGTCAAGCAAACGTTTTAGCTGCAGTAATTAAAAACTTCGATATGGTAGAAGATGCAATAAAGACATCAGCAGATTCTGCTGGTAGCGCAATGTCCGAAAACGAGAAATATATGGACAGTATCCAAGGGCATATCGACCAATTCAACAATTCTATTCAGACAATGTGGAGCAATCTCATTAAATCTGATTATGTAAAATTCTTTGTAGATATTGGGACAGCAATCACAACTGTTATAGACAAATTAGGACTACTTGGAACTACAATAACCGTTATACTTGGAAAACATGTTGTTAAAGCCATGTCTAGCGCATGGAAAGCTGCAAAAACAGCAACTGAAGCAGAATATGCTCAAACTGAAGCATCTGCGAAAGCTGCTGCAGCGAAGACCGCTGAAGCTGCTGCAAATGCGGCAGAAACGGCAACTGAAAAAGTCGATACTCAGAGCACACAAGAAAACGCAGAAGCAACAGCAGAAAAAGCTGCGGCGTCAGATGCGGCAAAAAAAGCTAAAGCTGCAGAAGCTGCTGCAAATGCGGCAGACGCAGCCACAGACAAGGCAAATGATGCAGAAAAAGAAGCAGGGAAATATACTTGGGGCGGCATAAAAAAAGGAGCTGGGAAATTAAAAAGTACTATAACAAAGTTCCTAGGAACAACCATTGGTAAAATCGCCGTTGGAGCTGGTATTGCACTTCTCGCAGTAGGAATTGCAAAAGGCATTGATAGTTATTATAAAAAAAGACAAGAAGAATTGATACAAGAAGCCAAGGACTTGTCTGATAATTATAAAAATGCAAAAACACAAGCAGACAACAACATAAAGGCATTATCAGAATCTGGAGACAAAAATACATACAAAACACTTTCTGATGAATTCGGTGTATTGGCTAAAGGTGTTGACAAGTATGGAAATAATATTTCGTTAACGTCTGACCAATATGAGAGATATAAATCCATTTGTGAACAGATTGTTAGTATACAGCCATCAATTGCTGACGGATATGACAGCGCAACAAAAGCAATTGGCAATAATGCATCTGCCATAGAAGAACTAGTTAAAGCACAACAAGATGCAGCAAAAACAGCAGCCTTAGAATATACAAGTGACAAAAATTTAAATAAGATCAGAAAAGGAGCTGTCGCTTCGTATAAAAAGGCTAATTCGAATTTGGGAGAAAGCGGTCAAGCTGTATTGAGTTCTTTAAATAATGGATTCAAAGGTAAATATGGCACGTCACAATATAATGGGACAACACAGTTATCTGCAAGTGCGGCTAAGAAAATTATGATTGACGCTTTTGGATATGATCCAGAAGAAGTTAATAAAATACTACAAGAGTATTTCGATCAAGGTGGAAATTTTTCTTGGAATAAATGGATTAAAGACTATTCAGACAAATTAAAAGAGAATCAGAATAAAATATCTGATTTAATCGGTGATTCGGAAAAGTCATTAGACTTTAGAAATGCACTAAAAGGTTACGAAACTGCAGCCAATGAAGTTAAACAGATACAAAATGATTTTATCAATGCACTACTACAAGTGCCAGTATCACAAGATGACTATGCTAAACTTGGGGATTCTGGAAAATCATTTATTACAGAATGGATTAAAAATAGCGATGCGTTTAAAATTGATAGTACGACTAGCAAGAAACAAGTTCTCGAAATGAGGAGACAGATTCGAGAAATGGTATCTGGGCTTGCGGACAATCAAGAGGCGCAAGATATTCTTGATAGTATTTTTACTATAGATACTTCTAACACAAATTTCGATCAATACAAAAAAGATATTAATGAATGGTTTGATATGCTATTTGATTCTCTGGGAATTACTGACAAAAACGAACAGAAGAATATCAAAATCGCACTAGGGTTTGATTTTGATGTAGAAGATAAAGATGGTAATACAAAGCAAGGACAACTTGTAAAAGATATTGCTCGTGTTACAAGCGATACCGAAGAGAATATACAACAATGGCTAGATTCACAGCCTGCAGCAAAAGTTCAAGCTATGATGCAGGTTGACTGGAGCGCTAAGTCTAATATGACAAAGGAGCAGGTTGCAGACGAAGTTGAATCTGCAATACCAACGTCAACAGTTAGTTTGTATTCAGACGTAGAAAGTAGCGTTTCAAAATTTAATGAGGTTTTAAGCCAGACTGAAGAAATTATTAATGATAATACTGCTGTTTCAGATGAGTATAAAAGTTCTTTAACTAGTCTTGGAATAACACAAGAAGAATTAAATGAGTGCTTTGACGAATCTAACCCATTGATGGTTAAAAATGCAGCTTTATTAAGAAAACTTGTTATTCAAAAGAGAGCGGATCAGCAAGCAACCGTTCGTATGGCCAAATCATATACAAGATTACAATATAAAAATACAGTCAAACAGTTACAACAAGTTGTTGCTGCAATGGCAAAAGAATATAAAGCAACTGGGCTTGTTTCAACTGCTACCCAAAAATCAGTTGATGTGTTGCGTTCTCAACTAGTAGCTTTAAAACAGACACAACGAGAATATGCTCTTCTTGAGATTCAGCTATCAGGAGCCACAAACGCATATGAAAACTTTGAAAAGGCAAAAGAACTTGATTCCAAGTTGACATATGGCGATTCTATGATTGAAATGCTCAATACAATCAATGATGGATTTAAGACTGGTCAGGTTGGTACTGAAGCGTTCCAAGCAGCAGTGAGGACATTGGTTCCATCTTCTGTATATGAGGACTTAGACAACTTCAATGATCGTATGGTTGCAATTCATGATTATATTGATAAGAACCCATTATTTGCAGATTGGTTCACCATTGAGGATGGAGAATTTAGCATCACTCAAAAGAACATTCAGGCGTTTGTTAAAGACGCACAAGCTGCAGGAGTGTTTACACAAGATGATGAAAATGGAAACTTCTTCTTGGCAGATGGTGTAGAGTCAATAGATCAGTTTGTGGACAAAATTAATGAAGGGGCAGAAGGCGCTGGTGTTACAAAAGAAGCAGTTGTTGCAATGCTTACTGAATTTGCCAAATATGATGCGAGTTGGAGTGACGTTCTTTCTGATTTAACTACAAATAAATTCGATAAAGAAATTAATAATCAAACAAAAGCATTAGAAAAAGCGTCTCTTGCAAAAGCAGAATATTTAAAAGCTGGCGGCGGGGTTGATACAGACAAATGGAATGAATTATGCAAGGCAGAAGAAGATGCTTCTAAAGCCTTAGATGATGCTACTGCTAAAGCAGCTAAAAATGCAAGTCAATATTCACAGTTGGAAGCTATTTATAAAGCGACTACTGGGGAGATGAAGATTACACAAGAACAAGCAGATGCGTTGGCTAAATCTCTTGGGCTGGTTGATGCTAACGGGAATGCAATTAAGCTTAATGTAGATGACAATGGGACAATACAATTGACTACGGAGCAGGCGGAACTTTTAAATCAAAAAAGAAAAGAACTTACTGAACCAACTATTGTTACTGTTCAGGCTAATTTTGATAATCTTTCAAAGCAACTTGATACTGCAAAAAAATATTTGAGCGGAGAAAACTTATCAGAAGAAGAAAAAACTGTATTGTTCGATGCTGGCATTAATGTTGATAAAATAACTCCAGAGCAACTGCAAGCCAAAATTGATGCGCTTCCAGAAGATCAGAAGCAAGTTTTACTAGATGCCGGGTTGAATTTTGAAGGTCTATCTAAAGAGGAAATACAGGAAAAAATAGATGAAATGCCAGAAGATCAAAAGAAAGTGTTATTAGATGCTGGAATTAAAGTTGATGCAATGTCCGCTGAAGAGTTGACGACGGCGTGTAATGATCTTATTGCTACTGTTGAGCCACAACTTAAATCAATAAGTTTAACATACGGCATTACAAAAACTTCAGAAGAGCAACAAGATGGCACAATTGAAAAGCTTCAAAATTGGGAATCTAATGGAATTACATTTACCGTTAGTGCAAATACAGAAGAAGCACAAGGAAAGGTTGATGCACTAAACACAGAAAAAGATAAATTAAATGAGCCAGCAACAACTACTTATACGGTTGATGGTACAGGTGAATCGAGTGCTAGTAAAATATCTAATTATTGGGACAACATTCCAACAACTAAAACTACGACGTATACTATTAATGAAAGAAAAGTTGGTAGTGGTTCATATAGTGGCCAACAGTCTGGTATAAATGGTGTAGATGGAACTGCTCATGCAACAGGAAGTTGGGGCGTTCAATCATCAGAACATAATGCACTTGTAGGAGAGCTTGGCCAAGAGACTTTAGTCCGTAATGGAAAATGGAAGACCATAGGCGATGATGGCGCGGAAATGATTAATTTGAAGCGTGGAGATATTATTTTTAATCATTTGCAAACCGAGCAACTTCTTAAAAATGGTCATATAACTTCACGTGGACGAATGGTTGGTGGAATGTCTTTTGCTGAAGGGAATGCTCATTATGGTTTATTTGATGGATATACAGGACTTGACGAAATATTTAAAAATGGTTCTAATAATTGGGTAGATGCATGGAGCGGTGCTGCTAGTAACATTTCCGATGCAGCAGGAGATATTTCTGACGCATCAGACTCTGTGGAAGATGCAGCAGATGACGCAAAGCAAACAATTGATTTTATTGAGTATAGGCTTGAGGAAATTGAAAATATTATTACTAATGCTACGAATAGGTTAGAAAATTTCCTCGACGACACGTCTCAAGCAGGAGATAAAAATAGCCTATACGAAGACCTTGTAAATGCGGAGAAGCAAAAAGCGTCAACCTATTTCTCTGCTGCTGCAACATATAATAAAAAAGCCGCTCAATTGCTGTCTGAAGTGCCAGCAGAATATCAAGAGATGGCAAAAAATGGAGCCATTGCAATTAAAGATTTTGTTGGAGAAAATGAAGGCGAAATCGCAGATGCAATTGAAGAGTATCGCACATGGTCTTCCAAGGCAGAAGATGCGGAGAATAATTACTTAGAATCTATTGCTGAAATTTCAGCTAAACGTCTTGAACAATTACAAGACATTGCAGATGACTTTGAGAATATCGTTGGTTTAACTGAACAACATTCAAATTTAATTCAGGCAGAAATGGATCTTTTGGATGAGGCTGGAGAAAGACTTTCTGAGAATTTTTATAAGGAATTGATGAAAGATTCTAAAAAGCAGATTGAAGATTTAAACAACAAACGAGCATCATTGCAAGGAATTTTAGATAATGCGGTTAAATCTGGAGATGTTCAAGTAGGTTCTGACGATTGGTATGAAATGGTGAATGCTATTTTCGATGTTGATGATGCCATTCTTGAATGCAAGAAGGACATTGAAGGATTCCAAAATAGTATAAACGATCTTTATTGGGACAACCTTGATAAGCTAATTGATAGGATTGACAATGTTGATTCTGAGCTTTCTCATTTATATAATCTAGTTTCTGATGAAGAGAAAGTAGTGGATGACGCAGGCAATTGGACTAAAGATGGTGTTACGGCTCTCGGTTTACTTGCGCAACAATTAGAGGTTGCTAATTTCAAAGTTGAACAATATGGTGAAGCAATTGCACGTCTTGAAAAAGATTATGCTGCTGGTTTGTATAGCACAGACGAGTATAACGAAAAGTTGGCAGAACTTAAAGAGAATCAATGGGGTGCGATTGAGGCACAAGAATCTGCAAAGAAGTCTCTCATTGATTTAAATAAGACTCGCATTCAAGCTGTCAAAGATGGCATGCAAAAAGAGATTGATGCTTATTCAAAACTTATCGACAGGAAAAAAGAAGAGCTCAATCTTCAAAAAGAAAGTCACGACTTTTCTAAACAAGTTGCCGAGCAACAGAAGAATATAGCAGATATTGAAAAGCGTCTCGCAGTAATATCGGGAGACAATTCTGCATCTGCAATTGCACAAAAGAAAAAGCTTCAGGCAGAGCTTGCTCAAGCAAAAGAAGAGCTTGAAGAGCTATATTATGATCATAGCGTAGAGAAACAGCAAGATGCACTTGATAAGCAACTAGAAGATTATCAAAATAACAAGCAAAATGAAATGGATGCACTCGATGAGTCTCTTAAAAATGAAGACCAAATTATTCAGGACAGCTATACAACTATTGCTGCAAATACTGAGTTATTAGCACAAAACTTATCAGATATAGCAGATAAATACGGAATTACTTTGTCAGATTCCGTGACTAAGCCTTGGCTTGACGGTGCAGATGCTATAGGCACTTATCAGGGACAACTTGATACTTCTATGAGTGCATTTACTGAGCAATTAAAGCTATTAAAACAAGAGCTTATAGATTTACAAGTTGAAGCAGATAAGACTGCAAATAGTATAATTAATGCGACCAATAGCAAAAAAGACAAGACAGAAAGTGCAAGATATACTCCACCGGCACCAGCGCAGCAGCCAAGTCCATCACCTGAACCAGCACCAGCAATACCCGAGCCACCATCTAAGGGTTCGTCTGTAACTGTTAAGAGTTCTGCAACGCATTTCTCAAGAAATGGTGGGAATGGAACGAGGATGCAATCATGGGTGCCCGGATCTACTTTCACAGTTTATCAAGTCAGTGGTGATGAGGTTCTTCTTGGAAGAAATGGTGGATATACTGGTTGGGTAAAATTAAGTGATATAGAAGGCTATTACGCGCAAGGCACAAAGAAAATTCCTCATGACCAGATGGCCATTATTGATGAACTTGGGGAAGAGTTAGTGTTGCATGCTGGCAATGATGGCCGTTTACAATATTTAAGTAAAGGCAGTTCTGTGATTCCTCATGACATTACATCAAATTTAATGAAACTTGGATCTTTAGATCCAACACAAGTGCTTGAGAGGAGCACTCCATCTGTTAATGTGCCTTATGTTACAAACAATAATATAGAGCTAAATATGGAGTTTGGTAGTCTTGTGCATGTTGATGCTGTTTCTAATGATACAATGCCAGAGCTACAAAAAATGGTCAGAAGCGAATTCGATAATTGCATGAAATCTCTTAATAATAGCCTTAAGAGATTTTGTAGGTAATATATAATATAATTAGGAGAGTTAAATCCTCTCCTAATTATATATAGTAAAGGAGAGACAACAAAGTCATGACTAATAAAGACGTTTATAGGTGTTATAGCGAACGCTTAAAGAACTACTTGTTAGAAAATAATATTAACTATTTTTTGGTTGCAAACGACATCGTAACAGGGAAAAAATTTTATGCATTTGAAAAAAATAAAATATTTTTGTGCGCACTTGCAGAATGGGAAGCAACCAATCCAAAAAAATAAAAATTAACTTATGATTGGGATGATAATTTATGGGAATGGAGAAAGGTACTATTATACAGAAATGGATTAATGTAGATAAACTCCCTCATGACGTTTGTGGGAATATAGATTGGGTGCATTCAGTCGGAATAGATATAGAATTTCAATACGGACAAATAAATAGTTACTTGCGAATATTACAATATGAGCATAAAAAATCGAGTGTTATAATTTATATTGATGGATATACTGATTTAGTTGGCAAAAGAATTAGCGTTGATTCTTTAAGAGGTTGTCGTTTGGGCTATATATTAAAACGTCCAATTTATGATACAAATCCAGAATTAATTAAATATTTAGTCAATATAGAAGACGCATATAGATATCCCTCACACAGTGGCATAAAAGTGAAAACTCGGTGCCCAATTTGCGGAGCAGAAAAATATAAACAAATCGGGAAATTAACTAATCGTGGGTTTTCGTGTAACATTTGCTCTGATGGATTAAGCTATCCAAATAAATTTATGTATAATATATTAAAACAGCTTGGTATTAAGTTTCAAAACGAGATATCTAAAATGACTACAGGATTTAATTGGATTACAAATGGATGTAGGTATGATTTTTACTTTGAGACATCTAATAATAAATATTTTTTAGAAATGGATGGTGCTTTTCATTACAAAAATATATTTCTAAATTCTTATGACCAACAACAAATAGATAAATTTAAAGATATAATTGCAATAGAACATCATATTGATATGATTAGAATAAATTGCGATTATCCTGAATTAACTAGCAGGTTTCAATTTATAAAGAATCAAATTTTAAATAGCGAGCTGTATAATCTTTTTGATTTGTCTGTTGTAGACTGGAATATGGCAAATAGATATGCTATTAATAGTATGGTGGTAAAAGTAGCCAACTTGTGGAATGATGGAAATAAAAGCACAAAAGAAATAGCTACAATTACAAATATTTCTACGAGCACTGTTGTTTCATATTTAAAAATAGGTAATGAGATTGGACTGTGTGAATATACTGAAAAAATAGCAGAAGAAAATAGGAAACATTTAGCAATTAAATCGACTGCAAAACCGCTCGCTTTATTTAGAAACAATATACAAATTGGAGTATTTCAAAGCGCTTCAGAGTTAGAACGCATGTCGGAAGATTTATATGGGAAGCGCATTATGAAGGGGCATGCTTCAGAAGTATGTCGAGGTGATCGTCAGCAAACCTGCGGGTTTACAATGAAATATATAACTCAAGAAGAGTATGAGCAGCTTATTCTGCAATTTAATTAACAATACAAAATTATTTTACATATAGAAGTTTAAAATTAGGAGGTGTTATACTTGGCAATATATCATCCTAAAATTAGTTTTCGTGGGCAAACAAATTATGATTTAGAGCTTATTGTCAGCACTTTTGATCCAGATAATGGTGCAGTTGATTCTTATCTTGATATGGAGCCGGTTTACACGGACAGTTATGATGGGTCAATTCGTACAGACTATGGAGCAAAATATCGCTCTGTTGCAACTCCATCTATTACATTTATTGAAGTTGACGGTTCTGATATTGCCCCATATAAAGTTAGAAATACATTGCGTTGGTTGACTGGCTCTAGGGCAAATGCGTGGATGGACGTTTGTGACAAAGACGGGGATACGGTATGCTCTTATCTCGGTAGGTTTACTAACGTGCAGCTTCAAAAAATAGATGCGCGAGTAATAGGCATTATTGCACAATTTACTTCAGTAAGTCCATGGGCATATTCAAAAAGACAAGCCCCTGTTGCAATTAATGTTGCTGGAGAAACAGAATTTGCTATTGACAATCAAAGTGATGATTTCTATTCTTATGTTTATCCAAAAGTAACATTTGAAAATAATCCTGCTGGGGGACGTTTATCAATTAAGAACAACACATTAAATAGTGAAACTGTGTTTGAAAACTTACAACAAGGAGAAAAAGTTACAATAGATAATAATTTTGTTGTTTATTCTAATAATGATAAAAGAATCTTTAATGATGATTTTAATTTTGTATTTCCAATGCTGTCGGCAGGAACAAATCAATTTTGCGCAAAAGGTTCAGGCACATTAACAATAGAATTTCGATATCCAATGAAAGTCACAGATGGCCTATTAAATGACTATGACTTGAAAGATGGTTTGGCAATTTGGGTTGATGGAGCGACCGTAAAGATTAAAGGGGATACAACTAAACATCCTCCACTTTGGACTAATATTCAAGTTGAAGAACACAGGAAGATACACAAGATGATTGTAAGAGGAGAATTAAAGAGTGTGAAGTTTGAAACTGGTACAGATGTTGAAAATGGCGTATTAACGCTTGAAGACAATGGCAGTATATGTCCATTTAATGAGTTTGATGCAGAAGTAGTGAACGGTGAATTAATTATTAAAAAGAGTGTACGGCAAGTAAGTATTACACAATAAAGGCAGGTGAAAGAAATGCAACTACCAAAAGATTTATTGTCTGACACTTATCGCGCTCCTAATGTGGTTTTGTGCCAGACGAACAAAGAAAAAATTTGTAAATTAAATACGACTAATCTAGAAGGTACTTTTAAATTTAACTCATTTAGTGAAATTTCGTTTGATGTCCCTTCTATTTATTGTGATATTATTACCGGAGAGACAAAGCCAACGCCGTACTATGATTACGTTGAGGGGCTTAGACTTGTGTATCTAGAGGGGTTCGGTTATTTCCAATTACAAGACCCAGAGATTGATGGAAATGGTATTCAAGAATATAAACATATCAATGCCTATTCTCTAGAGTATTCTCTGTCTCAAAGATATCTTGAAAATTTCATTATCAACGAAGGCGACGTTGGAGATACTGTTGGTAGTATTGATGGAGCCGTTCTATATAATCCAGATGATATCGAACATAGTTTAATTCATCTTGTTTTACAAAAAGCATATGGGTGGACAGTAGGACATGTTGATGAAGAATTAGCAAAACAGAGCCGTAGTTTTGAAATTGATCGTCAGTCCATTTATGATTTCATTATGAATGATATGTGCGAAACATTTAAATGTTATGTTGAGTTCGACACAATTAATAATACAATTAGCATTTATGCAGAAAATGAAGTTGAACGCTTTATTGGAGATGGAGAAACGAACATTTTCAATTTACAAAATGATATTTCTACAGATACTGATATCACAATTAATGGCCATGTTGTCACAGAGTATAAATACAATTTGACTACAAAAGAATTGTCTTTTGATAATGTACCTGCGCAAGGAGACATTATTGAAGTTTCTAACGAATTTAAGCATACATATGATACTGATGTTATTATTGCGTTTGAAAATTTATCAAATGATATGAAAGTTAATTATTCGGCAGATGATATAAAGACCGTTCTTACAGTTAAAGGGTCGGACGATTTAGATATTCGAAATGTTAACTTTGGACTACCTTCTATTATGAATTTAGATTATTATTGCACTCCAGAGTGGATGGGAGATAGCTTGTACCAAGAATATAAATACTATATGGACAAGCAGTCTAAGTACATGAGTGGGTTTTATAGCAAGGATATCAGCGGATCAACAGAAGAGTATTTTGATGTAAAGACGACGAGCGAGGATTTTGTCGCTGGCGTTGTACAACAGCTCCCCGTACAAAGCGCACAAAAACAATTCAATGTAAATGGAGATACAGTTTCATATAATATAGATAAAGTTATTAAGGAATATAAAATTAACAGCGAGATTGAAGAGATTGCCGTTAATAGAAAAAATGAAACTTTTAATGAGCCAAATATGCAGGTCGAAACGATAACTGCACAAGAAGATGTTGCAACTTTCACTTTCGATGGCTCGTATATATTTACTCTTCCCTCAGATTTTAACTTTAATGAGAATAGCATTGTAAAAATTGAAGGCAAAGAAGTAGATAACACCAACTATGAATATTCAAACAACAAATTAGAAATCACTAATAAGTCTTTGTTAACAACTGGTAATACAGTTGAAGTAATCACATGTGAGAATAAGTTCGTAATAGAGAGCGTGATTACAAAAGACAGCAAGATTATTATTAATGGCGCTCGTGAGTTGATGTCATCTGAATATTCTTATGTGACAAATGGCAATGAAAAATATTTAACAATCAATGTCTCGTTATCTGTTGGAGACGAAATAAAAATCAGCACACCAAATGGCACATTGTTTACAAGCGTTCAGGTGTCTATTCCAAGCGGATATGCAATAGCTGCTGTTAAAGTTGATGAAAATGATGTTAAATATACTGTGAACACTACTGGGTCAACTATTACTATTAATGACACTGACGCAATAAAATATGGAAGCATTATTGAAGTAGAATATATTCAAAATCGTTTTACTTTAGAAAAACTTCGAGACAAAGTCGTTTCCGTGGAGATAAATGGCACGGACTTTTCTAAGTATGAACTGGACGGGGCACAACTAACTATCAATGGCTTGTCCGTAGGAGATACTATTAGAGTTGAATCAATTGATACGCAGTTTGATTTATCCGATGATGACGACAAGGAAATTGTGTCCGTAATGGTAAATGGCGAGAAGCAGCAGGGATATAATTTGGATGGAAACATTTTAACAATAAATGAATTAAATCCCAGCGATAGAGTTGTTATAAATTTAGTTAATAATAAGTTTGAAAGCCAACAGTACGATAAACAAATATTATCTGTCAAAATTAATTCTCAGAAAGTTAACTACACTTTTTCGGATAATGTTGTCACAGTTTCTAATTTAGACTTATTGTTTAGTGGAGAACAAATTGTAATAGAATTTGTTCCAAAATCTTTTTCTCTATCTCTTCTGCCAAAAGACAAAATAGTATCTGTGCTCGTTGATGGCAAAGAAATTGGTGTTAAACAATATGAGTACGATTATAGTATTAAAAAATTAACTATTTCTCTGGACAATCTTTTGATAAATAGCTCTGTGGTTGTAGCGTCTATTGACACTCATTTCGATGTTAAACAATTGTCTGCAAATGAAAATATTGCGGCAGTGTGTATTTTGCGCCATTCAAATGACGGGAAGACACAAGAGCTAACTGTTGACGTTAATGATTATACTTATGACAAAAATGAAAATAGTTTAGTTGTTAATGATAGTAGGCTCAGTCAGGACGATATAGTTTTGTTTAAAACTATTAATAAATCATTTGTTGTTTCAAATAGTAATAAAGCATTAACTTCTGTTAGAATTAATGACAATATTACTGAAGATTACACATTTAATTCTAGCATATTAACTATTACCACTAGTTTAGGAATTGGAGATACAGTTTCCGCTGAATTTTTAGATAATCATTTCGTGCTACAAAACGACATTGGTTCAAAGCATATCGTTGAAAAGAAATCCCCTGATTCGATGTTAACTGAAACAATTTCAGAAGGCGAAAATGGATATCTGTACAACAAAACTACAAAAACATTGACGGTGTATGCCACACTTGAAAATGGAGATAAACTTATTGTAAAAACTATTGAGGTAGAAAACGCATTGCTGGTAGTTGAATCTGATGCTGGAGATGGCCAAATATTAATTACAGATGTCTACCCAAAGCTTGACTCCTATGAACCAAAAGCCGGAGATTATGTTGTGTGGGTAGAAGGCTATACTGAAACATTAAAAAGGCTATACGAACTTATAGACAGTCGGTTAACTGAAGAAAATTCTGTCCCTGACGAATATAAAATTACAGAAAAGATTGTTACTCCAAAGAACTTTGAACAAGCAGGACTTTATTTGCCAGAAGCAAGTATAGATAACCTTGGTGAAGTTTATAAAATAGTCAACCAAGATAACAATGGAAATGAAGTTGCTTCTAAGTATTATGTATGCGAGATTAAAGTGTCTAGTGTGAAGAACGAGCAGACGGGCAAATATGAACAAAAGTATACTTATGTTTGGAATGAAAGAAACTTAGTTGTTGGGGCAGAAGGTATTAATTCTCTCAAAGAAAAAAAAGATATATACTTGTCAATCCAAGATGTACAAATTGCTGCTGAATGGGACAAAAAGGACGCAGATAGTGATGAATACAAGGCTTATATAAATAATCTTAATAAGCTTAATGCCATTAATAAAGAACTAGAGAATAAACAAAAAAAGGTTGAAGATATTCAAGCGGAGATCCAAAAAGTAAATGATGAAAACACGTTAATATCAGAGAACATAAGTGTTAACAAAAATTTTACTCCAGAGAATTTGGATAGGTTGTCCTTGTTCCTAAGAGAAGATGAATATTCGGATGATTGCTTCTATGTTTCAGAAATTGATACTGACTTGGACAAGATTAATACGCAGAAAGAATTGTTAGTCGCTGGACAAAAAGAATTAAAAAAGATTTCTCAGCCAAAATTGTCTTTCTCTGCTTCTATGAGAAATATCTATGCAATGCCTGAGTTTGCTCCTATTCTGAATCAGTTTAGCCTTGGCAATTTTGTAAAAGTTAAAATGCGAGATGACTTCATCAAGAAAGCAAGATTGCTTGAAGTCCAGTTGAATTTTTCTGATTTAAGTAATTTCTCATGTACTTTCGGAGACTTATTATCTGCGAAGGATCAGGGCGATATCCATGCTGATTTGTTGTCTCAAGCAGTTAGCGCTGGTAAAGCGGTTGCTAGTGGTTCTTCTTATTGGCAAAAAGGCTATGACGTAGCCACTGCTATTGATGAGAGGATTAGAAACGGATTAATTGACGCAACGACTTCAATTAAATCAAATTCTGCTGGACAAAGTGTGTCGTGGGATAATTATGGTATTCACCTTCGTAAAGTTGTAGATGGCGTATTAGATAATCATGAGGGCTGGATTACCAATAATAAATTCCTATACTCAGACGACAATTTCCAGACGACTAAGTCTGTATTTGGTAATTATACTATTGATGGAGAAGAATATTGGGGCATTCTAGCAGGCTGTGTTCGTGCTGGACTGGTCGAAGGTAGTAGTATAGTTGGTGGCCAAATTTGTATTGGCGAGCAGGAAGATGGTTCCTATGCTTTTATAGTTGATAAAGACGGAACAGTAACTATGAATAAAGGCGACGCAGCCGAGAAACTTTCTTTTTTTAGTTTTGATGGCGATAATGGTTTAGTTGTTGGCGAAAACAACGGTTCTGGAGAATATTTCTCAAGAGTTTCTGCACAAAGAATTGAATTCTGTCGTAAGGCGAGAATTATAACAGTAGAGTCTGAACCAACACAAAGCAATAGATATAATAATTATGATTATATTTTATATATCCACCAAGAAAACAATGATACTTATTACGACTATTATAAAAATCCAGATTTTTTGTCTGCCCAATATAAGCCGATAAGTTCAATTGGTGAAAATTTTGCAGATCCAGAAATTAAATTTGGTATTCCAATTACTTATTTTGCGAATGATACTGCATACATGAAACAAGCAGAAATTGAGGGTAGTTTAAAAGTTGGCACAGAAGAGAAACTATCATCTATTTCTTTAGGCAATTTTAAACTTCAAATAGAAAGCAATGGAAGCTTATCTATTGTCGCAATACAATAATATGGAGGTGATATTTTATGGCAAATGCAGCAAGTGGTGCATTCGAAACAAGTGTATATAATGCTGCTGGAAGCAAATATCCTGATAGGATTAGAGTAGAATGGTCTTCATCACAAAGTATTGCAAACAATACGTCTACAATATATTGGACTGTTATGTCAGCAGGCGGAACCGGCACCCAGTATAGTTATGTTATGACAGGCCCTGTAACTGTTAGTATTGCAGGTGTTACAGTGTATAGCCGTGCAGACAGATTTGCAATGCATGTAGGTGAAGTCCTTGATTCTGGTAGTTTTACTTTAACGCATAATTCTGATGGCAAGCAATCATTCTCAGCGTGGGCAGAGGCAGCTATTTATACTTATGCGATCAGTAGTACGAAATATGATTATTATATTGAACTGCCTCCAATTCCAAGAGCTTCAAGTATTAGTGTGTCTGGCACGACTATAGGTTCACTAATAACAATTAGCATTTCAAAAGCGGAATCTTCTTTTACACATACATTAGAGTATAAATTTGGTAATCAGTCTGGTACTATTGCTATAAAGACTTCAAGCCCATCTGTTAGTTGGACACCATCACGTGAATTGGCACGACAAATTCCAAACTCGTGGTATGGAACTGGTACGTTAAAATGTCTTACTTACAATGGCGGGACACTAATTGGAGAAAAAACAATTAATTTTATATTATATGTTCCGAATAGTATGAAACCTTCTATCAATAATTTTACTCCATCTATTGCTAGGACAAATCCTTCTGGATGTGGAATGTATGTTAAAAACAATTCTGCTGTTACGTGGACAGTGTATGCTGTCGGGTCATATGGTTCTACTATCACGAAATGTGTGATTAATGGGCAGAACTTATCCGAGACTAAAACTGGTTCAGCAACTTCATATAGTATGACGAGTAATACTCTAACTGTAGCTGGCAAACAAACTTATACAGTCACTGTTACAGATAGTCGTGGGAGAACAGCAAGCAAAACAGGAGAAATTACAATAATCGACTATAATCCCCCAACTATTACTTCAATAACTTCGTTTAGAAGCAACGCAGATGGTAGCATGAATGGGTCTGGGCAATATGTTACACACCAGTTAAATGCGTCGTTTTATACGTTGGGTGGCAATAACAATATCAAAATTAAAGCATATAGTAAAAAACGTTCAGATGCTACGTATTCCGAATTAAATAGTGTTGTTGTGAAAGATGATGCTAGTGATAAAACTAGCTACACATATACGTATAAAAATGCTTCTTTCGCTGTAGACACCGCATATGATTTCAAAATTGTTATCTCTGACAGTGTTGGTCAATACGCTATGTTTTACACAAATGTTGGGACAAAGAATGTACCATTAAATATTTCTTGTGACAATAGCTCAATTGCAATTGGCAGTTTTGCACAAAAACAAGTTGACAACAAAGGGTTGTTCCGCTGTGAATGGGCAGCAAGTTTTGCTTCGTCTCCACAAGTGGATGCTGATAGAAATTTAAAGCGCAACATTAACGATATTGATATTGACATCATTGACAAGCTAAAGCCGGTTCAATATGTATTAAAGAATGACGATTCTGATACAATACATTATGGATTTATCGCACAAGATGTAGAACAAGCTTTATTGCAATCAAAAGAGGCAGAACAGAAAATAGGTATTGTTCATTATGATGAAGATATGGAAACAAAGGAAAGGACAAACTATTCATTAGCCTATGACGAGATTATCCCATTGTTAGTTAAAAAGTGCCAAGAACTTCAGCAAGAGATTGATATATTAAAAGGAAAATAATATTATGTTGTTTGGAGTGAAATAAACAATGTTTGAAATAATTAGAGATATAGCGGGTTTTTTAAGCTGTCTTACAGTGATTATTACATTTTTAGGTTTAGTGTTAAAACCGACAAGAAAGAGAATAGAAACTTGGATTCGCAAAGTGATGAAATCAGATGAGTTGGTATCTACAATGGATGCGCATACAAATCAGCTTGATCAGTTATCAAAAAAACTTGATGCTCAGGAAAAGAAGCTGGACATTCAAGAGGAAAAGAGCGATGCAGCAGATAAACAAATTCTTTCTCATATGCAAGGTATAGATACAAGACTTGACAAATTAGACCAGAGAGTTTTAGAAAATGAGAGAGATAGGATCAAATCTGAATTGTCAGAATACGCTTCTAGATGTGCTCGTGGCATGAAGATATATCCAGAGGAAATGGTGCACATAGAGGAAATGTATGCGAAATATAGCAATCAGCTTCACTGTAATCATACAGGGACGCAGAATTATAATACAATAGCAAACTATTATAAAAATCAAGATTGGCTAAAAGCCTAATAAATATTTAAGGACTGAGATTAATTTCTCAGTCCTTATTTTTTTGCCACATTGTACTCGTCTATATATTTTTTTAATACCATATTAATCAAATTAGTCACAGTTCTTGACTCTTTCGCAGCTATCTGCTCAAGTTGAAAACGTTGTGAAGCAGGCATTCTTAATGTAAAATTTATAGTCTCTGTTGATTTTATTTCCAAATTTATCACTCCCCTCTCATATAATTTTACTTCATCCTCGCGTCATTTGCAATGCAAAAATAAAAAGAGTGGTATAAACCACTCCTTATCTCAAGTCTTTAATAACTTTCATTGCTTCCAATTGCGTTTCTTTTAATAAATGTGTATAGGTTCTTATTGTTGTTAATGTATTTATATGTCCAACCATATCTGCTACCATAGGAAGAGGGATATTATTCCCTATCATTAAACTAACGAACGTATGACGCAAAGAATGTATACTACAATTCTTAATCCCTGCTTGTTTAATAATACGTTTAAATCCTCCATGTGCAGTTACATATGTTATTGGTTTATCTACGTGAGTCCCCGGTAGTATATATCCATTTGGATCATATTTATGTGTTTCTTTGATGTCAAATAGCGCCTTTAATGCCATGTCGGACAAATAAACTGTACGAGTGATTCCATTCTTTGTGGAATTTTGATCACGACGTGTGCTAGTATGCTTGCTTGTATTTCTTACTGTGACCATGGTTCTGGCAATAGTTACAGTCCTGTTTTCTAAATCAATATCACTCCATTTTAGTGCAAGAGCTTCTCCAATACGACAACCAGTGTATAAAATAAACACATAAAATGGGCCATTTTTAAAGAAAAATGAACCGTTCTTATTCTTCATATAGCAAGTATCTATAAGTGCTTTACGCTCATTCTCTGACAAATATCTTATTTCTTTATTCTTGAACAAAGTCTTTTTTGGTAATACAACTTCTGCAATTGGATTTGTACTAACCTTCCCTCTTAACATTGCATATTTAAATATTGAACCAAGTTGTGCATAAACGTGCTTAACTGTTTGATATGAATATCCCTCTTCTTTGAGTTTATTTATAATAAATGTTTGGATTAAATGTCCATCGATTTGTTTTAATTCTAAGTTTCCTAATGGCTTAATCATATATTGTTTTACTACAAATTCTAAGTTGTCATAAGTGTGTTGTTTAACTGTTGGCTTTTTTACAGTCTTAAGCCATGATTCTACGAAATCTTTAAAAAGAATATCTTTTTCTCCTATTATACCTTTACTCAACAATGATTCAAATTCTAATTTTTTCTGTAAACAAGTTTGTTTGTCTCCATAAAAATATTTTCTTCCAATGCCTTTATATGATACAGATAATTTCCAAGTGCCATTATCACGTTGTGTCCAAGAACCTTCCCCATTCATTCTTTTCTTTGCCATAAACATCCCTCCAACAATACAAAATTATTTTGTATTTATATTATAATCGCTGGTTAATGATATGGTCAACTATAAAATTCGTACCACAAAAATACCACAATTATGCCATAATTAGTAGTGAAAACGCATAAAAATAAGTGATTATTCATGAAGAGAAAAATGCTGTGAAATGGCTTATAGCAATAATTTAGAGGGCTTCTATAAAAAAGCTTAAAAAGGGATTATTATGTCCCAAGTTATTATATTATCAAGAAGCTCTTTCCTAGTAACCATCAGTGTTTCCTCCATTGTAATTTTGTATTTGACCACATCATTTACCACAATTTTATTGTACCACAACATGCAATGCATTGCAATATTTATCTTTTATATGCTAAAGATTTTTTCTCAAACCATGCATCAACTTTATCTTCAATGATCAGAAATTTATTACCAATTCTTACTGATGGAAAATCTTTACGTTTAACAAGTTCATAAACAGCATTAATACCAATTAACCCCGGATGTTGTGTATTTAGTTTTTCATATAGTTGTTTCACTGTTATATAATTCATATTATCACTCTCCTGCTATATTTCATAGTATATAATTGAATTTTGATAAATAAATATGCCGGTAATGTAAGATTACACTACCGACATGTTGTTATTTAATTTTGTACATTTATATGCACTTCACGATCAGAAATCATCATTACAAGAGCCGCACTTATCTTGACACTCACACGAAGTAGTTGTGGTGCAATTGTTGTATAAAGTTGTGAGCACAGAATCTGTAAGAGGATATCTCGTTTCGTCATCTGTCTCATGCGTTTCTGTGACTGACTTTCTCGTCAACTTACCGTCTTTGTCATATTCATAAACAGTTTCTACAATATTGCGCTTAATCATTTTTTAATTCCTCCTCTACGATTGTTTTAAGAACTTTGTATGCTTTATCAAAATTAACATTTGAAATCGCGTAATCAAAATCGTCTCGCATTATCATTTCTGTGAACTGTTCATTCTCATTAAAACAACGCTTATAGAATGTTAGTGCATTATCTTTTCGTCCATTAATTGCTCGTTCTTCACGAACTTCATCTGGTACGTGAATATAGATAGTTACGAAGCGAACATCAGAAAGATCAAGTGAGAGATTGTGCATATACTCGATCCCACGATAGTCAATTACATAGAAGTCTGAATCGAATAACTGCTGTTTAGTTGAAAAATATTCATAGTTAGATATGCGAGTATATGCAACCATTTGGTCTTTATACTGTTCTACTTCCTCTGGGGTAATAAACGTATGCGTATCTCCTTCACCATCTCTACGAGGGCGGGTTGCATATGATTTAAGCTGTCTATATCCATGTTCTTTGCATAGTTGGTTAACGAGTGAGTCTTTCCCAGACCCACTCTTACCAACAATTAGGAAAATTGTGTGCATATTTATCACTCCTTGTTGCGAAGAATTAGATTAAGAATTACACCGACAATCAAAGCTAGTGCAGTTGCAGAGAATGAAATTACTTGACCACCAACAACTAGTCCACTGATTCCAAGAGACAAAACTGCAGATACTATAATCAGATTCTTTTGTACATTAAGATCTACTTTCTGTAACATCTTAACACCAGAACATGCGATAAAACCATAAAGAATAATAGCCGCTCCTGCAAATACACAGCTTGGAATTGAAGCGATAAATGCTTGAACTGGAGCAACAAAACCAAGTAGTCCGAGTAGAACTGCTGCTGTTGCTGTCACACATACAGATGCTACACGACTGAATCCAATCGTCGCTACACTTTCTCCGTAACTACATGAGCCAAGACCGCCAAAGCATGCACTAATTAAATTGCCTAGTCCTTCACCAAAGAAGATTCTACCAAGTCCGGGCTTTGAATAAAGATCTACTCCTATGATTCCGCCTAGTGCTGCATGGTCACTGAGAGCTTCCATACAAGCAGATACAGTATATGCTATAAACATAACAGCTATAGGGATAATAGTACTCCATTCAATTGCTCCCCAATGAGTAAAAGCAAAATCTGGCATTTGTACAAATTTAAGATTATTAAATACGGAAAAGTCTACAAGAGCACACACTCCTGCAACTGTAAGGAGTACAGCGATTGCATATCCAATTAATATACCAAGCAAAAATGGTAGTATTCTCACAATACCTTTAGCATAATGAGAAATAAGTGCAATAGAGAATGTTGTAATTAGTGCCACAACGATTCCCCACTGTCCAGTTTCTCCAACATAGCCAGAAATGAATCCCATTAGATTCACTCCAATTACTGTTGTGACAGCGCCAATAAGAGCTGGAGGGAACACCTTGTAAATTGATTGGTATGGAATCTTAGTGAAGATGAATCCCAAAATACAATATACAACGCATGCCGTTAAACCTCCAATTGCTATACCCGTATAACCACCTACACCAAGTGCAAATAATACTGGTGCGACGAAGGCTCCGCTGGAACTCAGGAACATAGGAGATTTTCCTTTAGTTACAAGAATATAGATAAGAGTTGAAAGTGCTGCACCTATAAGAGCGCCAGATGTTGCAACCCCACAAATGTTTGCAATCAAGACGGTTGCCACGAATACAGATAAGACCATTTGCGTACCAAATAACAACATTTTGCTAATTGGCGGTTTATCACTAATCCCATAAATCATAATATATATAATCCTCCTTATTGCGTTGATTGGAATTTTTAAAATATACTCTAAGATAGTTTAAATTTTTATCACGAGCAAACTGTAATTTTATTGGATCGGATTCTGTCCACACTTTTATAGCGGTTTTATAATAACTTGATGTTTGTGCTTTTTGCTCCCATTTTTCTTTTTTGGCAACATCTTCTGGTGAATTTGGATTATATGGATGTCCACCATGAGTCCAAGTAAAATTAAGTTCGATAAATAAGTCTTTAGGTTTGACGTAAAAATCACAAGCGAAAGGATATCTTTCATCTGTATTATAATTACGCTCTATGTTATTTTCTCCATATGTTTCAATTAACATTTTATAATATTCGTCTTCAGGAGTAGATAGACATCCTGTATGATTTTTTCGTTTGGTGTCCCATATTTTAGCAACAATTTCTGGAGTGTTTAATTTTTGTTTGACCTCTTCTGCTTTCCATGGGTTGTCTACTCCGTATTTTTCTAACCAAGTTGTTTTACATTTATCAAGAACTTTTTGTGAGGCAAATGGCATTTCTACTCCAAGTTTTTTTAAATTAGTGCTTTTAATTTTATTTCTAGTAGCTTCAGAACCTATTTGATATTCTACGCCATATTCTTCTAAACATGTTTGTCTAATTTTACTACGTATGTCTTCAGATTCAACTGGAGATGGGGCTCCATATCTTTCTAGACATGTTTGCTGGATTTTTTGATTCACTTCAGGAATCTCTCGTATATTAGGGACACCATATTTTTTTAAGCAAGTCTCTTTACGTTTATTATTAATTAATTCTTGACGTTCTTTAGTTCGAGGAGCCATGCCATATATCCATCCATCTTGAATGTATTTGTCAATTTCATCTGGTGGTACTCGTTTATTTTTGCCATCTTTGTTCATATAAACAGTACCTTTAAAATGTTGTAAATTTTCGTACCCTTTATTGACATTCATATTCTTTTATTGCAATTCGTAACTGCTCAATAACCTCGTCAACACTTGAGCACATAACTCCATACCTTTTAAGCATACCTACAAGCAAAAGGTTTAAATAACTAAACTGTGACTCTGCGAATTCATGAAGTGCTTCTACTTTTGCATCCATAACTGTACGAGAGCATTCTCTTGTATCAGTATAAAGTGAAATAATTTTTTTATTTGTAGTCCCAGTCCTTTCAATTTCTTCTTGACACATTCTCGCAAAATATGCACATTCACAAACTGTTCCAATGCCCGGAGTGTCTCCATCTACGATTGCTACAACAATATCGTCATGGTCAAGATTTTGTGTAAAATCTCCATAGGCGATATCTTCAGCCTTCGCACATTTTGTCTTATCGTTAATGCTGGTATTACGCTGACTTACGTATAGCTCAATTTCAGGGAATTCTTGTTCAATTCTTTGTGCCACTTTTTCATTGTAATCTCTCCAGCATTCTGCAAAAATTTGTGAGGCCAGATATACTCTAATCTTTTTCTTCATATTACCTCTCCTTATCTTCTCGGTCATTATTTGTCCAATATTCACTTATTACTACTCCCAAGCATTCCTGCGCCGCGCTCAGTCTTGAGATTGGTAATATCGTCTACATCGACTTCTTCGATCTCAACCTGCGGCACTTCTTCTACAGCAAACTGTGCAACAGCCTTGCAATATGGAACACGAATGAAATCTTCTTCCTTTGTAACTTCTGAAACATTCTTGGTAATTTCGATAGGAATGTCATTGCCATTATATAGCGCAACAAACCACTCTCCTGTAAAGTTAGAATCAATCTGTCCAGCCATAACAAACATTGCAGACTTTGTATTACTTCCGCGTTCTCTAAACCCAATACGGTAATTGCTATCAAAAGTACTACAGATTCCTGTTGGAACTAACTTTACTGTATGAGGCGGAATCACAACAAATTCTTCATCGAAACAAATATAAAGATCATAGCATCCATCCCCCTGTCGCTTACTAGGAATCTTTGCGTCAGGTCTTGTCTTTGCAAACTTAATATGTGCACTCATAAGCAAATCCTCCATTACCAAAACCAGATTGGGCTCTTACCATTAAAGATATAATTCAGATAATAGAAACTCTTATCGACGCGGAAAGTGCCATAATCCTCAAGATATTTCTTGATCTCATTGTCTACATCTGTTAGCATTTTTTCAATAGTTGCTGCACGATTCTTCTTTACAGCCTCGATCTTCTTATTTCTCTCTTCCTCTTCAGCGTCCTTCTTCTGCTTAACTAGTGAGCTAAGTCTCTTGTATTCTTCAGATGCCGCCTTAAGTTCCTCTTCTAGTTCTTCAATTGTCTTCTCTCTTGTAATGTCACCCATTATTCATTACTCCTTTATTATAATTTTGTATTGTATAAAACAATTTCTTGTTGTTTAATTGTCTCATGAACGTCAATAAGACGCTGATTTGTGCTCCCACGAAATGGTAATGTAATGTCTCGCATAGAATCTATATATGGGCCATCAACTACAACATCGCACATTGCAAGAATGTGATTTGTCAATAGGCCATTATCCCAACAAACATCAACCGATGTATCAAAGTCGTTGATTGTTAATGTGTATCCAGTATATAGCCAGATATCTTTGTCGTGAAATTTTTCTCTAAATTCATTAATGATCTGATATACTTCTGGCAGATTTTCATATTCTAAAGGATGGCCACCAGATAATGTTAAACCTTGTACCCATGGCTTATTTAATGCATCAAACAGCTTTTGCTTCGCAAGATCATCAAATTGTTCTCCTGCATTAAAATCCCATGACTGAGGATTTTGACAATTATTACAATGTACATTACATCCAGACACCCAGAGTACTACTCGTACTCCGGGGCCGTCTGCGATTGAGCATTTATTGATTCCTAAATAATTCATATGAATCACCTACTAATAATTTTGTCGTGTTTAACACGCATTTCAACTTCTTGTTGCTTGCCTTTATTAAATGCAGTTTTGTAATCATTTGTTAAATATCCGGTCACACGACGCAACCTTTTAATATCATTACTATTGCACATTGGACAAACATCGTTCATTTCATCGCAATATCCACAGTTCATGCACTGGTCGTTTGGGACATTCAAAGCAAAATAAGGGATATCTTTATCCATCGCATAATTTACAATGGTTTCAAGAGCTTGAACATTGTTTTTTGCTCCAGCATCTAATTCGACATAAGTGATGCATCCTGCATTTGAATACCCTGTTAGCTGTGATTCAATATCAATTTTCTCAAAAGGATTTACTTCTTTCCAGACAGGAACATGAATTGAATTCGTAAAGAAATCTTTGTCAGACACATTAGGAATTTCCCCATATTTCATTTTGAATTTCTGCATAGCAGTGTAACAAAGATTCTCTGCAGGTGTATAATATACACCAAAGTTGAGATGATACTCTTGCTTAAACTCTGCACATCTATCCTTGAATAGTTGCTCAATGTGCTTTGCTAATTCCATGCCTTCTGGATCTGTATGATCACAACCAATGAGAATTTGCAGCGTTTCGGCTAAACCTAATTGGCCTAGTGCTAAAGTTCCATGTTTTAAAGCAGAACGAATACCTTCTTCTGGTACATATCCAGCCATGACATTATTTTCATACATAAACTTTGCCGCTTCTGGGGATTGAGAACAAATCCAATTAAAGCGCTCCAGAAGCATATCTTTTGCTTCATTGATTTTTTCATTCAAAAGGTTCATGAAATTATCAACGGCCAATCCTTCTAAATCTTCTTCAAAAGACTCTGAATTTTTGAGAGCAGCTTCTTTTGCCTCCATAGCCAACGTTGGCATAATGATTGTCACAGGGCAGATATTTCCTCTACCATCCTTTAGCTGGCCAAAACCATTAATGTCATATCCATTTGCTGTTCTACATCCCATTGTGCTGAAATACGTTCTCGGATCATTAATGTCATAACCAGCATTATTACTCCAATCTACATTGGCATAATTAGGATAAAGTCTAAGACTTGTAGACTTTAAAGCCAACTTGAATAGGTCATAATTTGGATCTTCTGGCTTGCGGTTTACTCCCTTCATGCACTGAAAGATTCCACATGGGAAAATACTAGTACGATGAAGTTTACCAATGCCTTTGATAGAAACATCAAGCAGTGCTTTAGTTACCATACGTCCTTCTGGAAGCGTACAAGTGCCATAATTAATTGATGTAAATGGGAGCTGATTTCCAGAACGGCTTTGAAGTGTATTTAAATTGTGGTACATGCCCTCAACGGCCTGATAACATTCGCGCTGTGTCATGTCAAGAGCATATTCATAAGCTTCTGGATAGTTCTTGTATTCATCCCAGTCGATTGAGCGGGAATCATTAAAGTCGCAATCCCAATGTTCATCCCACTCATCATGCAAACAATATTTGATACCATCCTTAAAATGTTTATAAAAGCTCTTTCGCACATACGGAACCATTGTCCAGTCAATATGAGTAGCCGAGACACCCGTCTTGTCCCATATTTCTATGGGGACTGACTATATCTTAACGAGCGTATCGCTCGCAAAACCCATTTCGAGTTGCGTATCAATAGCAACCCTACTCCCCCGATTCGAGGATAGTCGATACAGGATTATAATTGTTTATATCAATAATCTCGCCATTTAATGTCCAATATTTTTTCATTTTATGATAAATTGGCAAATAAGAATATGTTTTATTTAGTGTTCCTCTAAATCCATCTTTAGAATATCCTTGCCCATATTTATCATATGTTTCTTGCAATGTATGATCAACGTAATACTTTCTAACTTGAACAACGTCTTCGTCGGTCATTTTTGCGTTACCGTTTTGACTTCCCGGATTAGACTTTTGTGCATTATGTGCTTGTATATTTTCTTTTGTATATACTTCGCTCATAATACCTTGCCATGTTGTACCATCCCATACTTTTTGGAAAGCTGAGTAAGATATTTTGTCCTTAAAAAGTTTCCAACACTCTTCTAACTTTAATTCACACATAGCATATATTTCTCTAATTTGAACGACATCTTCGTGAGATAGTTTTGCCGCAGGATTTGCGTCCCATTGATTTGATTCTCCACCAGCAGTAAGATTATATCCTTTTTCTGGACTTTGAGAATTATATTTTTTTATATAATATCTTTCTAATCTTCCAAGTTCCTCAAAATCATCTGTTGAATCAATTTGTTTTATAGAGAAATTGTCTAACCCATATTTTCTCATGGCTTTATATAAATGTTTTGTATTATTTTCATTACGTCCCTCTGTAAGATGCCTAGACCATCTATACTCCAGCGAGCATGTTGTAATTCCAATATATACCTTGCCATTTATATTATTGGTAATTTTATAAACTATCAATCAATTCATCTCCAATCAAGAGATTATTGATTTTAAACAATTATTTTCCCACGGGATTACCATGCTCAAAAAAGTTTAGGCTTCCCCGTTAGCATATATGCTTTTTTATTAACACACATACCCCGCTGATAAACGGAAAAGGTTTAACAGGCAGTATTATCTACCAAACTGCTGTAGGCTCTGTAGTTGGAAAATTACCGCTACAAGCTGAAAAGCGGTATTAACACTTTGTGCTGGTCTAACATCAGTCTGTCTAGTATTAAATCCATTGGCAAGCAAATGATCAAATGGAATACTTAGGCAATTATGACTACCTACAGCATAAGCATTAAGGTCGTGGATATAAACTTCATTATTTTCATGATTCGCTTTTGCCATAGGCGATACAAGATATTCTAGAGCATATCTTTTAGTTACAACATCGCTTGCCTCGCCAATACGACCACCAAATGAAGCCTCGTCAACATTAGCGTTTTGATTTTGAATATTATTTGCCGTTAGTTTTTCAGAAACTGCTTGCATAAGTTCTTGATATTGACTTCTTGCCATTTCATGCAAAAAGCGATAATTTACGTATGCTCGTGCAGTTGCCTTAAATCGAGAAGCCATTAGTTTTCGTTCAACCATGTCCTGAATGTCTTCAACAGAAAGTTCAGATGTAGTATTATTGGATCCAATGTCCAAAGCGACTTTGGAAGCAAAATCTTTAATATCATCGAAGTTCTCACCATTGTAGATGCTTTTGTGTGCCTTTAAAATTGCATTCTCGATCTTTGTTTTATCGAATTCTACTTTTCTTCCATCACGTTTAATTACAACCAATTAACATTCCTCCTTTAGTAAAGCGCCTGATTGTCCTTATAAATGGCATTAACCTGTTCAACAATCTCTTCCCAATTGTGAACTCTATAAATCCCATAAGCATCATCGTGGATCCCATGATTCCAAGGTCTATCTAATAGCACTCGATCAACCAGAGGATTTGTAGAGATTAGATTTTCTGCACAATCATCTACAAGGACATCAACATGTAGTAATGACTTGTTATGAATGCAAATGATGCGCTTCTCGTCAATAAACGGAAAGTTTTTCATAAACCAGTCAATCTTCCAGTTAAAATTAGTATGATGCGTTGCTGTTGCCACATAAACGTCATACCCACTATCAATAAGTTTTTTCACTCCCCATTGCGAATCTGGAGCAGGAGACAGAGAGTCCCACAGCTCTTTTTTTAGGAACATAGCAGTTAAGTCTTCTGCATCTTCAAATGGAAGGCATTTATAGAAATCATATTCAGTAAAAGAATCCAATGCTAATTGAGTGCTATGTCGCGCGTTATAAAGCTCAAGTGTTTTCTCGATGAGGTTATTCAACACCTCATCACAATCTAGAGCCACAGTAAACTTATGCATAGTTTCCTCCTATAATTTTGTATTGCTTATTCTTCTTCCTTTTTTACATCAACGATATTGCCGTCATCATCTACAGTCTTGTTAAGACTGACCGCACAGAAATTGCTAATTTTTTTAATCAATCTCTTATAATCATTTGCTGACTTCTTGCCCGGTTGCTTCTGAAACTCTGTAATGTATTGAAGTACAACGCCACAGATTGCTTTCGAGCCATTGAGCAAAGCCGCCATTCGCACTTTCTCTAGCTGCGTTTTAATTACTTCTTTAAGAGCATCGTCTGTCATTTCTGCCGCTGGAGGGCTCTGCTCCTCCATGCTATTAGTCTGTTCGTAATTGTTGTTCTCGTCCATATGCGCACTTCCTTTCTTTTAATTACGTGCCAATTATACCACAATAATTTAGTATTGTCAATAGACTGATTTTGTTCGTTTAATTTTTTCTAGCCATACTGTATATGGTTTTACTCGTTCAACAAACAAATGATCGTCTTCTTTTCTTCCAAGGATCGCAAGGCACTTGCCCTTTGCAATGAGGCCGAAATATTCTTTTAACTGTTTGCTCCAAATAGTTGCTTCAATAATCCTGTCAGAAGTAATTAAGTCTAAATATGCAAATTGATTATTGTTTTTATCTTTCTTGCGTTTAATATCTGATATTACACACAATACAACTGTTTTTTCTCCATTTGGAGCATCATCCCAGTTGGCATTAATTAAATCTACTCCTTCTTGTAGTGGGTTGTCTGTCAAAAACATTGATAGACTTTCATATTCCCATAGGAATGGATCTTTTGCATATTTTTGTTTGAAGTCTTCCATATAAGCTTTATATTTTTGCTCTTGCTCTTTATCAAACTTTTCTTTGCGCTTCTCATTATACAATTGCAATACAGTCTCTTTATCTACTTTTTTGCCAACCTTATAATCATCTACGTTAATGTCCCATTCAATCAAAAGTTTTGCTTTCGTCCCATATGATTGAACTGGTTTATATTCTTTTCTCTCATATGATAAAGACGCATATCTTTTCATTAACTTCATTTTATTAGAAGTTGGGAAGGCTCCCGCTTTTATCAAAGCAATTGTAGCAGACTTATCGGAAATTTTTGATATATAATCATTAAAGCTGCTATATGGTTGATTCTCAATAATTTTAGTGATGACTGATTCGCCAATGCCTTTTACTGCTCCAAATCCAAAAAGTATTTCTTTTGATTCAGGCTTAGCCTTAAATGTAAGTGTTGATTCATTAATTTTTGGTGGAAGAACTTTAATATTAAGTCTATGACACTCATTAATGATTACACTTAATTTTGCCGTATTGCCTGATTTCGCTGTTAGAACCGCTGTGAGAAATTCAACTGGATAAAATGTTTTTAGCCAAGATGTAAGATATGCTAATAATGAATAAGCAACCGCATGCCCACGGTTAAAGCTATACTCTGCTTGTTTAGCAAGTAACGCCCACATATCTTTAATCTGTTGTTCTGTCCATTGTTTTTTAATTAATCCTTCATGGAATTGAGTATACAAAGACGCCATCACATCTTTTTTCTTCTTTCCAATTGCTCTTCGTCCAGTGTCTTGTGCTTCCTCAGAGAATCCAGCATATGCAAGCAAATGCAGAGCGTCTTCCTGATATAAAAGAATAGAATGTGTCTTTGAAAATAGAGTTTTTAAGTCTGGATGTATAACTACTGTTTCATCTGGATATAATTTGTTTTTGCAATAATCAGGAAAACTGTTTTTTGTTCCGGGACGATTGCTTGCATTAATTGCAATAATGTCTTCTATGTTGTCTGCTTGTGCATCAATGCACATCTTTTTTGCTTCAGCAGATTCAAATTGGAATACTCCTACAGTATTTCCACTCTTATAGATTTCATCATAAACTCTTTGTTCTTCCAAGTTGAGGTGATTAATATCTACATCTTCCCATGTTAAATGCGCCATTTTTAATGCGTCATCTATGACATCTAGTGTTTCTAGTCCTAGATAGTCCATTTTAACCAATCCGAGATCATCCATTGCTGCATGCATCTCTAATTGAATCATAGGATTTTTCTCATTGTCTAGGCACAATGGACAATAATTGATAACAGGATGTGGAGTAATCAATGTTCCTGCGGCGTGACGACCTCTGCTCTTAGGAAGTCCCTCTAGCTCCATTACATACTTAAACCATAATGGGAACTTTTTATAAACTTCATTTAGTTTCTCGTCTTTGCCAACAAGTTCTTTAAGTAATACGTCCTTTTCTACTTCTTCACCTAGGTCACTTAGTGTCTTAACAGTAGGAATCATTTTAGTGACTTCATCACGAAGGCTATAAGGAATTTGTCCAAAGTATGGAGAATCTTGTCTTTCATTAAGCACTTTTCCAATATCACGAATTGCCACTTTTGTAGCTAGTGTATTAAAAGTAGCAATTGGCGCAACATTTTCTTTTCCAAAAAGCTCCTCTGAGATCTCTATGATTTCTTTTCGTCTACGTTTACTAATATCCCAATCGAAGTCTGCAAGGCTACCTTTTCTTCCAAGATTTGCAAAACGTGAAAAATCCAAATCCCAACGTATTGAATCTATCTGAGTAACACCAAGCATAAATAAACATAAACAATTTGCACCAGAGCCGCGACTATATCCTCTTGGTAGTTGTCTTGCGTCTGCCGCCTCTGCAATCATATGAAGCATAATAAAATAATCTGTGTAATCGAGCGCATTAATGACAGGTAATTCTTTTTCAAGTCTTTCTCGTCTTATCTTTTGATCTTCTTCGTTCATCCATCCGAATTTGTTATCAAACTTTTCAAAGACAAGATAATGAAGATAGTCTTCATGAGAAGAAAACTCTTCTGGAACATTAATTGTTGGCATAATATTCCCATGGTCAAGACCATAGTCAATATCATCATCAATCATATTTGCAATATGTACTGTCTCATCAATACCTTGTTGGACTACTCGTTCAAGCATCCAATCTCCGAGATACTGAAAAACATCTTGCTCATTTTGCAAATGACATCCAACATACGTTTCTCCTGTTTCTCGACCTTCACCAATAGAGACAAAAATGGAATGTGTATCAATTTGATTTGCACTTAACATATGCGCATCAGTAGTAATAACATATGGCATATTCATATGTCTTGCAAACTTATAAATTAATGTATTGCACTTTAATTGCTGTTCAGTTTTATGTGATTGAATTTCACATGCAACATAATCAAATGTGTCTTTTAAAAGATTTACAAATTCTTCTGCTTCATCATACATTTCATTTTCAAGATATCTACTAAGACGGCCAACTTGACATGCAGTTAAACAAATAATCCCTTCGCCAAGATTGTGCTCTTTAATCCAATTAATAGATATACGTGGCTTTTTATACATGCCTGTTGTTGCAGCTTCACTAACAATTTTAAATAGGTTCTGAAGCCCTACTTGCTTTGATGCGAGAAGAACTAAATGATATCTTGGCTGAGTATATTCTTTTGAATCATTCTTTTCAAGATAATTGTCAACTTCATAAATTTCACAACCAACAATCGGTTTTACTCCATATTTCTTGCATAGTTTAACCTGTTCAACAAATCCATGCATTGTCCCATGGTCTGTTAGAGCAATATGACTTTGACCATTATCTGCTGCATATTTTACAGCTTGTTCTACTGTAAGAATTGAATCCAGAAGAGAACCAATCGCACTGTGGACATGTAAATTAATAAACATTACATCCTCCTCCTTTCATAACAATTTTGTATTGTTTATTCAATACCATATTTTTTAAACAAATGACGTTGCGGTGCAAATTCGTTTCCAAAATATTTTAATTCTGCTTTTAGACGTGTCCGAATAGCTTCTTCTTTCTCTGTAAATTTTCCAAGCCATATTCTTCTTCCTTCAAAGCCAATTTGTGCAACCCAAGCATTGTAATATTTGCTCCAATGTACACCTATAATTCCAGATGTATTATTACTAGGGACGGTTCTATTTCTTGCATTTTCAGATGAGTTAGATTTCCGTAAATTATCTTTTTTATTGTTAAAAGGATTTCTGTCTATATGATCATAAAACTTTCCTACAATTAACCACGACATGATGGTATGTTTATGATTAATATTTGTCCCTAAAAAATGATGGTTAGTATGATCTATTTCTTCTCTCCAGCAATAATCTTTTATTTTGTCATAATCTTCTAAATCAAAATAAAATTCACGATTAGTATTTATAGTCCATCCAACACCATAGTTAAAAGAAGTAACATCATACTTACATCGCTTTTTATTATTTTCGTGTACATATTTTAAAGATTCTCTTTGCAGGCATCCACATGATTTCGTGCGTCCAGACTTTATTTGATCTGTAGAAGTAATTACTACTCCATGTTCTTGACAGTTGCATTCACACTTCCACATTATGCGATGCCTTCCTTGAGGACTTATATAATCATTTGTCCTTTCAATTACTGTCAATCTACTATCTGGCACTCCATGTTCCCACATTTTCCATCCAGTCATATCTATAAAATTTGCCATTCATTTACTCCTCAATCGTCAAATATCACATAATAACAACGAGTTGTTTTGCTGATCTTGTGTATGCCGTATATCTCCATCGTCTTTTCATATCGTTGTCCCCAAACGCCTCATCAAACACCACAACTTTATCATATTGTGATCCTTCTGCTTTGTGACAAGTAATTACATACCCAAAAGCAAATTCAAATGGTTTTGGATATCCAGAAAACTTTTTCCAATTTTCTGAATTAATTGTTGGTTGCCCATTGATTATTAAATTATAATCAATCATTAAATTTCTATAGATTCCACCATCATCTGAAATAAAATTAGCATAAATGACTTGACCATAAGGAGGAACCTCTTTTATAGAAATATTATACAATTCTCCAATTGTCCCATTAACAAGCTCATTACCAATGCTATTTACAGTATTCCAATGATTCTTGAGACAAATAACCTTGTCACCATTAACTGGCTCGTTGCCATAATTATTTCCAAGAATTAATCTGCGCATATATTCATTTAATTCATGACGAGTTTTATTCTTGCCACATAGAATCTGGTCTGCACCAAGCAACAATTTGTCTGATGCTTTTTCTCTAGGAATAATCCTACATCTTTTATCATCAGTGCTATATGCAAGTCTCTTGCCATTTCGAATATCCATTGACAGTTTAATGATAGGATTTTCAAGTGCTTGCCGCACAATCTCATCAAGGAATACGTGTGGATGATCTAAAATAGTTTGTTCACTATCAATTGGTGGCAATTGCATTGGATCCCCAAGGAATATAGTGTGTACATGATGAGACAATAGCAAATCAATCATTTCTTGTGGCAACATACTTGCTTCATCAACAACAACAAGACTATATTTCTTCTCTAATTTTACTCTAGGAGTGTGTCTATATGTGCCATCTGGTAACTCTTCAGAATGATAAAGCAACTTATGTGCAGTCATTGCATTCTTGTTCCCCTTTTGTTTAAGCACAAGAGCGGCTTTACCAGTGTATGCCACAAAAACAACTTGGTTTTCATGCAATCCTAGTTCTTGAATAATAAAATGAACTAAAGTAGTTTTTCCTGTTCCAGCATATCCAGCAATAACAGTATATGGGGCCTTTTCTTTGTATCGTCTACAAGCAATCTCAAGGCCATCTTGTTGCCCTTTTGTGAGTTCCAATTAAATATTCCTCCTTTCTATAATTTTGTGTTGCACATCATCCAGTGATGTCAATTTTAGGATTGATGTGGAAAAACTCAGTGTGACTACCAACATCAATAATGGTATCTTCATTAGTATTCCACAGTCTCAAATAATAAACTGTAAAATTGCGATCATCACAGAACTTCTTAATTTCATTAAAAGCCGCATCGTAGACTTCTTCGTCGGTCATATTGCCTTCAAGTGTTGCAATTTCACGACCATTGCCATAACTATTATAAAAGTAAAGTTTATGCATTATCAGTCTCTCCCTTTAGCTGATTCCACATATCATTCCAATATGTTTCATGATCACAATCAATATCAAAAGTTACTGCTTCCATGTTGTTACTTAGACCATGGTTGAGGATATATTCTAGGGTGTCACTATCAATATGTAGCGGCACATATGTCAGATGATAGCCTTCAGATTCATCGCCTACAGTAGTAATCATTAGTGTGGCATTCTGTGCATTCGTATTCATTACAAATCACTCCTTAATAAAATATTGTTTAAATTTATAGACAAAATATAAAAAATTGTTTAAATTTATAAACAAAGCCGTCCTTCTTGCAATTTGTGATAGGTGGCTCTTCACGTTTCTCATCTTCTTTGTCATACTTCTTTTCACATTGTGAGCAAACCTGTCTTCCTTCAGGAATAATTTCACCACATGCGACACAGCAATTATTATATTCAATCATATCATGCATCAACTCCTTAACTATAATTTTGTATTGTTCAACTATACATATAATATCACAAAATTTTGATTTGTCAAGTAGTTAAATGCATAAAAAATGGGGAGATAAGTTATCCCCTAAATTTTATTCTGATAGCATTTTAAGAAAATCGTTCTCGCTAATAATTGGAATATCTAATTCAATAGCCTTCTTATTCTTGCCGCTTGTGCTTGTGGTATCATTATTAATAAGATAGTCAGTCTTCTTGCTCACTCCAGATACATATTTGCCGCCATTGTCTTCAATGGCTTTAACAAGTGCATCCCTATTTGGGTAATGAGTTAAACTTCCTGTAATGCAGAAGCTTTTACCATCAAGATTGGAACTAGAACCCACATCATTCTCAACGATAAAGTTCATCTCAACAGGAAGCAATTCAACCATTGGATCTTTGCTATTCCACCAATCATGAATTGACTTATTTGTAATTTCTCCGAAATCATCAATTTGCGAAAAATCATATCCATTAGCTAATGCTTGTACAAAATCATAATGGTCTCCATTAAATTGCTTACTAATAGCTTTTGCCGCAGAAGAGCCAATATTAGGAATGCCAAGCGCAGTGATAAATCTATCAAGCGTTACTGCCCTTGATTTTTCAATAGAATCTAGCAGTTTATCTACAGATTTTGCCCCCATTCCCGGCAGTTGTGTAATTTTATTCTTATATTCTTTTAAATGATAAATGTCCTTGTAATTATGCAAAAATCCATGTGAAATTAGCAGCTCAAGCGTCTTCTCTGATAGGCCATCAATGTTCATTGCTTTGCGACTCACAAAGTGCGTGAACTGTGCCAACTTCTTAGCTGCACAATTTGGATTAGTACACATGAGAACTTTACTATTATCAGTATATTTAATTTCAGTAGGCTCTCCACAACAAGGACAAGTAGTTGGAATTGTCAGTGTATTGCTACGAGTTAGATTATCATAAACTTTAGGAATCACCATATTGCTGCGGTATACCGTAATAGTATCACCAATCCCAAGTTCAAGCTGCTCAATGATAGAAAGATTATGGAGTGTTGCCCTTGTAGTTAATGCCCCATCTAAATCTATTTCATCAAAGATGGCGACAGGCGCGATTAATCCGCTTCTTGTTGGATTCCACTCTACATCTCGAAAAGTTGTCTCATACATTTCATCAGCCCACTTAAGAGCCATACGACATCCCTCATGATGTGCGGTTGCTGGTAGTGTCTTAGAATATGACTTCCTGCACATTTCAAAAACAAGGCCGTCACAAGGGTATTGATACCACTCTGGCTGCATGCCTTCTGCGCAATCGTCAATAGTCCCAACACAGCGCTCAACAGTTTCAAATCCAAGATCATCAAGTTCATCAAGGCATTCCCACTTAGAATCAAAAATGTCATTGTTCACATTTTCTAGATGTATGTCTGACACACACTCAAACACCACATAAGAAAGATTACGTTGCTTTGTAATATTTGTATCAAGCTGACGTAGACTCCCTGCTGCTAGGTTACGAGGATGACTATAAGGTTCATCAAGAGTCGCATTAATCTTATGGAAATTTTCTAAAGAAATCACACATTCTCCGCGAAGTTCAAGTTTATCCTTGTAATCAATATGCATTGGAAGATTTGTAATCATTCTTGCTTGAGCGGTTACATCTTCGCCAATTTCACCATTGCCACGAGTCACCGCCTGAACAAATTCCCCATCTTTGTAGCGAACCAAAAGTGTAAGCCCATCCAACTTGTAGCTACAATAAAATGGCTGATCGCCAATAAATCTTTTAATCTCATTAATATCTTTAGTCTTTGCCGCAGAAAGCATTGGCTTGCTGTGTTTGACCTTTGTGAAGCAATCAAGCACTTGTCCCTGTACTTTACGAGTAGGAGAATTTGCTAACCAAAATCCGGTTTCATCTTCAAGTGCTTTAAGCTCGTCGAACTTTTTGTCATATTCTGTGTCAGAGATAGTCGGACGATCTAAATCGTAATATTCATGGCAATACTGCCAAAGTTCGGCTGTTAAATTTTTAATAGTTTCAATCTTATTCATATTTTTCTTTCAACCTCTTTAACGCCGCCAATTCTTTTTCTTTAAGTGTCTTTTCTTTACGAATTATTTCTCGTTCAATCTCTGCACTTGCTAGAATCCTGTTAAATTCTTTAATGGTTTTCTCAGACGGCGTGTTATCACACTCGGCTAAGTACTGATATAAGATATCCTGTGCAATTTTTTCTGCAAGTTTCCTGTTGTCTTTATTTATGTTTACTTTAACAGCAATCCATCCATTAAAAGGATCCCAAATTCGTAATGAGTTGCTTCTTAAATATTCGGACTGATAAAACTTATATCTTTCCGGTTCCTCTCTCATCTCCCACATATTATTCTTTCGATCAAAAACTACTTCATGTTCATATTTGAGCTCTATATTATGCAAGTCCTCTTTCCCGTCCATACATACAAGTCGCTCAACATGTAAATCCATATTGGGATGTGCAACACAATATTTTTGGGCTTCTAATTTGTCATTAAAGTATCCATATATTTGCCAATCGCTATAGTATGCGTACATAACAGCGTATATCATCTTACTCATTCCATCAACTCCCTGCTTAAAATATTGATGATCTGTGCTTTTGCTCTCTTTAAATCATTTTCATTTTCAAAAACAGACTCTAATGCTTCATTGAAGATGCTCATAAAACCATGAATTGTATTATTCTTTAGTAATTCAATCATCCATCTGCGACATTCACATTCAATATACTCAGTATCAGTACATTCTGAACTCTTTAATCCTAAATCACAATTTGCGCATACTGATTTCATATTTTATCTCCTAATTTATTTTTTGCCTATCTTAATAATCTGTTAAAACTATGGTTCTATTCCAGAAACCAATCTTCTTGACTTCGTTCTCCTGCACATCTTTATATAATACAGAAAACTTCTTAATTGCAGACTTCTTGCTCATTGCATATACGACTGCAACATCATCAGTAAACTCATGCCCAACCATCTGATTAGGTCTTGCAAAACAATAAATGCCCATCACTTATTCCTCCTTAACGCATATACGGTACAATATCGAATCTGTCCATGCTTCCAATTCGGATGCTTTGCTCTTATCTTGCAGTATATAAGAGCATACTTGTTGAACTTCTTTTTCTTATTCATAAATTTTTTAATCCTATCATCTTTCAGTTTGTCTATGTCCTTCTAAATGATCCTCGTAGTCTCTCGTAAGTTCATTTACAGCATCTACAAGCTCGTTGATTTTTAAAATCAGATCATCGCCAGATACACCCATATTCCAACCATAACTTGTCAACTTTTTAAGCTTTTTGTCTTGATTGGTAAAAGTATACTGGCCGATACGGTTATAGCGATGAGGAAAATCACCATTATGCATAATTCCATATTCTTGACCTGCATGATAACCATGGCCATCGCTAGTACACATCCACCATGCATCACCAGTGGCAAGTACGGAGCTGATATAACCAATGGTGCCATCATTTGTTTCAACATAATCTCCTACATGAAATTCATAGTCCATACAACTTTACCTCCATAAATTCTATTTTTTACTTGCCGTTATTATGGCAATCTTCACAAACCGCATATCCTTTGTATACATATTCGCCATCTACAATCTCATATTTGTCAAAAAAACTCGCTTCGAAATACATATCACCTTTTTTAACAAGTCTCCCACAACAAGCACATGTTGCAAACTCTTTATTATCTGTCATAGCCTTACTCCTCATTTCCGCAAAATACGTCCTTATATTCCATAAACAAATCATTGATGGCCTCTGCCATGATTCTGTGCTCGGTATGCACTTCTTCTTTGTAATAAAGGTTACGATACCAATTAAGAATTACCAGAGGTTTGGCCATATTATACTTTTCAATCGCTTCAACAAAATAATTTTCAAGATCCATGATTTACTCCTTACTCATCTAATTTGTCCTTGCATTCAGGGCAATAATCTTTATTGTCCTCTACATAATGAACCCATCCTGCTTTCTTCGCCTTATCTAATGCTTCATTATAGCTATCTGCATATTCGCTATGCTTGCCGCATTTGTCGCAAATTCTATAATATCTCTTTACAGTTTCAGTCTGGAGGAAACAAAGAAATAGCATGGAGAAAAGACATATCCACCACTTATTGAAAACAATCGCAAGAGCAGTCCAACAAATTACACATACACTATTTCCGATTGCCCATGCCCACCATGCACTCTTATTCATATACTTTCACTCCTTATATTAAAATGTAATTTTTATCATTCATCTATGTAAATATGACTCTCTTTAAGTTCCCATTCAAACTCTGAGAAGTCACCGTCATCTGTCACAAATCTACCACGCAACAGATCCAGTTCAACAATTTCATGATATCCGCCATCGCCATCTTTATAATAATATGTATAACCGCCTGACGGATAACCATGTAACAAGTCTTGTACTTCCATATTTAACATTTCTGCGAAAGTTATATTTTTCATATGCCCACCCACCATATATTTAGCATATTTGTTCTACATCTTTTGTTGTTACAAAAATTTGATATTCTCCAAATTTATCCTCTACTTTTTTTTCATCTACCAGTTGCCAATCAATCGACACAATATTTGCCAGCGGGTACATTACCCCATAATTATCTTCTAAGTAACCATCCCTTTTAATATCAATCATCATATATTCTGGAACACTACACAGCAATTTTTCTACAATTCCATAATTATATTCAAAACCAGTATGCCTATGACCATCTACAGTAGTAAAAACAGGCTTAAACTTTTGAAGAGTCACCATATTCTTTCTAAATTCTTTTTTAAACAATCCCATACATTCACCTTAAAAATATATTTTTATTTGTTATTTAACACCAATTTCCTACTCCATAATTGGCATCTTTATTAAATTTCTGCTGGTCTTCAACCCATTTAATCAATTCTTCTTTGTTGTAATATGTAATATTGCCTATAGTATGAGGAAAAATTAATATTTCTTCATCATGAAGATGCCCAAAGCATCCTTTATTCTGTTCTTCCCATTCACTAATTGCCATAATACCAGACTTAATAATTTCCATTTCATAAGGTTCAAAACAAAAATCTTGTTCATGAACAATATTTGCAAATGCTTTTGCTAATTTTCCCATATGCGTACCTCAAATCTTTGTTTTTAACTACTTTCCACATCATTATTCGTATTTTTCACTCATATCTTTCAAAACATCATACGTATTACGGAAGTCTCCATTTTCATCTCTTAAAGAAAACCCAATCTTCGTAAACGCTTCAATGATTTGCTCGGTGGTAGAATTGGCAAGTTGTTTAATTACTTCTTCCATATAGTCAATAATAACGTTCACCTCAACCTCTATTTTATAACCCCATTATTGTTCTTGTAATTGCCTCTTTTGCTTCGTCTAAACTATGACCGTCTACACTATTAGTAAAATAATCATATATTAATTTAAGCAAAGCTTCATTTGCTGCAATATGTTTATACTTATATTCATCCGTTTCAGAAAAATTTTCACATTTACTAATTTCAAATTCTTCTTTACACGCGAACCTAACACAATCACAAGTTTTGACTTTTTTACAACGATAACAAATCATAATCTCATCTCATTCATTTACCTTCGCAAATTCTTCAGTCAACACGAATTTATCTTTCATAAAATGTCCGAAACCAATACATTGAGAACCCCAACTATTTCTCCCATTAAAAACAAGGCGGCAAGGAATATTTTTAAGATCAGTTAATCTCAATCCATCTTCCTTTGAAATATCAAACAGCTTAATAAACGCCCTAATTAGGCAACCAAGATTTCTTGTGTTGTTATAACCACTCATCGGCCACACATTCGAGCATGCAATTTCAAGGCAAGTACAATTGCCGAAATGAGCAATTGTATTTATGTTAATGGACTCAATTATGTTATTCTCTATGCAATAGCCCATATCTTTTAGTTCTTGCTCAGTTTTAATAATCTCATCAAGACACATTTAATTTATTTCCCCCTGACTGTTTATTCGTCTTCTTCATGTCTGTATAACGGACTACATAAATTGTATGCATTTGTTTCATTTAATCCATAATTGGTGTAAAACGAGTGCGTTCATATGTTCGATTTTTATAGTCTTCAAAGCTCATAAAAAATGGACAGATATTGGTGTTTTTACATCCACAATCTCCATAATTACAATACCACCATTGATATTCTATATTTCCACTCAGTTCTGAATGTGGGCAATCCATTGGGTGCGATGGCATCTCATCTACTAGAATTTTCATAAGCTATCCCTCGTTACTTAGAAATAACCTGCTCATAATGGCGTAATTCAACAATTGCTTCCTTGATTGCACAAGCAGGAGTTCCATAATAAGTGCATCTAGAGCACGAATACTCAGGGCACTTCTGTAGTCTATTAATTAGATCATTAATCATTTTTTTAACCTCCTACATTAATAAGGCTGTCAATATAATTTCTATCCTGTGAGAAGATAGGAATTTCATTATCAATAACCCATTTACTTCTCTGGGTATAACCACAAATATTGCCTACCTCATCATACGCGGTAAGACCATCATCGACCTTAATGCAGCAACTACCGCGCTTTAAAGTTGTAGCATAATCGTTCCAATTAATGCCCTTCTGGGTCATAAGCATATCCTGAATGTTGTTGCAAGACTTGCCATGAAGATCCTTATGACTAAAGTTTGCCTGACCTACAGACAGGATGGAATTGCGAGTAGCATCTTGTTGCCGCCATAGCATATAATTGCAAACCTCTTCTTTTGGAATTGTAAAGACACGAGAATCAAACATTGCGCCTTTATTCATTGCAATTTCAAGAGTTTCAATATAAGAAGCATCTTTTTCCTCAAGATGTTCTGTATAAAGTCGTTTAGATTGTTGTGAAATATTACGCATAAAAGCTTTATTAAACGCAAGAGTAGCCATACTTGCAGAAACGCTACACATTTTCTGTAGATTGTTTCCAAACCAAGCATCTGTGGTAAGCTCTGCATAATCTACTAATACAAGAGAAATCTCGTCACTCTGTGTATACCCAAGGACACAGCCCTGAATGTTCTCACAGAGATACTTCATAGTTTCCTGCATGGTTTTTACTAGGATATCATCAAACGGTTTCTTAAAACCTCTTGTAAAAGTGTGAAAACTCTTTCCGTCGATGCGGATAATTACTGGCATTCTACGAGTTAGATAATATCTGCTAATATTCTCGTAGTTGTTTTTCATTCTATCACCAAGTGTAGTCTTGTCCATAAGTTAATTCCTTTCAATTTCTTTCAAAGTATTAGTTGACACATCATAAGTATAAGGCATTCCATTCGGCGCATAATAAGGAGACATATAACCGTATCCAGAATATCCAGCACATTCATTAAAAAGTATATATACGATTTTGGTATCCGTATCATAATATAGGTCTTGCATAGCTGTTGGTCTCAAACGACCATTAGTATTCTTTATATAATCCTTAGAACCAGTTGCGGCACATCCTGCTAGACATAGAAGAGAGATCGTCAAAGCAACAAGGCAAATAACTGTTTTAAAGTGTTTTTTCATTTTCTTCCTCCATATTAACAATCAAGAAATCATAAACGTCTCCCCAATCATCAATAATGACCGGCACATTGTTAACAATTACATCTCCAATTTTAAATCCATGCAACCAATCCTCTTCAAATACAAAGTAGCCAATCCATTCTTCTTGGTCATAGAACACTTCTTCGAGCAAATCAATAACAATATCGAAGATGTCTGTAATATAAAATCCACAAAAGTCTTCGCAAAGACCTTTCAGAGCACTATCAACTCTTGCCATTTTCGTGTCCAGAATTTCAAGATGTTCCATAGTATCAATAAAAGCTTCCTTAGAGATCATTATTTGCCTCCTCAATTTTTTTTGGATTTATTAGTTCAATCTTTACATGGCTATATAGGCCACCAGTGCAGTATATAATCCCATTTGTTATCGCCATTTCCAGTGGCACAAATTGTAGTTTATCATACTTAGATGTTCCATCTCCAATTTTATATCTTGCCCCATTTTTATCAACAGACACGACAAACTCTTTGTCTTTTAATACAGGATTATATTTAATCCATTCATTTTCTGTGTCGCATCTCGGACGTATTGTAAGAGGATAAGTTTCCATAAATTACTCCTTAATATTCAGCTTATAGCCAAGCTCCTTCTCAAGCTGCTTCTTTGATACTTCACGCTCAATTACTTCAAAGCTGAAACACTCGTCACCGCATGCGTAAATTTGAAACGACGGTAGGATTTTCCTCGTATACCCAAGATAGTCATAACATACGTCGCTTTCCGATTCAATGTTTGTAAGAGTCAATCCGACCTTGGGAATATGAACCTTACACTTGCACCCATCGCTCATATAACATGTGCCAGTATAGTCTAGATACGTGATGCCATTTTCAACATAAATCTTTACGTCGGTTGGAGTAATGTTACTATCAATAATTACATTGTTATTCATTGTTTCTTCTCCTTTCATTCAACCAATCACAGTACTTCTGACATTCTTCTTTTGATTTAAATCCAATATATTTCCCATATCTGAGTTGCTCTTTCTTCTCAATAACATCATCACAGAACTTATCATATACAAACTGGATTCCAAAGTCTTCATATGAATAATCGTTCCATCTGCTGTCACCAGTGCATTGATAACTTTTATCGAGACGATAATATCTTTCCGATGGGTAATTGGCGTCATTGACTCTATATCTCAACGTATCAATCCATGTTTCTTTTGGTTCATACCAATAATCTGGCTGTGAACATGTGCACCTCTTGCTTGTGGTTGTCCCATCAGGCCAAGTCAAAACCCAGTTTCTATTTTCGTCACATTTGTCGCACTTAGGCTTTTCATGTGGTTTATTATCTGCAAACCAGAGCTGAGATTTTTCAAGCGCGTCCTTAAAGATATCGTCAATAGCAGTCTTATAAAATTCTTTTTCTACTTCTCTGCGAAGATTTCGTGATTTATATTCCAAATCACGTTCTTTGCTTGATACTTCTCGTGCTTTGTCCTCAAGCTCTTTATTGCGCTTCTCAAGATATTCATTGCGTCTTTTAAGTGATGCCATGTCACTCTTCAAAGAGTCTTTAGCTGCATCAATAAGCTTTGATTTTATTTCATCAAACAGTTCGTCTGCTTCAGACGGTTCCCACATAGGTTCTTCATAATCCCAATAGCTCATTTAATCGACCTTTCTTAATAACCTTGAATACTTTTGTCATGGAATGGTTTAACTGGCGCAAATAATTTATAATTGTTTTTGTAATTGCAGTTTTTCTTAAACTGGCAATCAATCTCGCACCCATATACAAAGTAGCTATGCTCACAATAGTCACACAGATCTTTTCTTAGATTATATTTGATTAAATATTTTGCTCTAGACACGTCATTATTCTGATGCTCATATTCATGTGCAAGGCACTTGTCATAATCATTGAATACCTCTCCACAATAATCACATTTATATTGATCAACTTTTGTCATGTTTTATCTGTCGCCTTCTTTCTACCACGTCTTTTTGTTGGCTCTTCTGACTTAATATCTGGTTTATCAGGAAGCCACATCCAATAAAGTACATTCATATAAGTGTTCCAAACTCCATTCTTAATGGATACGACTTTGAATTTATCTGCATCTGTATAGCCAAGAACATCTACCATGTCTGGAGGGAGTTTATCTTTTGTACTATTCCATCCCATTGCGATTAATCCTTTCTGATCTCACATTCTTTAATTAATACTTGTGGAGAAACTTGTCCATTATATACGTTAATACCCAATGTGCCAATCACATTAATATATGTCTCTTCTCCTGCAAAATTATTATTCATCCAATTAAACACTTCATTTGATTCATCGCATTTGAACATCACATATTTGATATTCGTATCCTCGTCATAAATTTGAATTGTATCATCGTTCTTGCCGACAATTTTAGCATTGTCATTATATATATATAAATCTTTAATCAACCACAATGGTTCGTCTACTCCATGTGCAAAAGTTGATTTATATTTATCAAGTTCTTGGCACCACGAAATTGATACATCTTCTGCATCAACAATGAAGTCTACTACATATATTTTTTCAAAAGATACGTCTTTGAGATTTTCATTAAACCATTCTCGTGCCTTATTAATGTCAGTCAAACAAAGACCGAATGCTTGTGCATGACCCTGTGACATAGTAGATTCCGGGCATTCATCGACAAGTTCTCTGAAGTCTTCAATTGGGCAATAATCAAAAGCTCTACCGCTTCCAGTAAATCCATTATCTGTTTCTATAACAAGAAGTACAGGTTTATTCAGTATCTCAGACATCTTCATTGCAACAAGCCCTGTATATGCTGAATTTAATTCACCTGTCGCATCTACAATAGCAACTTTATCATTAGAATAATCATTAGAAGCCATGAATGCCTTGCATGCTTTGTCTTTAGCGCGATCTTGCTTCGATTTATATGATTTTGCAATCCTAACGCAGTGTTGATAAATATTTTCTTCAACAGGAAAATTTTCTCCACGTTTTACATATTCAAAAGTTTTTTCTTCACATTCACAAAAAGCATTAACCAGCAACTCTCGCTCCTCAAATGAAGCACTACGTAGAAACGCATTAATCAAAGGAGTAACGTAGAATGCAATTGTAAATGGAGACACAATCCCTTTTGTAGAAAAATCCTGCGCCTTGAGAATCTCTTGAAACATTTTATTGTTAATGTGATCTATTCCATAGTTGACCATCGCACGAGTATTAAATGATCTCATTGACATTACATCTGAAATATCTGCTAATGCCACTAAGTCAGTAAAATGATCTTCACAAATATCATTCCAATAGCACTCATCTAATGCTTGCAGGAAATTATATGTAACATGAGCGCCACACGCTTCCTTATTTGGATACTCATCAGACGCTTGGTTGTTTACTACAATAGCAGGATTTAATTTATCTGTGGACACTTGATGGTGATCAAGAACAATTACTTCAATACCATCGTTTATTAACTTTTTACATTCATCCACATCATTACTCCCTGCATCTGGAATAATCAACAACTTTGTATTGTCTGGAATATCAAAGTCCCAAGATGCTAGACCATGTGACTTGTTCTTCTTATGCACAATAATTGATACTGGATAGTCTACGTCCATGATTTTAATATATTGATACATCATTGTTGCACTTGTGATTCCATCAACATCAGTGTCAGACAAAATTGCCATTTTATGCTTATTACAAAAATGATAATCAAAGCAATTTACTGCTTCATCTATAGAATTTAAATTATCCCAATTGTCGGAACAATTGTCACACAACGCTAGGTATTCATTATAATTTTCAATTCCTCTATTATTTAATACTGTTTTTAAAATATTTGTAGTATCATTATTGCCTGTTAGTTTATATTTCAAATGCATGCACCCTTTCTTTGTGATACCACTATATCACAATAATTTTGTATTGTCAAGTAACAAAAAGGCTCCCAGTTGCCTAGGAGCCATATTTTTTTGATATACTATTGTGTTTTTCTATGAAATACATTATCTTTGATAGATTTTAAACAGTTCTGACATAGACATGCCATTCGCACGAGCAAGATCAACCGCCAGAGCACATACATTTCTTGGCTGTGATGCCCCAATTACTTTACTCATATAGTCTAGAAGAGTATTATATTCATCGTTACAATGACCATCGCCCTCCCAACAAATAATATCACGGCCATTAATCTTAACAAAATTATAAGGAGTTCCCATGTTTGATCCTTTAGTAAAGCTCCACCAGCCCCAATCGTCAGGCCATTCTCCTTCATAATCTTCCATGCGCTTCATGTCTTTCTTATCAATTTCACATACTTTATATTGATCGCCAGAATATGTTGTAACAAAATCTACATTAAGTTCTTTAAATGCTTTTTCAATATTGCCACCAGCAAGGATCTCAATCTTCATTTTTACATTTCTCCTTTACCATTTTTAGAACAGCTAAAACATCACGCTTATGAATATTATTTTCCATCCAATCACAATAATCAGGATGTGCTTTATAGATGTCTATGAGCTTCTGCCCACTATATTTCCCGAAGGGTAACACATATTCTTCTGGGTTAATAGTTGTACTTTTTGGTTCAATATATCCTGTAAAATCCATTGTAAGGCATTTGCGACTTGCAAGGTAATCGGCAACATGTAGCATCCTAGAGAATCTATCGTTAGGTTTCGGAAGAACAACATTGCTTTTCCTATCCTCTGACCACTGCCCCATGTGCTTAGAGACTACATCAGCGATAAATTCAATTTCCTCATGATCTAAGTATTTCCCATCATATTTTCTAATTTCATCTGCCATCAGTAGTGGATGATTAAATCTTGTATATTTAGAAGCTTCATAATCTTGCTGAGAACCACTTTTGCGACCATCGTGCAACAATCCCGCTACACGCATTAAATCCATCTGTCTCGTAGTAAGCTTACTGTTGTACTGCTCAAGTTCAAAAAAGAAATTTAAGAATCTTACAACCGCAATTTGATGACGCATAAGCCCGCCTTCTCCAAGACTATAAGCGGGATGATATTTTCCAGTACTTGAAGCACCAATGTGCCATATGTAATTTGGCATATCTTCAAGTAGCACCATGGCAAATTCTTTAATATCTGAGTTCGTAATCGTATTTAAAATCGGCTGAACCAATTCTTTCTGATCGTTTGTCATTATTTTATTTCCTCCAAATTAATAATCTTCATCATTAATATAATCAACAATTGGCCCTTTTCGCCCACAATTGTCACATGTCGCATTATAGTCTGTTAGTACAATATGCTTAATCTCTTTCTTGCTCGGCTTGGCAATCTTAATAAAACATTTTTTACAGAGATCTTCACTAACTTCAACACAATTTCTCTTATACACTTTTAACTCTCCTTAATCACAATTTCTTCATCGGCGTATCCGCCATCAGTTGTATAATGTATCTTTTTAATACCAAGGTCTTTGAGATAATTCATGCATGCAGCGCATGGACGAGATGGAGAAAGCTCATGATTTAGATTTTCTCTATATGTCCATACTTCACATTTGCTAACATCAATATCCATATATTTCAACTGCCCAAGTGCGGCAACTTCTGCATGTGTCAAATGAAGAGGCTCTGTATTGGTAGCAGAACAATCAAAATTTCTATATTTATTATATTTCTTTTGAATCGGTGAACTTTTTCTGCTATTGAAGCCTACACCTACAACTTTATTGCCACATGTGACAATTGCACCAATATGTACTCTTGGAAAACTGCTCATTTCAGAAGCGGCTTTTGCATGTTTAAAAAATTTTCTCTGTTTATTCGTCATTATCCTCACGCAAACTATATATATTATTTTTAATTAGATATTTAAATTTTTCGGGATTGTCGCTAGGAGATTCTTTATTGTCAAGAATATGATCTTTATCAATAATTGCATATACTGGGATCCCATTTAAGAACATATTTGAAATGTTTTTTAATTGTTCTTCATCAACATCTTCATCATAACAAAAAACAATCTTGGCATTTAATCTTGTTAACATCTCAACTTGACTTTTTGAAATCTTTGTTCCACCAGTACTTACACCATAATACCCCATATCGTACAATTGCTGCACAAATTTTTCACTTTCACCAACCCATACTGTCCCTGTATGTTGAATTAATTTTATATTTTGAAATAGGCCATACAAGATCCTCGACTTTGCACATGGTTCGAGGAAAAAATATTTAGACATTCCACTGTCCGGGTCATATTCCATTCTTCTTGCTTTAATCCCAACCAATGTTCCAATTTCATCTCTAATTGGAATCGCAATTGAATTTGTCATTGGATCAAAAGAAACTTCAAATAGCTTTTGAGTGTTTAGACTAATCCCATCATCCTCCCATAGTTTATTGCCGTATGGGAGATAATAAGATAGAATTTTTTCTGGAATAGGTTTTAGCGGAGTGTCATCAAAGTCATCTTCTTCTGTCGCCATTTGCTGTAACATTTTAAGTATTTGAAGAGATTCTGGGACTTCTTCTGGCTCTTGATAATAATCTAATCCAAATAAATTACAACAGAACTTAAGAGCTTCAGGAAAAGAATAGTCTTCGTTATAACAAATCAAATCAAAGACATCTGTTGTTCTTTTACTACTCGTCATTGTACGAGTATAATTTACAACAGTTAAATTTTCATTTAAATAAATAACAATTGCTGATTTGTTATCTCCAGTTTTATTCCCGCATGTAATATATCCACCATGATTGTGAATACTATGGCATCCAATCTCCTGAAGAATCTCTGGCAATTTTTCATTGTCTAATATATATTCTTTTAAAGATTGTACATCCACAAGTATTCACTCTCCTTTCTATGTGGACATTATATGTCAATAATTTTGTATTGTCAAGAGGTTAATTTAATATTTTATCAATGCGCTGACACATCGGCAGCATGCAATAAACAAATATCGTTAAATAAAGGTTCACCAAGAAGCTTCCTATCTTTCTGCATAGCTTTGTCAGATTGCTCCCATGCGAGATAAGGTCGCATATGCCACTGAATAAGCTGTGCAACATAAAGATGTTCGCAAGGCATTTCGTAGAATAAGCTATTGTATGCCCCACAACGCTCATGGGAATAATAATGCGCGTCTTCTGAAGGATTCCCCCTTGCATCATAAAAGCTTTTCGTAAAGATTTTCCCCTCGTCATGTAGCATTGCTGCATGTCTAAGTTCAGTGGACGTTGAATGAAAAGATGGTGTGTTACTATCAATATATTTTACAGCATTCCAACAATGGTCTCCAAGAGATAAGGCATGATGAGAATTGTCTTGGTTAAAATCTTTCACTGATTCGATCCAATCTCTATCCCAGCCTTTATAGTCCATCGAATCTTCAGAATAAACAACATCAATATCATTCCAACCTTCGTACCAAAAAGGTACGTTAAAGTTCATATACATACGTTTAATTACATGCTCTGGTACTTCCCGTTCTCGCTGTGCATTGCGCTCAAGACAAACTTCATAAGGCGTTGCCATAAGAACTGCAATCTTCTCACAAGGGATTTTATTAAGAGACTTAAGAAACTCCATGCGACGCTTATAGCTGATATTACAAGCATCATAAATGGCGCTCTTTCCATAAATAAGGCATCCTCTAATACGCTTGTGGAGCTCTTTAAACAAAACATCATTGTTTGTCTGATGGTTTACATCTCCGAACATTTCCTCTCGAAGTGCGTCACTAGAAAAAATTTCTGCATCATATTTTGCTGCAAGTTTCTTGGCTTGTTCACTCTTGCCGCTGCCAGCCAAACCAATCATCATAAAGAATTTAGTCATTTCATCACCGATCTCTTTCTTTCCTCTTAAAAATCCACAAATAGTCTACTAGCGCGAAATCTCTTCCATAGTAATAGATGAAAATTGAATCTTCTTTTTCTGCAATATAAAGTCTACCATTATAACTAACGCCACATCTTTTGATGTTCTTAAGATGTTCCTTACTAATTTTATCAACATCTTTCTGTGACATTCCCCAAACGCCATTAGAATAAACTTCTATCCAGTTATTAAACTCAATCCCGTGCGACACAGAATCATAAAAGTGTTCCGTGTGCTCGACAACATAGTAATGATTGAAAAGTTTATTAATAAATCTGTTGCTAGGCTTTAATTTCCGATATGTAAGCTCATCTTGGTACGTCCCATAAAGCTCTTTTTGAATTAAATCTTGACGAAGGTTAATCATTTAATCACTAATCTCTTTCTTAATTGCAATCTTCATAATCTCGTATAGTTTCAGTGGTGCGCCATAAAAATCCATGAGATATATGTTCAGTATCTTTTTGTTTAACAATATGGTTTGCTATTGCTCTAGGATTTTTACTATCTTTACATAAAGCTCTACCAGCGGCAGAAATAGATTCATATTCTGCAACAACTTGTAATGTAATTGGGTCTACTGCATATATTTTCTTGCTTAATTTTTCTGGCCCAGCCGTTGTATTAATAATGAGACCTTTTGCTTCAAGCTTAGGTCTAATACATGCGTAATCATAATGATATTCTTTACATAAACGATCTAACCTTTCTCCTCGTTGATAGCGTTCAATAATAATATCAATATTTTCTTCATATGTTTTTATTCCACCTTCTCCGCCAGCCGTACAATTATATCCTTCTCTGTAGGCATTAAAATAATCAATCCAATAAATTTCTCGTTCATCTAAAATAGCATTATCACATTCTTCTATTTCTTCAATTGAAAAATTATCTATGCCATATTTTGAGAACGCTCGATATAATGGTAAATCTGGCTTACATTTACTTGGACGGATATGTTCTGACCATCTGACTTGAATAGTTCTTTCTGTTTTTCCAATATAACATTTGTTATTGATATTATTAGTAATTTTATAAATATAGCCCATATTTTTTGTAAATAATTGAATTTTATTGTATCTTTTACATTATTTATTAGCCCTCCTTATTATAAATTTACATTGTTTTGTATCTTATAATCACTAATTTCTCTCTTAATAGCGATGAGCATAATTTCCCGTTGAATATCGTCTAAAAGATTATCAACCTTCGGATTAGATTGCTCTATATGCTCCGCGCGGAACTTGTCAGCCATTATACATATTCTGTTTAGAGACTCTTTTGCTAAAACTCTTGCTTCTTCGAGAGAAAGATAACCACAAGTCTTAACATTTTTAAGATATTCTGCTTGCTTTGAAATTAAACAGTCTGCATAAGATTCACCATTAATATATCTTTGTAAATATTCTTCTACCCTAAATAAGTGATGAACTTGCTTTCCATCAAATCCATATTTATCAATAATATCAATTTTAGAAGGATATTTATGTTCCATTGCATGATATTTTTCCATAGCAATGCCCTTCATTGTCCTTACTGCTGCAACTTCATTATATCTCGCAATAAGTTCGTTGTTATCAACGACTCTATCCCACTGTTTCATATATAGAGGATTAACAATTTTGTATTTAGTAAAAAGGATTTCTGTAAAATTCAAATTGCATTTTCTGAACGTTTGAAGCATAAGTCTGATATCTTTCCAATCAGTATGCTCATCGTTATTTCTAATATGAGTGGTGCTTACAGGCTTGTGAGTGAAAATTATATCATCAAGAGTTGGAGTTACAATCAACTTTGTATCAACATCTGACTCTTCATAGTCAAGCCCATAATTACCACTACCTTGATAGAAGATTCCCACAATTCTATCCTCTGGAAAGTATTCGAGAGCTTCGTTATAATGCTCTCGAACACCGTCCATTATGTATTTATCTGAATGATAGTTCATCGTTATTCATCGCAATCATTTACTGCATCTTGCTCTTCTTCCATGTCTGGAGCTTCAGCAGTTTCCTTAATCAGTCCCTCTAGCATTTTAAATGAATAATTCTTATGCTTGTAGGCACAGAACTTGGGGCGATTAATAATACGAACTACTACGCCTTCACGCACATGGGTCTTACCAACAGGATCGGGTCCATCATAATATTGTTCTGCCATTTCTTTAACGTATTCACCAACCGGATGATTTTCATCGAAATATGAAGCATATGGCAAAACTACATGGACAAATTCAGGAACGCACTTTACCCCCATTTGCTCACAGCGATAACGCATGAAATCAGGTGAATATTCTACAACATCACCATCTTCGTTAGTCATGGTCATGCGATACACATATAGATCGGATTGAGGCTTGTCAGGGTCTTGTCCTCTATCTTCTCTCCACGCTTGTTCTGCGCAATCACATCCGTAGGAAAACGTCGTAGTTTCACCATACTGCTTTACAAAATCTTTATCAAGCTTCTTATTGTTGCCCTTGCCCATGATTGAAGTTCCATTATCAGTGAACCCGACTACTTCATAGTAGATTTCCTCACCCTTATGCAGCTTACCAATAAACTTATCATGATGCTGCTTGCGGAACGCATTACTACCGTAAAAGCCACCATCCCAATCATCTAGGACAGTTCTACGAGTACCTGACACATAGCCCCAATCATAAACAGGAGTACCTTCACGACCAAACAACTTATCCCAAAGAGTGCGCTTATAGCCATTTAGGATGGGCAAGTATGCAGTCCGCTGCGAGGTGCCATGCATTTTCAAAGTAATCTCAATCTCATCACCGGGCTTAAAGGCACCAAGATTATATGCAAGCTGCTCAGTATCAGCATGCTCAGTAAAGAGTGGGGCCACGGGTACATGCTTCTTACGAGTCTTATTCCCCTTACCATTTGCGGAATTATTGCTGCTACGACCACGAGGAATATACTTCTTACAAATCTCATGCCCATTAACCACAGTGATGATGTCTCCGACATTAATGTCATCAAGATTTACTCCAGTATAAGCAAGGCAACTAAGAGGCATGAAAACACCATCAGATTTTTCACCACGAAGCTTAATCGCCTTAATATTACGTTTGTCTGGCTCAAGATATCCAGTATCAGGTGTGCCATCAGGCTTCTTTCTACACATATGATTCTCTACGCAAAACTCTTCACTAAGCTGAAGATCTGAAGGAAAATAAATGCCGACATCTCCAAGAGTAGTTTCAAGGTTTACACATGTATCATTACCAAAAAATGTTGCAATCTGGAGTTTATCCGCATTGGTATGAGGCCGAAGCTTTTCTACTTTTACGACATAGCCACAATGTTCACTCATTTTATTAAATCCTTTCTATAATTTTGTACTATCAATTAAGTGATCTCAATCTTTCAATGACCTTTGGAAGGATTACACAAGCATAATCAATTTCTTCTTCTGTATTGTATCTTCCAAGAGATACACGAATGCTACTTAGTGCCTCTTCGTCAGACAAACCAATTGCTTTTAGCACATGAGATGGGACGGCATTGCCTTCATTGCAAGCTGAACCAGCACTAATGGCAATACCAAATTCGTCAGCCATCGCAACAACATCTGAACCGTACACACCATCAATTCTAAAGTTCAAAATGCTATCTAAATGCTGCTTTTTATCTGTTGCCCCATTAATTGTGGCACCTTTTACATTCAATAAATTATCTTTAATCTTATTGGATAAACGTGCAATTTTTGCATTATTTTCATCCATATGGATTGTCGTATCTTCTAGCGCAGCAGCCATAGACAAGACACCAAGGACATTGGTTGTGCCACCTCTGATTCCTCTTTCTTGACTTCCACCATTGATTAAAGGATGAATATTAATGCCATCTTTGATATAAAGGAAACCGCATCCTTTAACCCCACCAAACTTATGAGCAGAGCATGACAGCATATCTACGCCAAGCTCTTCTACATTAATTTTCATATGAGGGAATGCCTGAACTGCATCTGTATGAAACAACATATGATTGTCATGAGCGATCTTTGCTAGCTCTTTAATTGGCTCAATAACTCCAAGTTCATTATTTACCATCATACATGAGGCAACACCCGGACTAATACCGAAATAATTATTCTGTAATTCATTCACTCTTTTTTCAAATTTCTCTGTATCAACCATTCCTCTATAATCAACCTTGAATTTATAGTCTGGATTAATAGAATGATGCTCAATGTTAGATGCTAGTGTAAAATCATGATTTAAAACCCATGAATTTGCTTCAGATCCACCAGAAGTAAAGTAAATCTCGTCAGGTTGTGCTCCAATTAGTGCCGCAATCTTTTCACGTGCTTCCTCGACCTTAATCTTTACTCCACGAGCATCCTCATATGAACTGTTTGGATTGTAATATTCGTCAAGATTGTCAAGGATAATATTCTTTGCGGCTTCACAAATTGGAGATGTAGCAGCGTTATCTAGGTAAATCATAATTAATGCACCTCGTCTTCTTCTACATCATATTCTTTTGCAATGCCGTCAAGAAACACCATCAAATAATCAGGATAATCCTCTACATTTTCATATCCAAGTGAGCCAATAATATTATAATTAAGATATCTCATCTTAGTGATAATCTCATATGCTGCATCTTGCTTACCATCGTTATAGCCCTTTTCATAGGACTGCTTGTCTAGATTATTGTAATCCATTTTTAATCCATTACCTCCTTAAAATTTGATGTGTCAATAATTTTGTATTCTTTAATCCAACTACATTTACTAAAAATGCTTTGTAGTATCTCTAAGCTGTCTGATTCAGCCCATTTGTGTTTTCCTCTATCCTTGTATATAATTATGTATTTTTTCATTTTCATAGTGTTACAACTCCTTACTTGTTTTATCATAAGCAATTGTAACACTATAATTTCGTATTGTCAACACTCAATTCTCATATTCCATTTAAGTGTTGCGAGTTCAACATTCTGATAATAAGGTGTTTCAACTCCGCAGTTAGGACATCTCACATATACTGCTCCATATCCAGTAATTCGCATATTGGGCGCATTCCCACAAAAAGGACAGGGTTTTAGCTCATCCATCTCAATTGTCCACCACATCAGTAACAAACTTCTTATATTCCCAATCAACGCACTGCTTGTTTGACAGCCAACCCGTCTTATTCTTGAGACAATTTTCTCTTCTGCTACAAGTCTCGCAAACATGTCCGAGCTGAAGATCATTAGCAAGGTCAACAACGTCTTCTCGCATGGCATCTGCCGCGTTTGTCGCCTCCAGTAGCTGACGTGTAAGTAGATCACAAGTAGCCTTTGCCATTTTCTCCTGTGCACGAAGCTGCTCATTCATATCATCAATATAGTTTGCCGCAGAAGCTAGTAGCCGACACATATTGCACCAAAAAGAATTCTTGCATTTTCTACACTCATTTTCAGAGCACCATCTCTTGCGGCGAATAGTTTCAATCTGATTGCGCAGCGCTGTTGACATGTCATTGTTGTTCATTGTTTTTCTTCTCCTTTGTTGTTATTTGTATTTTTGTTATCTTCTGCTTGCTCTGGATTAACATCATACCCTAGTGTGCTAAACCAGTAATTAACTAGATTTTTGCTAATTTGTTCTCCGCCACGTGCATTCAGCTTATTAGCTAATACACTCATTTTTATGTATCTCATTTAACCTTCCCCTTAATACAAACTCATATTACTAGAATAACAGAAATATGTCCATCCAAGATGGCTATCATATAGCGCCTTATAAACTCCACTACCCTGTTTAAAATTCGCTTGAAAAACAACCGAAGGCTCCATAATTCGTTCTCCATTCAATAGCCTTTTTGCAACATCAATGCATCGCTCACTCGGAATTAGACTTGCAATATATCCACTTCGTGCTCCATGATATTGTCCGGGCTGATAAACAACATCAGGAATCGTATTAGGAAACTCAGGAGATGCAACACGATTTAACACAACCTCGCCAACACACATCTTCCACTCATCTGACAGAAAATCACTTCCTGCCTCTGCATATATTACTTTTGCCAAAAGCATTAAGTCACTTTCAGAATATTGTGGCTGTGGTGCGGAAAATATATCTGGTTGATCTTCCGCGACCACTTCTGCAACTTCTTCATATGCAATAATTTCATCTTCTGGATCCATGACAAGCATTTCTTCTAGTTCCGGTGTCGCTGTACATTCTATGGGGATTTCTTTCAAAGGTTGTTTGCTGTTCATGTTCTTACCATCATTAATCGAAATTAAAAATAAAATTAAAATAATAAGACCAACAATGATAAGTAGTTTTTTACTCTTATTCATTTTTTACCTCGCAATAATTTTGTATTGTTCAATCTATCGTTATCATATCATATATTTTCGTTTTGTCAATTGTGCAAATTGCACAAAAAAAATGGGAGCCTAGAAAGCTCTAGGCCCCCTGTGGTCGCTGCCAATAATGGTCAACGCCAATGGAGCGGTAGACGAGGCACGATCTCGCAACAATCAGATTGGAAATCTGATGCTCTACCATTGAGCTACTACCGCATATTCTTACTTCTGTGTCAGCTTGTTAAGCTCCCTCTGTGCTTTGTTGATCAGGTTTGCATTTACAACTTCACCCTTGGCCTTTAGCTTCGCAATACGATTCTCATAATGTAGTGCAGTTCTTGTGTTCATAATATATTCCTCCTAAAAATTAATATTTACATGGCAGCGGATAGAGGCTATGCTCCCCTACCTACAGATCCAAAGTCTGTCGTGCTACTATTACACTAATCCGCTATTTGGTTGCTGAGCTTCAGAATCGAACTGAATTGAGCTTGGTTATGAGCCAAGTTGAGATGCCAACCTCCCGCCAGCCATAAATGTCTCTGTCTTTATTCATCTAACCTGCATAAACAGGTAACAGAGCAGAAGATTATACCGGAGTCAAGTGGACTAAATTACAGAGAATAAATGGTGGGTCTGGGCGGTTACGCTCCGTCCGTAGTACGCTTAAAAGGCGTATATTCTACTATTGAATTACAGACCCATACTAGTTATGTCAAATAAGGGTTTTTATCTTCTTATATTCATCTTTTACATGAATCTTTTTATGGCACCAAGGACATTCAATAGATACTGCAATTTCTTGTCTATCGCAATCGTCCATTTTAATAAAATACTCTTCAAAATCTTTATAATATCTACCAGTAGGCTCTCTATGAGTATCTTCATTCTGATAGGTAAATACGCAATCACAATTAGGGCATCGCTGGGTAAAGATAGGATTATCCAAATCTTTTCCTTTACTAATTATTCTAATTGCCATAACTATTTCTCCTAATATATATTTTAATGAGAGCGGCCAGACTCGAACTGGCGACTAAGGGTATTCAATAGCATATCCCTTCACGCTATAAAACTCTACCAACTGAGTTACGCTCTCATAAAGCGAGGTTTCCAATCCTTCTTTATCATAACCAAATAATTCAAACAAGAGCCTAGGTGCACATATCTCTTTCATTATTTGCTATCCGCTGTGCTACGTGATGGAAGTGACGTTACCTCGCTGGAGCAAGTAGTGTGATTCGAACACACATTTCCCCAAAGCGAACGTTTCCAAAGTAGCGATCTTTTTGTATCTCAGCTTTGTTAAATGAGAGAAGACCAATTCTTCCTTACTTGCATATAATGTGGAGCAGGAGGTCGGATTCGAACCGACGTGAGCAAAGCTGGCGGCTTACAAAACCGCTCCAATCGACCACTATGGGACTCCTGCAGATCTCTGTGTCTTTCCACAGCGCCAGCTATGCTTTGTTTGGTGGCGGCGCGCGACGTGCATAGCATCCACATTTTTCTAACGCAACTTGAATCGAACAAGTATCTCCCTCTGATAGTGAGGGCGCTTTCCCATTAAGCTATACGATAATATAATTTTAAACACTGGCAGGGCGGCGTATCCTGCATCTCAGATTCCCTATAAGAGGAGCGTCGGGAGCCTTTCCGACCTCAGTGTTTCATTTATGTTTCAACAACCGCTAATGATTAGTAGCGATAAGCATTTACGCTTTGCTTAAAGCAATTTTTTAAGGAACTATATGGAAAATGTATCAAGTCGCTCATTTATATGCCGCCACACGACAGGTCGGCAATCTTTGTTGTTGACTTTGATCGGAGAATTATGAAATCTCATAAACTTGGAACCAAGTTTGATGACTAGTTGGATGCTTTGATGGATCTAATTTTCGCTTTTTAATAAATTCCTTTACTTGTTCTTCTGGAAACTTTCTTAACATTGTATTTATAACATTTGTTCCAACATGAAGAATATCTGCCCATTCTCTTCCAGTATGGGATACACCATCTACCGTAGTCATTTTTGTGGTGGATTTATACTTTGCATTATTCGATCCAGTGACCCATCTACAATTTTCAGGGCAATAATTATCATCTTCTTTAATTCTATCAATCGTTAAATCGTCTGCATAACCATTCTCTAAAGCCCAATATTCAAAGGACTTTGGATTGTTAATCCATTCATCATATACTTGAATTCCTTTAGCCCCATACCAACGATAACTTTTATCATGCTCGTTGTAGCATCTTTGGATCATGCCTTGGAATATCCCGCCTATTCTTTTGTTCTCCCAAGTATAAGAGCTAAACATTTTTATTGTCCCATTTTTATTAATATGAGTACATTTTTTTGCATCACCAATATGTCTTAATTGCATATTAGTTTCATATCCGCATTCGCAACATTTAACATGGTACAATTTATGCCCATCATTTGATTTAAAATTACATTCATATAAAATATCGTAAATGCCAATTCTAGTTCCTATTACGTCATTACTCAAATGTCATCACTTCTTCAGTGTAAAATTTAATGTGGTGCTCCGAGAGGGCCACGATCCCCCAACAAGCGATTATAAGTCGCACGTTTTGACCAATTAAACTACCGGAGCATAATATTGCAACTTTAGCAGTTTATATAGGTCGTACAGTTGCCACAAAGACCTGTGGTAATGATAGCAAGCGGAGCCGTGCATGACTCCATTTTATACCCATTCACCAGCTACTTTCAGCGAGTTCAAATTTAATCTTTCTCGATACAGGGAGCAAATCCTGCAACTGCTTTTATCCTTACTGGTTATCTGATATAAAATTTGCACTACTTACTACCATTTGGTACCCGAAGTGAGCTACGATCTCACACGCCTTGCGGCACAGCTTTTTGAGAGCTGCATGTCTACCAATTCCATCATTCGGGCATATTAAAGAATGCAAACGATAGGATTTGAACCCATGTCTTCCTCGTTCGTAGCGAGGCACTCTATCCAACTGAGTTACGCTTGCATATTTGACTCTTAGGTCAGTCAGCCACACATTACTTAACGCATTCCATTTGTTCGCGTGGTGCAGGTGAAGGGCCACGATCCCTCAATCCCATCTGGGCGACAGATTTTAAGTCTGTTCTGTATTCCAATTCCAGCACACCTGCATATCAATGGGCAGTTTTCAGAGATGCCCAGCTCTGCTAGTACTCAAAAGTCTGTCTATTTCACATTAGCCTATTTTCGTACAAGTATTGCTACCATTCAGCCTTGTGGATAACCTATGGCCATTGAACTTGAAACCAAACCATTGCTCAAGGATTTTGTAAAACTTTGTGGGCACACAATTTTAATTAACAATTATCTAAAAGCCCTCTTTACAACTTTAAGACTTAAACTTTGACGAAAAAATAATCTTTGAGCATTGATCTCTGAACATTGATATTTAAACTTTAATCTTTACAGTTGAAAAATATATGTACATCTTAATTTTAAGTCAATCCATATATTAGATCTTTTTTACTGTATTATTAGAATTAGTAAAAATATTGTTGAAGACCAATTTTTTTATTATTTCACATCAATGTATCGGTCAAAACCATCGAAGCAAGTCCGTTCTAGGTTTTCGAATGGCAGCAAGTTAGCTGCTTAATACTCGATATCAAGCACAGTCAGTGCGTTACTAACCGAAAGTGCCGCATCAACTTCAGTAATGAAACTAGAAATCTCGTTGTCAAGCTGCTCAATGGCATCCTTGACGCCAATAGGATCAATGATGTCATAAGTGTTATCCTTGATGTACTGAACACGAAGATTCTTCATCGCTTCCGAATCAACAGCCATCTTAGAATCCTTCGGCTGTGCCTGAATGACACTAAGAACATAATTCTCTGCTCTCTTCTCAAGAGGATCACCACTGTTCTTATCAAGCTCATTCTTTGCTACAGCATACTGAGATTCAAGACGCTTCTTGAATGTGTTCTTGAACTCCATTCCATGGTTCTTCATCTCAATTGCGGTAGCAACTGTGTATTCAGTGTCACCAACCTTAACCTTCGTTACTGCATTAGATGCAACAACTGCCTTCTTGATTGCATTACGTCTTGCAATCAGATCAGACACCTTCTGGAAATCTGACTTCATGCTGTTCTTGAACTCATTAATAGTCACTCCATGAATCTTCTCATTGGAATGCTTATTCGCAATCACAAACGTACCAGAACAAATCGCATTATTGATACGTGAATCAATAACCTTAAGCTCTGCAAGCGCCTTGTGGACTGTCATCTGCTCCTTCGTTGCCATAATTCATAATCTCCTTTTAGTGATTTTTAATTATTAACTATAATTTTGTACTGTCTAGCGTGCTTACATATTACCACATTACTTGTCATATGTCAAGTGCATCTTGTGGTTTTTTCTTTTTATGTATTCAAGCGGCTCAATCAATCAAGTTGGCTCTCTCTTGACTACATTCTGAATTATACCACAATAATTTCGTATTGTCAAGGGGTATTTTCAAGAATTTCTACTGGAGTTTCAAATACACGACTGTTTAGTGCAATCAGATCTGCTCTAAACATATCAATTCGCTTATCAAAAGCACTATAATACTTCTTCATAAGCTTTTCCTTCGCAAGCATCTTGCCCTTCTCCTCGTCGTACACATCACCTTTCGCAAGCTTGACCTTAACCTTAAACTGCTTAGGCATCATGTACTTCTCACGAATCATATAACAGTCAAACTCATTGAGAAACTTGTCAATCTTATTAATTGCATCAAGCTCAGTTCCTCTTAGAACAGCGAACGTTTCCTTCGTGTTTGGGTTGCTATAATACTGAATAGCCATTTTTTCTTTTGTCCTTTCTTCTTTAAATAATTTTGTATTGTCTTTTGACTTATGCTTGAATTATACCATATGTTTTTCTATTTGTCAATAGCTTTTTTCGTTTTCTTGAATCACATATTGACTTCTTTCAACTATGCTTTGATTATATCACAGTAATTTCTGTTTGTCAAGCATCAAATTCATCCATCTTAGCTCCACAATTTGGACAATAATTATCATTCGAGATAAAAACAGTTTCCTCTTCATGACAATGTGAACATTCCATTGTACTTTCTGTCGGAAATAAATTGTCCGAGTGATGAATCCAATGTGCATGCACTCCATCTACAGTTGGCGCTTGCATCAACACTCGCCTAACACTGCCTTTGTATGGCAGATCATTCGATAAACTACTTAAAGTCTCGTCAGCATCAATCAGCCGCATCTATAATCTCCTTCAAACTTGCAAATAGTAATGATCCATCTGAATGATCCTTTTGTTCAAACTTACAAGGCTCCATATTATTGAGCAAGTTACATCCTGAACCATCCCAAAAAACATCATGATATGTACATTTAGCACATTTTTCTTTATTAATATGTTCAGTCATCATTTCTTTCGCAAACAATTCTCCTTTATGCAAGCATACTCTCG